TGCTTCAGATAAATTTGCTTCAGATAAATTTGCATAAGATAAACCTGCTCCAGATAAATTTGCATAAGATAAATTTGCTCCAGATAAATTTGCATAAGATAGATCTGCACAAGATAAATTTGCATAAGATAGATCTGTTTTAGATAAACCTGCACAAAATAAATTTGTTTCAGATAAATCTACATCTTTAAAATCTCTTTCACCAGATTGATACTTTTCTATCAATTCATTTCTTGTCATTTTTATCATTTTTTTCTCCTGTTATAAAATAACCAAGAAAATATCCACTCTTTATACTCACCGCCAAAAAATCGGATGCATAAGACAGTCAACATTATAATCCCTTTCAAGATTCCTTCCACATTCACATATACATGAGATCTTATAAGGAACATATTGTCTTTTGCTTCCCCTTACACGTTCACCTATTCTCTCTATCTTAAAATTCACTATTCATACCTTTTTACTATTGATGCAATAACATCAGCAACAAAACTAACATCCTTGCACCCTTCTTTATCGATCTTTGATCGAATTGAAAGTAGTATTTGAATGTTATCATAAAACCTTTTGCGCTCTTGAAAGAAATGGTGTCTCTTAATTACCCTCTCATTAACATGAAGAATAGAATTACCATTGGACCCACCATCATAAGATGATATTCCACAACCATCTTTTTTACGAAACATCATTCTTACATGATCTCCAAGGTTAACAAATATTAGATCATTTTCAATTTTAGCAATTTTAGTAATCGCATACACTTCAGGCTTACCATTAATATACCCTTAAATTCCAACACTATCACCCGGCTTTATGGTTTCCAACCACATCTCATTAACAAAATCGTTGCTCATTTTACCTTCCTACAATCTTGAGCAGGTCTCTGGATTTAAAACCGATCAGTTAACTCGGCTACGAGCTTGTATTTTTCGGTTATCTCACTTAAAGGATCACCATCACGGAAACATTGCTTGTCAATTTGATTCTTTGGGTTACCACCTGGCCAAATTCGCCAACTATCATTGTCAATAACATCCGCTATGACTAGCTGGCCATCCGAGATTCTTCTACCTAATTCGATCTTCATGTCGGCCAGTACTACCGGGCCGTGCTCTGTATCAATACTAAGCCATGAATCTTCAAGGGCCTCAAAGCACGGCACCATGAATTGACTTCTTATCAATTCGGCGCAATCAACATCAAATAATGGTTGGATAGTTAAGATAGGTTCACCAGTTGGAGGTGCATCTTTAGGATAGATACCCCATAGATTGTTTTCATCCGGCAAAATTAACGGGTCCGTGTAAACCCCGGCAGACCATTTCTTACGAAGGAATGGAGATTTCAGAAACCATTTTCTAGCTTCGCTCTCAGGTAACATAAATGGAATCCTGGACATTTCAGTACTAACTGCGGTGTGTTTATGGAAAAACTCGCATAATAGCGAACCCTTGAGCTTAAATGGTTTTTTACTAGCAAGGTGTGGTACACGTTTTAAGAAGGTCCCCCATGCATAGCGACGCATGATGAACTCAATCGGCATCATCTCACATTTGTGACAAAGTAAAGTAGTTGAATCTTCCTGTGATATATAGGCAGTCGGAATACCATTCCGCTCGAGTAGATTAAAAACATTTTTGGCTTGCCTAGTTTTACTCTCAGCTACCCCCAAGCTTTCACTGCGCACTCCATCGCCGGCTGTTAGGATATTCTTTGATCTCATAAGTACTAATAATGGATTCTGATTCCCTAAAACCACCTTTGTCTTTCCCTCTGCCAGTACCATTCTTTCTGTTTTTTCTGTCAATACCACTCCTTTCAAGGTCATCTCCTTTCCTCTCCTTTTATTTTGACGCCCCCTTCGCATTAGGGAAGGGTAAAATGAACTTTTTATTGCATCTCTTTGTCACCTATGACAGGTTTTGTAAAGGCAGATCGAAAAAAACTTAAAAAAAATTTTCAACTCAAAACATCCTTTAATTACATACATTTGCAATTTTTCCGTTTTTACCTCTCGCTTATACGATTTTGGTCATTTTTGATTCTGAAATTTGACAAAAAAATTTGCCATGCTATACTTCCCGATTCAAAATATTGAGCCAAGGCACCCAATCAGCCCCCCACTCCTCTTTTATAGGCTCCTCTTTTGAATCGACAATAACAGACCAAAACCTAAACTTACGTGATTTTCTTGCTATTTTAGCCATGCCATCAACACGATCGTTAAGATAACCTTTGATATCAACATGACCACGATGACCCTTTACCCATCTGACCACTAACTTCAGTCCGGCACTGTCAACCGTCTCTAATGCCCTCCGCACAAGTTCCTTTGCCTCTATTTTCTCTGGGATAGCCCCATCCCTTACTACACCTCCTTTCCATCCGAACCACTGGCACACACTCTGACTGTCAGTCTTAATAATTAATATATTCGCCTCTTTAGACGCAAGATGATTAACACATATTTTAACTGACGCGGCAACGCCGCACAGTTCATTTAAATTAGGATCATCCGCCCATGGCGGGCACGGTCCGCTGGCTAATATTCTCTTATAGTCATCCCTGCCCCACATACCCCATCCGCCCTGTTTATCTGTCGGGTGCCAACTGGCATCAGTATAAGCCGAAATATAAATGGCCTTACTAATATGTTTAGATTCATTTATCCTTAGTAACTCTCTTATCTTTTGCTTCAGCTTTGACACATTCAGCCTGTATCTTTTTAATATGATCTTTGATCACAGTCTGTATTTCCTCAGAAATCTTATTATTAGGAGGACTTACCTCCACCATTGAATCATACTTCATGGTTTCTTTTACTCTCTCGATCCCGCCCCACCAGCATTGGTTGCCCCAAACAATCTTATCGCTGTCAAGGTAAATACATGGATTCTCAGATATATCAGTCCATGTTTCCTTAACAGGTCCTAGCGGAGTCATCGTGCCTACCGGCTGTTTAAAATCACCGAGATAATATCCTTCACCGTACGAATTAGCCACACCCTTATGGATACTTTTTATTGTAGTTACTCTAGATCCTTTTTTAGTCCTGTTCATCTTTCCACCGTTTTGAAACTTTATACGCAAGGCCAGACATGATAACAACCTCATACCAAAATCCTGGGTAGCGCCCTCCAAACGATTCCTTTACTTTGTTACAATTAAAATTCCACTCCTTCTCACACTTACTGGTCTCTAAAAGAGCGATTACTTCTTTTCCTGACATTGCTCTCCTTCCAATCCTGACAAAGATCCTTGGGTCCTTCAGTTAATCTGCTTTTTTCGCATATCTTGGGCATACATGGTAAGTAATTAAGGCAGTTCTCGCACCTGTATTCTATATTTCTGACAAAACTTGATATGCAGAAATCATCAGAAGCAACCTCCGGCCGCTTCGTCCTGCCTACTCCCTGCACTTCAATAACTACAGGGGGGTTAAAGTAACACCTACCACGCTTACTTGTCCCACGGTACGATATACAGAACTTACACTGCCTATATCTCAAGCTATATTCGCCTTTTTTCATATCTCCACCAACCAAAATTGGGGGCATTCAACCCCATTTTATAGAACATTGAGTCCTTAACTGTGGTCTATAAACCACTACTTTTTAAGAAACTCTTCTTTAATCATAAAACAACCATCTAATAGAGCTGTCTTTATCAGCGGCTCGGCCAGATCGCCAACTTTATTCTCTAGCTCAACTATATTTTCGGCAACCTTGTCAATTATACCGAGAATTAAGGCCTCTAGCAGCTCACTATTACAATGAGAACCATCTGTACTAACTACCTTTTCCACCACATCACCCTAGTTACCGCTGAAACAAATGTTCATTCTCAGGGCAAAATGCATATTGCCGCCTGGATCGTGATTGTCCAATCTTAACTTGCCGATTTCACTAACAACGTTCTTAAGTTCCTTAATATGGCTATATAAAACTCTCAATGAGCTAATGGTAGTTTCGATACTAGCTATTGTCTCTTTTCTAAACTTTTATTGTGACCTGCTCTCAAAAAAATGCCAGCTTTGGCTATGAAATTATCAGACAAATCCTTTAGAAATCCTGCCTTTTTCACTGAACGACTCCTCTGTACTGCCTGTTTAAAAGCAATGTGATCCCTAGTGACCCTGGGCGTGACAAACTTCTTTTCGACACAGAAATCAATAGCATCGCTCATGTTATCAAAAACACTGATCACCCTACCTAATCCTAGAATCCTGAATATTTCCTTTGGGTGATCCCTCATGCCCGCAACATATAAAGTATATCCCTCATTGCACAATCTCTTATAAGTGCTCGCTATTACACTAAAACCAGTCGAATCAACTTGAACGGCGTCCGTCAGGTCAAAGATCATATTTTTGGATTCTGAATCAATTTGGTCAATAAAATCAGTGTCTTTTATATTATAGTAATTAAATTTGCCACTTATCTTAATAACACATGTTTTATTTGCAATTAGCTCCTTACTAACTGCCAGCGCTAACACTTTCATCGATCACCTTCCTTAAATCATTAATTAACTCAACGTAATCCTTCTTCAATCTACATTCTCTTCTTATTAGGCTAACTGCTTTATCAAATCCTAGGCTTTTCATTATTAAAACCGCATCATCAGGATGAATATATCTTCTTTGAACATTAATGATTTTCATGCCTTTTTTTGATAATTTAGTATTAAGTACATCCCTTACACTATCTATGGAAGGAATCTTTTCCTCACTGTCGGCCGCGACGATAACATCAACCACTAACTTATAAATCCTAGATAATATCACTGTTTACCTTTCTTTTTATGGATACACTCGATATCCACTATCCACCCATTGTCATTTTTAATGGCATTAACAGCTATTCCCTACTCATCGCTTTTTTAGCGTATTCTATATCACCTGCTATTACAATCCCATCATACGCCCCATCGCTTTCCAAAACTTTTATTTTCCTCGCGACCTTTCTACTTCTATTATGTCATTTTTCTTAGATTCTGAAAATCCTGAACACCCTAAGAAATCTTTATCAGTTAATTTTTTTTTCGTCTTTGTCAAAAGCTTCCATCCACCTTGAAGAATGCTAATATCTCCGAACAAGATATCCATTTTGTTTTCTGGCGGGATAATAATTCGATAGTTTTGGCCTGAAGAGATATTGTTTCCAATAATTGGCTCTCCAATACCAGCAGCATTTACTCGAAAAAGTTTACATTGGCCTGCTTCTAGACCATGAAGGTTGTAATCAGCTAGTTCATCATTAAGAATTTCTTCTTTTCCCGGCGCTGTCCAACAATACGGTTCTGTAGATGGCGGCACAGGGGTTTTCCATGCTCTGTTTCTTAAATTAGAGGCGATTATATTTACAGGTTTGTGATTTCCAGTGGCCACTGAAAGCGTTTTGGCAAATGAAGGAAGCCATTCAAGGGTATTTGTTTCAATACATAATCCACCTGCTTCTGCTTCAATACATACCAGGCGAGATTTCCATTGTTCATTTTGGTCTTTATTTATATCTTCTGGAGCTAAAGGTTGGGCATTGAAAAAACGGTCGGCTTTTTCCTGGATTTTATTTGCACGCTCTGTAAGTTTGTCTTTATTAGACAAGTTTCTTCGTTTTGGTATTTTTGTTCTTTCTCTAGGGGAAAGTTTTATCTTGCCCTTATTAAACTCAAATCGGTTGTCAGCAGGACAAAAAACGCATTGTCGTTTTATTTTTATAGAATATGCTTGCAGAGTGTCTTCAATATTTAATTCTGAATCGGTTTTGTTTTGCAAATCATTGTACAATATATTATTAATCAGAAACGTTTTTGTTAAAATCCATCTACCCCACATGGTTTTACAGAAACGTATATCTTCACGAAGACGGATATCTTCACCCATTTCCCAGTAGCTTGCTTTTAATGCTTCAACTTCAGTAAAACTTATTAGTGTATTCGAAAAACGAAGAGTAATTTTGTCGAATGCTTGAATACAGCGAGTATCTTGGAAAACCAATCTTAGAAATTTTAAATTCATATGTTATTTCTTAGTTATAAAAGCTTCTGGCCAACCTCCGTGCTGTTCTATTACTATGTCAATCTCCTTCATAATCCGGATAGTTTCAGAGATAGCTCTAAGGATTTTTTGGTAATGCGAAATTTCATGTTTATTTAGTGTCCGTGCTGGTTGACTTCCTTTGGATCTTCGATCTTTCAACCACTTTTTGCAGATCTGATAGCCCCCCACATAGAACGTCCAGACATCTTCTGGGACATTGATAAATCCACAAGTCTTTTTTTTGTCGATCCATATAGTTTCTTTTTCGTATGTTATCTTTTCTACTTTGGGGGATACTTCTCCCACATAATTAGAACAAACGCTATAAGGTGGTATAGAATCTAAAGCGTGAATAGCTATTAATTTTCTTCCTAATTCCGATAACGATAAAAATAACTCTTCGTTAACAGGATGAGGTACACGCGGAAAATCAAGCTTCAAGAACTCTTGGTAGCGTATTCGGTAGCATGGTGAAGAGAATATAGCGTATAAATAATGAAAAGTCTTAAAAGCTAACATGTCCCAGTCGTCCCAGTCATCTTCAAGCCCCTCTATCACTCTCTTTTTTAGCAGAGTACAGATAGCTTCCTTACGAATGTTCAAAATAAGCTTACCATAATTCTTTTTTTTATTATGAGGCTCCTTAGTCGATTTCTTGATATAAATTGGGAAAATGAATGCACTAGTAGATGTCTTTCCAGAAATAAAGGTCCTATCAGTGGGTTCCTGGACGACAAAAAAGTGTTGGGGCTTCTCCCCTTTGATCATTCTTGTTGCTACGATCGCTGGATTGTCAGAGCTTATACTTCCTAGTACCTTTAATCTCGGCCATGTTGCAATGATGTCATTGTAGTGGGTAAAGCGAAAATCAAATGGACGATAACAACATCTTTTGATATCAGCATATGGATCAGAAGTAGCCCTAAGACGTTCTCTTGCCTTTGCAAGTGACCAGTCTCGTTTATCATCCAGCCCCAACTCATTTTGGATGAAATTATCGGAAGCACTACTGAGCAATGAATCAATACGATTACGCAGCTCATTGGCAGTGAATCCAATTGCGAAGTGATCTCGTGCGGTCTCAAAGCCTGTAGCAACTTCATGGAACATATCACGTAGGCTAAGGAAACTCTGATATTCTTCCTGATGCTCGGTGTTTTTTGGCGAGAAAAAAAAGCGACTAGAAGATGGCCTTAGTGCTACCCATGATGTGCTAGAAATAGATTCTTGTTTTAACCAAATGGATTTAGCTTCTCGGGAACCCCACAAATCAGCATGAAAGGTTTTTTTTATTTGATTTTCTTCATCAACATTTGTAATTTTCGCCATCAAAGCAATTGCGACTCCTTGCTGAATATCAAAAACATTGTTGTCGGGTGTACCATCAGGACACTGCTCGGCTTTCTTAATACTGCCATGAAGATCAAGAAAGTGTAGTAATCCAAATGATTTCAGGAAGCTTTGCCGTAGACGTCGATGGGTGATACCGTCAAGATATGTATGATTCGTAATTAACCCTACAACACCATAACCAGTTTGCTCTATCATTAAATGTGCAAACCTGAAAAATTTTATATAATCGTCATCAAGGTTTAGTTTTTTCTCATTAAGTTTATGTTTATAGAGAGAAATAAGTCCAAGAATCCATTCATTCGAATTCATCTGGCCATAGTTTGAATAAGGTGGATTACCGATTACAATCGTGAAGCGCTTGTTAAGTTTGACCTGATTAACATCTTTAGCTTGCTTTGCAAGGGTTTTAAACATACTTAGAAATTTTGAATTTGCTTTTGAATCAGGTGGTTCTAGAGTATTTGTTAGGTAAATTTTAATATTGTCGTAATTACCAAGTTGGTACCCAGTTTCTCTTAGCTTAAATGCAAGTTTGAGATGTGCAACAGCATATGGAGCCATCATCAATTCATATCCGAATAATCGAGGGAGGAGGTGTTTGGAAACGTACTCACTCCATTTTGTCAACACTTCAGAGTCTTTCCAATCCTTTTTCTTTAGTTCTCTACACCACAGATCCTTCATCGTACGCTCGATGACCTCTATACACTCAAGTAGAAAAGTCCCAGTTCCAGTAGCTGGATCTAGAATACAAACGAATGGATCTTCTGGTTTCACCCCCTCAGGAATAGATAGCCCTTTAATACGCTTTGCAACGTCGCCCCATGTATCTGTGGATGCCAACCCATCTTCTAGTCCGAACTCCTTCTGCAAGAGTTCATGAACGCTCCGCACGATATATGAAACCACAGGGCGCGGTGTAAAGAACACTCCTCGTCTGTTTCTTAGCTCTTTATCATAGGCAGCTAAAAACAGCTCATAAAAATGAATTACTGGATCAGTAGAGGTATCAGAATCAACATCACCAGCACCAAACACATAGGAAACATCAATACGGTCAAGCAAATCTGCAATATCATCAACTAGCCACAACATTTTACCCTGTTGTTCGTTAATTTTCATAGACAATATTGATTTAAAAAGCTCGTTGAGAAAGGGACTAGTCTCGGGTATAAACTTCAAAGCTGTTTGTCGTGTAAAACGTTCACCGGCTTCAATAAGCTTTTCATTGCCTGTCCATCGCGCAGTGAGTAAGCCATATGTTATAGTTTGTGCAAAAGCATTAGCAAATTCTTCCTCGGTTTGATCGTGAATGAGTGATTCTTTAAAGGCATTGTAAAGGTTTCTAAGAGGTCCTTCGTCCTTCTCCTCATCGAGTTGATTGATCGCAAGTTTTCTAAGATATCGAGCACGATATGCTAACTCTTCTGCCAACTCCTTGGGATTTTTTACCTTTGCTTTGCTGACCACAAAGAATCGTGATAAAAGATTCACGACACTTGCAGCATCTTTGTAACCTTGCCCTTTGCGGAGCTTGCCAGTTAGCTTTTGTCTCCCTTGCCATAACTCTAGGTTCGCATTATTATTATCAGGGTAAATGACAAGCACATTGTGAAAACGATTGTTTTTTTCTAGATACTTTTTAAGTTTGGCAGCTTCCTTTTTCGTTTTGAGTGGATAAATAATATAACCTAACAATCTACTTCTATCATCGCGTAACGTCACACCTTCAAATGGATTACTCAAATCATTTTCACGCTTATCGGGATCAATTCCTATATCATGACCCGCAGGTAGTGCAAAAGCCTGAAGACGTCTATTAGTATTAGTTTTTTTCCGTAATCCAAAATTCTTAGCAATGATATCAAGAAGATCTAAGATGCATTCTTGAATATCATTCACCTTAGGAGTTTTACGAGTGCATATATCAAGAAGTTTGTCCGCTTGTGTTCTTTCAATAGCGTTCGTACTAGTTCCCATCTAATTCACTCCTATAATTCTTACATTCTTTATTCGAGCAGTACATAGAAAATACCAAGTCAAAAGCATCACATCCACATAGTGGACATTCTGCGTTATATTCACCCCGTTTACCCTTACCATCATACTTAAACAATCTTAATCCAATTCTTTCAACGTGCTTCACTTTGCAGATATCAACTATTTTTTCAGGAAGGATAACCAGATAGAACTGACTATAATCACTTTGTTTTATTCCAAAAGACCTTATCCATTCACCGATTGATAGATCGTCACTAGAAGGTCCCCTTTGCTCCAGTGGCCTATACCCGTACTTAGATAGATCTTCTACTAGTTTATCATCTAGTACGCATCTTATCTTAGATACAGCATCAAGGATTTTATCCAGTGATATGGTGTCCACCTTTTACCTCAGGATTATTGATTCCTAGAGATTCTACCTTTTCATTCACTAAGCTCATTTCGTCTTTTATTCTTTCATCTATTGAGCTTATATCACTCTGCATTCTTTTAATGCGAGATTCCATCTCGCGTTCTTTTTTTCTTTTATAATCACTAGGTTTTTAAGTTTCTCTTTTGCGTCAACAATCTTCTCAAGATCATTAAATCTTAATAAATCTATTACACCAAATTCATTCTGATAAATCCTCAATGTTTTCTTTAATCTATCCATTTCTAAATTAAAGATTTCCTCTACCTTCTCCCTTTCCTGCATCGATTTTCTTCACATGTCTGGCAATCCAAAAGCATTTATTCACTTCCTTCAATAAAAACTTCCATCTCAACTGCTAGCTCACAGTCAACCGCAACCCCTCCACTACGTATTGGATAATCATATTGATTTGTTCTTACTATCATTATTTGCCCGTCCACACGGATCACATTACCATTTTCTAACCGATCAAAAGGAACAATTACCGGCCCCTGATCAGGATCCTCACTAAGCAATTCTACCGAATCAACAAAAAGCATTTTATTTTACCAACTTATAATAACTAGTAATAACTAGTAATGACTAGAATTATCAAGGAATTACCCACACTCTGAGTACTCTGAGCACTCTAAACGCTCAATTGAACAAGCCAGGAAATTTTAATCTTCAAAAGATATTTCATTACATTGCCCTAAAAAATACCTGCCATAAGTTCATGATAACTAAACTTATTTCCTAACGCATCCCTTATCGTGATTGTATCATAACTCCATCCATAAACTTTATTGTCGAACAAATAGACCTGTCTTGGTACTCTTGATTCTTGATTAACAAAGCTAATGCCCAACTGCGATGGCATCCAAAATCCACTTGTCCTTTTATCCCCGTCTGTATTGTCTTTTTTCTTTTCATTAATCAGATCCCAAAAACTCAGCTTCGCGAAATCTCCGCCACCATGCCTACCTTGTATTAATGGGAATTCATTGATATTGTACCATCTCTTCTCTTTTTCGAACTTAAAAACTAACCATATAAGAGCACGAGCCATCTGAGCATTCAACGTTCTTTTATACATTTTACATAGTTGCCCACAACATGGACATTTTATTCCATCTTCCAGGTACTTATTTACCAAAGCTTTTGCTTCATTAAGTTCATTAATCATTTTTCTCAACTCTTTAACTCTTTATTCATCTACTGCGCTCTTTTTTTCCTGAATTTTCATAAATTCCCTGATTCCATCCTTACTGTATCCTTCACTTGGAAAACAACAGTACTTCTTGGCTTCTTTCTGTATAATAATGTAGGCGCCTTAGCTCCACATGTACTCTGCCGGCCATAAGTCTGCAATCCACCGATTTCTTGTTTTTAAAAGCCCCATATGTCTCAAATCCTCATATATCTCAAATCCACGTTTTGCCTCAGTGCATTTTAAACACTCTCCACATGGCTCAAGATCTTCTTTTACACCCTCACAAACAAACCAACAATTTTTTGGTATCTTAAATACTTCTAGCTCCTGAATCACATCCTCTTTATGATACCATGCAAAAGGAAATCTGTAATACACATCGCCTCCTTTAAGTTTAATCAGCGAATCAAAAACATTACAGTACTGTCTTTTAAAATGCCAAAAATCATCTCTTCTTATGTATGAAAAATTTACTGTATCGTTTTTATAAAGGTAAGGAAAAATATGACATAACCATATCTGCAATTGAGAGGTATATTTTGCATCATATTCCCCCTCTATCTTTATTTTTACATGATTTATATGAAAACCCTCTGATTTGGCAAACTCCAAATAGTTTTCCTGGGCTTTATTTTGGGCCATTAGCTGATATTCATTAATATTAATATGTCCAGCTATAGTAATTGCCCTAACTGGCATACTCCTGGATGAATAAGTTGCTAACCTATGAAGTAAAACAGTGCTATCTATTCCGCCAGACCAAAATACTACATTCCTATCGGCCTTTGTTGTCTTCTCACTCATCTATTTCTCCAGTATATTCCTTGCTCCAGATCCATTTAACTCTCTTTATAACCTTAAATCATAAATAGCATCCCAAACCCTTTGCCCTGCATCAGCAACAACTTTCTCTTCTACCGCTTTTTCATTAACTAAACCCTCGGTAGCTGCTCCGGGTACTTTGGCATGCAAATTCCCAAGACACTAGAAATACGTTTTATCAGATCAAAGAAACTTGTGACTTTTTTTGAAACCTCATCTATCAAATACTTAAGGCCAAGTTCTATTAACTGATCAAGTGAATTCATTCTTTATCCTCATCAGAAAAACCGCATCTAGAAAGGTTTTTTACTGCGTTATTCATGTTTTCTATAATCTTAGGTGGAATAGGCGTCCTCCATCTAATGTGCTTCAGGGCCTCACTGAGCGCCCTACACGCATCCTTTATAACTTCCGTACAGTCAACATCGTCCAACCTGTGTGATGTAATTAACGCATCTGAAATGGTCCTAAAACGATTACCGCATGAACAAACCGCCCATTCAGTATCAAACATATTCGTGATTCTTACATCGTTATTACACTTTGGACACCGCATAATAAACATAATATTTCAAGACCTCCTTGATTTCATTATGATAAACCGTCTTTTCTTAATTCAATAAGATTTTCCACAAGGTTACCTAACTCCTTGTAATAATCTGTATATTCCTTTTTCTTCTGAATATCTGTGCAAATATAACCAAGACAAGTAGCACTACGATCTTTCCACTTTAGCTTGCACCCGTTAGATGTCCAAAAACCACTGCTACTATCAAACTTATACTGCTTTTTTAACTGCTCAAAAGTATTTAAGGCCTTCCTAGTTTTATTACTACTAGTATAAGATCTAACGTTTTTTATTGCATCAATATTGCCAAACCAAAAATATGCAAGGTTAGGCCCACAATCCAGACAGCAACAAATGCGATGACTTTGACAATTCTGACAATCTGTGCCGGTAATAATCTCATTTAACTCGCGAATCCTATCTATAACTTCTTTTATATTCATTTTTGGTATCATATCTCCAGCACGTATCAACTATACATCTATCACCACATGTTCGCCTACACGCCTTAAGAGATTGCTGCATTGCATTTGTCTTAAACTTATCAACACCAATCGCGCCACATCCAATCCGATAAATACTCATGGCATAGCAGGTATAATCCCGTCTGCCATCTGTTCTGGATGCATGATCTATAATATTTACAATTGCAACTACTATTATTATCAAAAAAACCTTTCTTATCACCTAAACTTCGCCTTTTTTCCGTGCCACCCTCATCCTAGAACATGCTAATTTAATAACGGCGTCCCGAATTACATCGGCCATCTGAAACCAAAAATTAGCCTCCTCTACCGCACTAAATCCATTCATTTCCACTTCGCCATCCAGTAGAGCGAATAGTCCTGGTGTTAAATGAAACCCAGGAGGGACATATTTAAGCAATTTATTAGTAATTGTCCCAAGTTTTAACCCATTGTACAGCTCAACCTCTGCCCTGATCTTATTTGCATCATACTTAGGGAGATCTTTTTTATCCATCTTTTGGCTCCATTTATTCACTTTTTCTATGTATTCATCATCAACTCGACCTCTAAACCAAGATAGATCTTTACCGCTACCGGGTTCGCCCTCATATCCACAACTTCGCTTATAACACACTATTGCCTTAGTATATAAATTGGTTTGGGCGGTCATATCACCGCATTTCGGGCACTTTTCCATTATATCGACCGATTCAGCACTCTCTCGTTGGACGCCTCTACGACCATGTTGTAAATTTTTTCGGCCACCTCGGCAGAATTATCAGCATCCCTCACCTCGCGGCCAACTACTATGATATCTGCCCCCTTCTCAATGGCTTCATTTGGGGTAACTACCCTTTTTTGATCATTAGGATCTGAACTTGGCAATCTAATTCCGGGTACCAGTAGATTTATTTTGTTTTTAGATGCCCATGAGGAAATCGTATCACCTGAACTCTTGATTAACCGCATATCAAGATCCAATCCGGAGCATACAATACCATGCAACCCATGTTCAGCAGCCGAAATAACTCTATCTTCAAGAATGTAATCAAGAATCTTACCAGCCCCACCATATACATCAGCAATATCGTCACCGGATACGGAAGTTAAAACCGATACGCCGAAAAGGCTAATACTATATTCATTTGCAATCTTAATAATCGGTTTTAAAGAACGCGGGCTATCACCAATATGAACAGTGGCATAATTGAACATGTAATTTTTAGCAAGAGATCTTAAGGTTCTCTCAACCGTGGTAGGTGTATCGTGGAGTTTAAGATCTAAAATGATTTTAGATCCAGGTGCACTGACCATTTTGATTTCATCTATCGCCTTAAATACCTTTTGCCCACTAGAACAAAACAGCTCTAGTCCAATCTTGTAGCTGCCAATCCAGTTGCAGGTTTCGGCTATTAAATCAATAGCTTTGAACTCATCATCTACATCAAGTGCCAAGCAGATTCTATCCCTTACGCTCGTGATCATAAAAAACACCTATTCCTTGTTCTTTTCTATTCCATCCCTGTTAATTATTTCGGAATGAACTTCGATCACCTTATCTATCATCGCCTCCTCAATACTTCCATGACAGTAATGCTCTAGAAGCTTCACATATAATTTTGCAACTTGTTCTTGCTGATCATTGCTCTCAATAAATTTATCATTTATAATCAAGCTTCCATTTTCCAATACAGATACATTTTGCCTACCGATGCTTATGCGGAATGCATCCGGTAAAGGTGAGCACTTAGCGCGGTCCCATGAATTCATAGGAAAATCATTAAGAACGGTTAGCAATTTAGTAATTTTTTTATTTTTCATATACTCAGTGTTCATTTGAGAGCTAATCACCGTTGATCTGCAACTATTTGAAAGCATAATGAATAAACAAACAACTATTAACCGCATTGCAATAACTCCTTTTTTAGTTCCGGTAAATAATCTATAATCGATCCCCTCACCCATCCCTTACTACTGACAGAATCTCCACAGATAAATGTACCTGTGCAAGAATTGGCTAACTTCTCGATCTCAAGCTTAATAAGGATAGAAGTACATTTACTATAACTAACACCACTCTCATTGCTTATTTGTCTTGTACTCTTCTTGACCACACTCAATACATTTAAAACCTTTATACATTCTTCAATCCTATTTCTTACCCCACCACACCTTTTGCTAACTTCCATCTCAAGTAGCTCATTATCAGAAGGCTCCTTAATCATAAAATAAACAAGTTTTTTCATTTTATGATTGCGCATTATACCATAATCATACATGATACCTGATACCTTCTTTTTTTTAAGAAAACCCTTATTGACCAATCCATCAAGCGTCGATCTGGCTTCATTTCTAAAAAGCTTCATAAAAGACATTAAGTCCTGAACACAAATCTCATCATTCTTCTTTAGCAAACTAATAGCGGCCTTCCTTCTCTTAAACCTGTCAAAACCATCTTTACCAAAAACTGCTTTTATTAGCACGCTATCCATCGATTCCCATCACATCCTTCATTCTCTGAAATATTATTGATTCTATATCTTTATAGCACATTTACTCTTCCTTTTCGAAGGTACGTCAACCTGAGTAATTTTCAAATCGTTAAAGGTCATATCTGCCACAGGATCAGTATGATCTTGATTGATCGAATTAGCATCAGACAGATCAGCATAAAAACTCTCTCGTCTAAGAGCTATATCGCGCATTTTTTCCGCTACAGCCTCTAATTTGCTAAACATCTCCATGTTCCCCGCCCGAAAATACTTCCATGCAGCATCAGTAAAAAACATTGCCCGCTCCCACAATTCACCCGATCTACCCTCCTTAAACATGGAATTATCCCTCATCTTTCTCACCTGCACCAAAAAAATCATCGTAAATCATCGCTGACGCTTTTTTTTCGTGCAATGATTCCACGTTCTTTTTTCTTCTATCGATCCTCTCTTTTAGTCGTTCAATTTCACCGGTTTTTCTGATGATCTTCTTATCTTTTACTATCAAATCAATCTCAGAATCCATCATATCGTTAATTTGGCCAAGTTCAGCAGTTAATTCGCTGACAGCGGACTCGTGGACCATAATCAGCTCCATCGCTCCATCACGTACTATCTCTAATTCTTTCAATTTATTTTTTAAAGTTTGAATTTCATTCTCAGTTGATTGAAGATCGTCACTGAGTATTTCGATCTTCACCTTCCGATTGAACACTTTTTTCTCAATCACGACACCTACAGCGGATTTCTGGCCTTTAATGAAATCTACCTGCTGATTCGCTTCTCTGGTCTCGTCAGATAGCTTTTTAAGCTTTTCCTCAAGATTCTTTAAAGGAACATCCCTACGGGGAGCAGAGGCTTTTTTGGTATTCTTTTTCTTTGCATCTCTACGATGTTTGGAATTCTTTGACATGCTTTCCTTCTCAATTAAATGGTGATTGGTGGGACAAAAAAGTCAACGTTTTTTCGTATCAAAAATAGGCTCTCCATTCTCGTACATCCACGCATATTGTGCTTTATTACATGATTCACACCTACACCAATAAACCCCTTTTTGCATTAAAATCCAACTTCTGTCTTTTATCTCAGAATTACAAAATATGCACTGGAATAAATTTGGTCTTTCACTCAAGAAGCACCAATCTCCTATTTTGTACTCTTTTTCGGCACACTTCAGAGCATGTAAGACAAACAAATTCCTTATCCCTATTCATTAGAAACAGCGAGCACTTATCATCCTCTTTTAATATAACCTTACCACATGATATGCAATATATATCAGTGTATCCATTTTCTACGTCACTATTTAATCGATCTATAGCACCTTTAATAAAACGCTGGTCGTTATTTCGGACCCTTATGATACTCGCGGACCAAAGGTTAACTCTATTTTCCTTTCGCCTACTACTTTTCCTCTTTTTGGATACTTTGATAGGCATAAGACTCATTAATTATTCATTAACCTCTTAAAAAGACTAAACTCCTTCCCAACCTCAATCCACAGTTTAGCTTTATCGTTTATTGTTCCTATTAGAATACAAATCTTTTTCGTTGTAGGGTGGATTATATTCTCTTCGCATACACGCCAAATCCTACCATGCTTATTGCATAATTCAGAAACGTATTCCTCGTTGCATATATTTTTTACTTTATCACTCTTTGGCATTTAACTTTCTCATCATATCGTCTTCGTTTTTTATATCATCAGCATTAACAGGTATAAACTTGCTAATTCCCCCGGCAACATAGACATAATTATCAATAACAATCTGAGATTTGGATAGCATCTTCTTGGTTGGTTCCTTGCCATCTTTCCCGGTAAAAAACCATCTAAGAAATTCGCCATCTCGAAACCATAAACCAACTGGGACAAACCCGGCAGATACTATCTCGCCTAAGCCACCAAAAAAATCACGTACAGGTATATTCCACTTATCAGAATCCGATTGAATAGCCAGGAACCTACCAAAATTTCCAATAACCACCCATATCCACTTGTTTTCCTTTGTGACAGCTAAAAAAGGGGTGTCAAAACCTTCATATGAATTTATCATGCAATCACTTACCCATCTATTTTGGCATTTTTATTTTTCTTACATCTGACGCAATAATACTTAAAATATCTTACATTATCCTTTATGTAAAACAAAATCAGATCCATTACCTTACCGCAATCAGGACACTTTAAAGGTAAAAAAGATTTCACTATCATTAACCCTGAAACGGATGTTTAACCTTACCTCTAGTAATCCCGATTATATCTTCCGATGTAACCCTACTCCCAAATGAAGCATATCCAGGCCGATTAGTTTTTCTCACCTGAGGATAAAAAAAGCCTCTATGCGTACCATAGAACAGTACCATCCACCTAAATTTTCTATCAGGAGAATACATATAGATAATTTTGGTTTTTTTATTATCTATTACCTTATTAGCTCTATATCCAATCCCTTCTAATTCAACGATTGCCCTGTCAATCATCATCTCCCCCTCCATTGTATTATATTTAAATAGTTTATCTCTTGTTGATTTCATAAGCTCATCAGTGTTTTTAATCACTACCGACCAACCAATCTCTCAGTAAATCAAATGACTCAAATATGGGAATACCAAGGCGATCAGCTTCCTTTTTTTCCGCCCGCGACCCAGCAGACCCTTGCCATCTAGGCATTAAAAAAAGAATATCACATCTCCTAAGTAGCTCCAGTTCGCCATCTAACCAAAATTCCTCTGGGTAGTCCTTCTCAAACCGTTGTTGAAAGCGTAGACATTTACGCCACGCTCATTTCTTTGAAACCGGCACCGTAGGGTCCGGTGAGTAATCGCTCCAAAATGTTCCTAGACGCGTTGGCATCCGCATTGTCAGTGTGACCACAGCCCTGACAAAGAAACAACTCTCCTGAACGATTCCTCCTCTCAGTATGACCACAATTTGAACACTTTTGACTCGTATAGGCCGGATTTACTGAACGGAAAACAACACGGTTGTCTTCACAGCTCATCTGTAAACGCCCCAACCAATAACGATATGCCCAAATTCCGAGAGATCGACGCATAGTTTTAACCAAGCGCCGTTTGGTCTTTGTGTTTTTGTTTAGCTTTTTCAGATCTTCTGTTACCAATAGCCTAAGATCTGGATCTTGGACAATCTGCTTCGCTATCTCGTCCATGCGCTGCTTCAAAGCCCGTCTAAGTTTTTGCTGTCTTTTTGATCCGTATCTGCAACGCTTGATCTGCTCTATCAAGAACTTTATGTCTGTCCCAAGTTGACGACCATCCGACAGAGTAGCTAAGGCGTTTATCCCTGTGTCCACTCCAACGGACTTGCCTTTCGTACGCTTCTCGCCAGTCTCTACCTCAAAAGCAAACTGTATATAGTCAGATGTGATGACATACGCATTCAGCCGCTTTCCGCGAACACACAACCTGTTATAGTGATCGTGAAACCTTATTGGTATGTCCAGGCGAATGCCTTTGCCGATACTTCCCAATATTAGCCAAGCGTCAAATTCTGTCGCACTGCTTGCACCCTCTAGGCGTGCTATTGTGCTGGATATAGACATGCGCTTTCCAGTATGAACAGGCATAGTAATGCGCTCCGGCTCGTCGGCCCACCTTCGCCGCACTGCCAAGATCATATCCACGGCTTCACGTGCTGCTACCTTTCGAAGCCTGGCCGAAAGCCAAGTGGGCTCTTCACATGTTAGGGGAAGATCCACAATAGGCTTTAATAGCTCTTTTTTCGAAGGTAGCTTGTCTAGCGCCCAAAAGTGATTGATGAAGAAATTCGCAACTCGACCATGCTCTTTGAGTACAAATCTCAAAGTTGACAACTTCGCCTCAGTCGCAAATTTCAAACTACACTTGCTAGAACGTTTAACCTTCACCGCCTGCCGCCTCCAAAGCTCGCTTCGCACGATTTTTCGCCGAACGCTTCCCGTATATCCGAGCACACATAGACGTCACCACGTCCACAAAATCTTGAACTATATCCATGTCATTCTCAGTTTCATTGACAACACACAACTCAACACCCGCTGTCTTTAATGCTGTTTCCAAATATTCAACGCCAAACCTCGCCAACCTATCTCGGTGCTCGACAATGATCTTGGTCACCGACCTGTCAGACAGGATAGATAGCAAAACTTTCCTCTTGTCATTCAGACCAGACCCAACCTCCGATTTCTCTGAAACCACCCGCATTCCGTTCGCAGACGCAAAATCCCTCAATCGAGACATCTGGCGATCCAGATCTTTTCGCTGGTCATGAGAAGACACACGGCCATATAAAACCACCGCTTCGTTTCTTGTATCATCTGAATGCACCAAAATAGTTCCTGTGGCCAGTTGCTCGGCATGACAAGGTAGCTTCCCAGCTCGAAACAATCGATGCGCTGTCCTATAACTCAAACCATTCTGCTTTGCCCACTCTGAAAGTTTCATAGTTGTGAGTATGGATGTCTATATTTGCGCTGTCAAGTCTATAAACATGTCAACTGTTATATACCTGTGTGACCAAAAACCGCCAGATCCGCGGTCTGTCTTTGATAACTCACTAATTTGAACAAAAACAGCTCTTACCACATCTTTTAAATATTCTGGTATTACTGCGTTTTTATGAAGTTTCTTGACAAAGAGGTCTTCTTTAAAACAAACATACTCACTTATAAGATCCCCATTAGCATTGGTTAACTTGCCAACTTGAGTCATAACTACAGTCTCCTTGGCATAACTACACCTAAGTACTTATCATCATCCTGTTTAAATATAATAGGTGCAAGGCCGTTTTTCTCTTCAAAAAACATCAGCACACCATCACCATCAACTCTAGATACAAAATCCTCAACATATTTAGGAGTTAACATAAATTCAACTCCATCGCCGTTGTAATCAATATCTATTCTCTCTACAGCTATGCCAAATTGATTCTTTACGACACTAAGCTCCATTATTTTATTTTTGATAATAAATTTGCACCCATCATCTGGCATGTCTTTTTCTTTTTTTCCAGCTAAAAACATAATTGACAGTCTTTTTAAAGCATCAATTATATCCTTCTTTTTTATTGCAATTTTACTACTATTATCTTTGGGTATTATACTATCAAGATCTTGAATCTTAGCCTCCGCAAGCGATATTGATAGTTGTCTATTGCCTGATTTTAAGAATAGAATATCGCCACCATTTATTCGGCCCGAAACAACAATGTCTAGATCTTCGTCTGTAATAAAATTTAACACCATGTTAACCGAATCCTTAGGAATACATATCTTATCTTTGCCTAAATTACATTTAATGTCGGTATTCAACATAGCCAACCTGTGACCATCAACTGCCATAGAACGTACCTCGCTAGCAAGATCTATTATAACAGAATTAGTAAGCGCTCTTGATTTATCATTACTAGCAGCAAATGATACTTTTTTAATCATTTCAGATAAAACTTTACCACTTATTTTTTTAAACTCAACATTGCGTGGCTCATGAATTTTTGGAAACAAATCACTCTCACCTATGGCAAGCTCATACTTAGATCTACCGCTTCTGATAATAATCGAATTACCACTTCTAAATAATTCTACACTTTTGCTTTTTGCAAATTTTAAAATTCCACCGAAAACCTTAGCATCAATAAGGCACCTACCTGGCTCATTACTATCAACCTTTACTCGGCCAACCATTGATACAGTTAAGCTGGTAACGGCATACTCAAGTATATCGTCACTTACAGTCAAAAGAACATTTCTCGTCATATCAACCGTGGATTTCTTAGAAGAAATATCTGACGCCAAAGAAAAATCCAAATCGGCAACATTTATTATTGCATGCATTGATCACCATATATGCTGTTTACTAAACTATAGCATGTAAACAATTGACTACAATACCTATTTTCATTTTTTTAGCAAATCGTTGTTCATGAGTCTATTTGCCAACACTTTTGAAGCAAGATCTTTGCCAAGATCCTTTCTCATAGCAAGCACAATTTTTCTTGGAATTCTTACTTCGTTTCTTCTTAACTTTATTGTCAAAACGTCCGACTTGATTTTGTGAACAATTTTAATTATGTACGATGATATCTCTTGATAATACTTGAAATTATGATTTATTTTCATTTTTGGTATTACTTTCGACAACTCCAGTATCAACATAATCTTTGAACTTTTTAACAACTGAAATCATTACATTATTTATATTTAAGTTATTACTCCTACAAAAATCCTTAACTATATCCATTTGTTTCATCATTTTTTTATCCATCTCGACAAAAAGATGATCTTTACCTCCAAATGAGAAAACCATGAAGCTATGCTTTAAATCGTTTCCGTACTTGGTAAAAAGCTTCCTAAGAATCATACTTAAATCATCGATAGATTTCACATTTTCAGTACTCTTATCTAGCTCCTTAACTATCTCTTTGGGTAATCCCGATCCTTTTAATGCACCTCTAACACTTGTCATAAGAGACTGAAAGGCCCTGGTATCAGTGAAAGCAAGCAACCCCTTAAGCTCATCATCAGTATACTTCTTAACCATATCACCAAAATGCTGCGTAAACTTCCTTGGATCAATCTTACCATGGAGCTGGTTGAATCTAACAACCATTTGCTTTTGAAGCTCATCATCTTTGGCAAATTTCTCATTTTTCATTACTATTGCTGGGACATTTTTCATTCCCAATACCTTAGCCGCAGACCATCTATGCTCGCCACCAATGATCCTATAAAATGGCTCACCTGTCTTATCATCAATAATTCTAACAACCTGAATGGGCACATTGAATCCAACATCCTGAATCTCTGAAACTAACCTATTAAAGGCAGGATCATCCATTGCGTTTGGATTCCATGGATTTTTTGTTATCTTATTTACATTTAAAACCATATACTCCAAATGATCAAACGGAGTCTTCTTATTACTTTCCTTATTCCCGGATGGCCTCCACTCAGGAATATTGTCGATACTTTCCTTAGTCATTAGTTATTCCTTTTTTTTATCGTCGGCATTATCATAAGCTCTCTTTTTGGTAAGCCAGTCACCTCAGCCAAACTTTCAAGCAAAGATGCTACTGCCTTTGAATGATTATATGTACCCGGCGATCTTTCCCTTAATCTTACCATCAGAGGGTAATTGGTATCTAGAACATTAGGCTTTTCGTCCTCACTACTCATGTTCAACTCCAAATTAAATTCTCCTAAACTCTACTTCGCCGGCAGAGCCAATATCACTGAACCCTAGCTCGAGCAAAATCTTTCTAACATGAAATTTATTCAATTTATCGCCACCTCTCGACTTCCATTTTTTATTTCTTTTCAGCATATCAAATGCGCCTTGAAGCGATATTACCTCCTCTTTTTTAACCCCTGATTCTTCGGCTGCACTTATTACCCAATTAGCCATTTTCCTAACTGGCGCCATCTTGAATGCCTTACCTATTGCAGCTATTATACCATCAGACACCGTCTTATTATTAAATAAATCTTCGTAAAACTCCCTTAGTTTTGTCCAGTCAATATCTCCCCTAGATCTCTCAACTTTAACCAAAACATATTTAATACAACTAATAAGATGCTTCTCTTCGTAAACAACGAATGGATACCATGATGGAACTAACCCTTTCATCCAATCTTTCCATAAAAAAACACCTACCATCCCAGACAGTAGCATCTCAAGATATTTGGGCCAATCCGAACTATTACTTGATGCGCAAACAAAAACATCTGAATCATTGATGCCATCACTATTAATTGCAGACACAAATGGAAAAGAACCCCACCTATCATGTACCCTCTCAATATCCTTGTCAGCAACCTTGACCTCAAAATCCATTCCAATTCTATATAATTTCTCTAACGCATTAACAATAATATTAAAATTTTTACTTTCATCATCGGCTCTATAGCAAAATAAAGTTGGAATATCATTTTTTCTTGTAATAAACCTTGGGAAATCTATTGCAGAAAACACAGTAAACATTCGATCACAAAAAACTTTAACATTAGATGCATTTAAAAACTTCCCAGCATTTTCAATCATAACATCCATATCATGTATTGTACTAAAAACGCTAACATCACACATGCAGTTACATACGCTAAAAATATCGCCCCCATCTATCGTATTAATCATATTTACTATAGGCAAGTAAACACTGTGCAGTCCATCACTATCCATCGCAGATCTGATAAAATATGAATAACTAACATTTTGGTTTATTATCGCATCAAACATAATATCAGTAACATCTGGTCTTAATAAATCGATAATTCTCTCGCTTAGAACACTTTCTCCAATATTCACCCTTCTACATCTAATATTTTTTGTTATCAAATAAACCCTATCATCCTGAGATCTTGACGGGAGAATAACCTCAACTATATGACCCTGGTTGGACATTGTAACGACTACTTTTTTTGTAGCACCATCTAACTCGTCGCTACTTAGCAAAAAAGCTATCCTCATAAAAATCTCCCGATTAAATTATTAGCCCTCTTGTTGATGTTACATACTCCACCAATAGACTCTAAATACTCTTTACTAATTGATTTGCCATCAATAATTAACTTTCCGCGAGCTATATATATTGGCGTATTGGATAAAATATAATTCTGAACTATGCCAGATTTCTTCAAAACTCCTACCGTGACATCAGTTAAAGATTTTCTCTCTGACATTCTAAATACAATTACATCCCTTATGATACGGTTACACCTATTACACATAGTAGAAATAGTTAGTGTTTTTTTTCTTTTACATAAAGAACATCTACTATTAATAAAATCAATCTTTGACGCGCTATCAGCGATCTCATTGGGACCAATTGGTATTCTAAATTTTAGATTAATACTAACCTTATCATTTAATACATCTTTATCAATGATAAGAGGTCTATTAGTAGAACAATTAATCCTTTCCCTAAACTTCACTCTGCCACGTCTTTTAGCCCTAAAGCAATTACGCATTATCTTATCGTATGATTTCGATATCCATTTAATCAGATCTTTCAAATCCCTTGCGCAGTAAGTCGCAAGTCTTACACCTTCCTCATAATCAAAAACCTCAACCACGCCATCTTCAGAATATAATCTAAAAGAAAAGCCATGCATTTCATATTCGCTGTCAAATTTCTCCTTGGCCATTACAACTTTATCCCTGAGGTATCTAGATCGATTAGTATTGCCTTCCTATTGCTTTTTCTTGCAACTCGACCGACAACACCAGATCCGGCAAAAACATCAAGCACAGTCTCCCCTTTAACGGATGACATGCGCATAAGTACACCAATTAAGGCATCCGGCTTTTGAGTCGGAAATCCACCAGTAGGCGGCCTATATGGAAGAACGTCCGGAATACCAAAACTCCTAATCTTCCTTTTACCCTTCTGAAAGAAAAGAATAAAATCTTTTGACTTTCTATAATGATATCCCATCCTAAACCAAACATTCTCTAGAACTAACCTGTCTGCTTCAATATCCCTTTTTGATCTTACCCACACCAGATCGTTAGCAAAATCAAAACCAGCAACCAACCAAGGCGGTGGACCATATGACTTTTTCTTAATAACATCATAGCCGCTCATAACCATTATTTTAGTTGCAGTATCAGCGAACATGTACAAATGACTATCTTTTTTAAGAACCCTATAAAGTTCACAAAACAACGAAGCATAGCTTTCATTTTTAAACGGCTCACTCCACCATCCATCCTTAGTAGACATTTTTCTTATATTATTCTTTCCACCATACCTATGAATCTCAATCGACTCATATCCAGGATCAGTAATTATCAAATCAATACTTCCATCATCGATTTCTTTAAGAACATCTAGGCAGTTACCCTGAATAATCTTAACATCTTCACTCATTATCCTCTACCTTATCGGATCCACCATAGATTACCTCACCCGTATTTCGATCTGTTACAGTAAACTTAAATTGCGTAAGTATCGACTCAAACTTACGAAAATAAGCCATTAACTGAGCCCTCGGCGCATCACCAGTTTTAAACAAGTTTGTAGCAACAAAATCTTGAGCAATAAATGATAACAATGCAGGTTTTGAGCTATTCTCGCTTATCTCCTTAGCTTTTTCGATAGCCTCCTCAATTATCTCTCGCTGATCTTCAAAAAGCTTTACTTGAAATGTCTTAAGTCCAGATATTTTTTTCTCACTGTCACTACTGCTGTCACCTTCACCTTGTGGTCGCTTTATCTGAGCACATGTTGCCTCAAGCTGAGGTCTGTTCATCTCTTTCGCTTTCTTAATCCACTCATCAGCATTTTCACTATTAATTACGTCAACCATTGAGACAAGTTTTGATATACCAATTTTTTCATCAACCATTCTTGTTAATAAGTCAATACCACCAACCTGGACTACATAATAGTTCCATACTTGAATCATTCTCTGGGCAGTCCTGATCTTCATATCAAGTTCCTGATTGGCGTATTCCTCAAGGTTTTTGTAACCCCAATCTAAATACATTGCCTCATTACTGATATGATACAGAATACCAGCCTGTTCAATTAAGCCGTCCTCAATTGTACCGGCGACAGAGATCATATAATCTCTAATTTCCTCAGAAACTAAATCACTAATTCCTTTACCTTTATACTTCAGTATCTCCGAAGTCATTGTCAAGAACTCCTTTTTTATTGGCCTCTATTCTATTTACTATTTCGTTAAATAAATCTCTGTACAGATCTGGAAACCGCTCCCTAAGAACTTCAATGGTTATATTATTTAAAATTCTCTCATCGCATTTTGGCACAAAAATTATGTTTCTAGCTCTCGTTTCAAGTATAATCTCCCCTTTGCTCACACCCAATCTATTCATTAATTCACCATGAATTATTGCATATTTCCCAGATCGCAGCTTTTTTCTGCATATTTCAACTAACCCACCATAAACATTAACTCGAACACGAGTTGTTGTGTTTCGATCATCAATAGCAAGAACAAATGAACAGCATTCTACGCTTTCCCTTGTTCTTGCATATCTAATGGAAGCACCAACATTGCCACTCCCATACCATGAATTAGTGCCCCTCATTTTTTCCCCTTTTTTCTTTTATATTTTTTTCTCTTTGATGCATTATCGTAGGTTTTCCTAGTATCATCATCCCAATAGCACCGAAAACTAGGTGACCCATTTTCGCCATACAATCTATCATGTTGCAAAACAGCAACCGCAAAAGCGTCATTTTCATCAAATGTTTTAAACAAAATACCGCGATCTACTAAAAAATCAGCAACCTGCTTTTTTGGGTTCTTCTTTTTTGGAGCGCCAATAAGATTCCTTCTTGCCTCAGTTGCAGTGCATGTACAGGGAACAACATGTAACCTAGATAACAAATCGCTCTTAATTACACCTCCAAGCTCGGCAAGATCAAAGGTTTTACCAATCATACTGTATGCATAGTCCTCAATCATTACATACCTAACACTGAACTCCTTAACAATATTACATATCTTCTCAGATATTAACTGCAATCGTCTAATCTTACCTCTAGTCGAAGTACCTTTTTCCAGTACAAAACCCACAGTTGTACTATAGATTTGATCAAAATCAATGCTTTCGGCTGAGAATTTAGACCCCAATATAACCACACCTGAACATCTAAGAGACAGATCTAACCCCATCACGTTCCCACGATCTGAACAATCCATTACTTAAACCTCTTTGAAAAACAATCTTCCGCAACATTGCAATCTTTAGCACGTGCATCGCTCCTGGAAGTACATATTTCCCTTCCTGGAACAACTCCACTCCTAATTGACTTCCTGAGTGAATCAATCCATCTCTTCACTCTATTATCAATGAATTTATCATTATGACAAACATCGATCATCCAAAGATAATTATCAAATCCTTTAAATGGCGTTGCATCTTTATTAATATAAATCATCTTACCCTTGGAATATCCAGTAATCCAAAGATAAATTTTCAACTGAATAAGATAAGTATTATCAACAGATCCTTCTTTTTTTGGCGATTTCATTAGCTTATTATAGCCTAAGCTTCTAGCTGTTTTTATTTCACCAACGAAATTCTCATTATTAAAAATTAAAAATGTATCAGGGTGACCAGCTATCCTATAATCCTGATTGCAAACCATTTCCTCCGTATAAGAAAACCTATCCAATCCACATTGATCACATTTCTGAGGAAACTTCACCCTATACCCGTTCCCTTTTAACCTATTATAATCAGACTGATAAACCTTACCAAATCCTTTCCCGCAATTCTTACACATCCAGGAACCTATCAAGTAACCCTTGGGACCAAGCCATTCATCCCGAAACATATCACCCAATGAGCTGCCCATATTAAATGTAAATAGCATTTTAGGCAAATCAATGCGATACCTTGTTACTCCCAGAATAGAGCAAATAGCCTCCTCTCTAGGACACATTCTTCCAAAATCATGAACCCTAATCCAATCATCAGCCTTGAGAGGAGGCTTTTCTCTTTTTCGACCTTCGCCGCCTAGTATTTCCTCAACAAAGTCGGCAGATCTCTTTTCCTTGACCCCCTTGATTACATCAACCAACATGCGTCACCGGAGTCGGTAGCCCAAGATCTTTTACTCTACTAAGTAGTGCTTTTTTGGTCTTCCATCCACATATACCGTCAACCCTTAGTGGTCTTTTTCCTTTTCTTTTCCTTGCCTTATACGCATGAGTGCTTCTTTGAAAATACCTAATAGCTTTCTTAAAACTACTTGATTTGTAACAGTCATCATCAATATTGTACCCAAGATCTTTCAATTGGCGCAAAATAACACCAAGATACTTGCCAATGTGACTATCATGAATAAGGGATTTATCATCCTTGCAGTATTCTCTTATTGGTATTAGTTCACATCTTGGTTCATCTTCAGAGATCCATGCGCTATAGCCTTTCATATTAATAACTCCATCAAGACTATCCGCGCTAACATACCCTTTTAGCCATGATCTTTTTCTGTTACCAAAAATCGCATTCCTGATATTACCCAAAGGAAAAAGTACTCCAGTATCACTTTTGGTCGCCCACACGCATTGATGGGAAAGGATGTTGTCTGGGATGAACAAATCAAACATTCCTTTAGCAATAATACCTATGCTTATATTTGAAACAATCTGCTCTTTAGTGTAAGGCTCCCACTCCTTTCCATTAATAATCATTCCATTTTTACCGAGAGCAGCTAACCCCCCCTTTAATTTAGCATACCCGCTATGGCCAGTATTTCTATTTTCAACACCAATCAAAAATTTGTTCGTCCAATTCCCGTGCCATGTTCCACGATCCCAGCTTGCCATGATAATCGTTGGAACAGGGAACAAACTACGTAACCAAAAAGGACAAAGATCACTCCACAAGCTTCCAATAATATTATCCTCTACCCTGTCAAATACCGTCACATGCCATGAAGATCCAGTATTACCCCATGACGGTTTATTCCCCCATTTCATTGATTTAAGCCCATTTGGGCCACCGGTATAGTGATATAATATTCCGCTTGGACCTCCTTTTTGCCATGGCCTTGTTCGATTTACAGGCAATATTGGCTCAGGTAACATCTTGCACTTTTTCAAAATCTTCTCAGATATATCCTTAAGGCAAGTGTAGATCTCGTATGCCTTTTCCTTTTTCACGGACACCTCCACTTTATCCTTGAATTACAGTTATCCATTCCCCAACATCATCTATGTACCAGGCGATTGATTACACCTCTTGAGCTATCTCCGGCTCAACATCGGATGGTTCGGTAACCATACCACCATTCTTTCCGTCATCCGTAACAGATTCTTTTTCGGATTGTTTCCGCTTTTTATAATCAACCGTGCGCATCTCACCTATTAGCCTTTTGATTTTATCTGCACACACTTTGCACAAATCGGCGTATATAATCTCCTCCCCTAAAAAATCAATAACCAAATCATTAGGTGATTCAATATCAGGTGCGTTTTCATCAACATCGCACTTCTCGAATACACGCGGACACCTATCGCATTTTTTCTCGATAACAACTTTTTTCGTGATCATCAAATTTCTCCTTTATGTGAGTAACTTCCTTTTAATAAGCTCCTCACGAAGTTCGAGCTTTCTATCTCCACTCGTTGTGTCTCTAAATTCCTTTGTAATTCTCATTGTGCCTAATAGCCTAATAATACACAATGCAAAAGCTAAGTTACTCGGTTCACCTCCATTAAATCTATCCATTGCAACAAAAAGTACCATCATTGGTTTATCTTCACCTTTACTCTTTAATGATACCAATGATCCCTTTATCAACTCATCAACTCTAGGTAAAATACTTTCGTTAGTTTTTTCCCAGTCTATATTAACCCTGTTGCCATTAATAATCATATTAGGCATAGAAACATTATCTATTGAACTAACTGCTCTATATATTACTTTTACTACATCAATATACCTACCTTTCCTCCGATCATTAAGTTCATCGTATTCTCTAAATATATCGTCACCCATTACCTAATAGCTCTTCAAAAAATCTAAGTGATATAACAACCCAGTCTTGATTAACTACCCTGTTCGGGCCAAACTTACCAGCCTGATTGAATCTTATCTGAATAACTGGCTCCCTATTTTGACCAAAGGATTCCTCTATTATTTTTTTTAAATCGGAAAGCTTTATACTATATGATTTTTTATCAGTCAACTTGCAATCAATTCTCAATCTATCACTTACCACATCACTCTTCATTTCCTTAAGCGCACCGGACATTGGTTGCCTTTTTCCACCTACTCTACTGGCAATCTCTTTCTCTTGATCTTTGACCTTATTTCGCTGCTTCATTTAGCACCTCTAACAGCAATTACAATCTTATCAGGACTATTAATTTTTTCTGATTCGCGAACCATGTATATACAAGTTAATCCTTTCTGTTTTGCATAGTTAACAGCTATATCAACCACCTTTTTCCTGTCCATTTCATTACTTGACATTCTACCATCAAATGTACCTATATAATATGACACCGCCCTTTTCACATTAGATCCAACCTCTATAACTGGGGGTTTCCATTATTGGTAAGTCTTCCGGTATCCATTTTGAAGGAAATGAGCAAAATTCTAAACCCTCCTCTTTGCTATTAACTTCCAAACCACCTAAACAGTCTGGATATAAAAAACGAATCATTTACCTTACTCCTGTTTCCATGGTTTTAGCATTAGATCCATTAATTCAATCTTCAGCCTCTCAAATTTAGCCCTGTCATTTAGCAAAGTCTTAACCACACTTCCCTTGGATTGATAAACATCTCCATCAAATAAGAACTTCTTTTTACCCTCTTGCACGATCAATCCAAATTTTTCTGCCTCCTTATATACAAAATCCTCCTCTATTATATCCCCAACCTTTTTTAATCCCGCCGGCTGTAATACCATAACAAATTCACCTTTGCTATGTGCCGGTGCAGTTTTATTTTTAGAACAATCAAATCCAAACTTTTTATCTAGAGGTAACCCAGACTCTTTATCAATTTCTGGCTTATATGACCAGAGATCTAACTCGGCAGACGTTGCAAATTTTTGACCTTCCCCGCCTGGTTTAGTCTTTGGATCGCCAAATGAAACACCAATCTTGTACCTGATCTGATTAATAAGCAAGATAGTTGGAATCCTACCGAATAATTTTAAATTCTGATTCAATGATGAAGTCCACGTTCGCATTGCCCTATTGACTAACTTGGCCTGTAGCCCCTGCTGCCACTTCTTCTCTGTGGATTCTTCCATTTCTTTCATAGGAGTCATAGCAGCTATTGAATCAATTACATAAAGATCCATTACACCAGACCTCATCCATTTATTAACAACATCAATAGTTTCCTCTGCGGTAATTGGCCTTTGAAGCTCAAGTTCGCTTAAATCGACATTCATCCTTCTGGCCCAAATGTTATCAAGTACACCCTCCTGATCTAGCCATGCACAAAGAGTTTTTCTAAAATTCCCACAGGTACACTCCGGCCAACCCCAGCAGTTTGAACACATCTTTTGAGCATTAGCTACTATCTTTAGCATTAATGTTGTTTTAGCAGACGATTTAACACCTGTCGCCATAGTCATCCTTCCAACAGGAATCCCACCACCTAATGCACGATCCAAAGCAAAAACACCTGTGCTAATCCTTGGAATATCCACAATTAATTTATCAGCCGTACTTGTCGTTCCTTTGCCAAACTCTTTGTTAATTTCCTTCCTGGTTTGCTCCCTCAGTTTCTCTCTTTTTTCCTCCTCACTAAGCTCTTCCTCTTTTTCCTTTTCTTCCTTGCTGGATTCTTCCTTTTTTTCTTTTTTTTCCTCCTCTTTTTTCTTAACCATTACATTCTCTTGATCTCATTTCTCTCTTCAATAACTCTTTTTGTGCAAAAATCAGCTGCATACTTGTCGGCATCCTCCATTTCTTCCAGATAGCAAGGAACTGTTACACCAACCGAAACCTTTGCACTCTCATAATTACCGAGGTTGACAGTCAACGAGTAACTACGATAAACCTTGGCCGGTTCAACATTATCCGGAAAAGCCTTCACGTCAATTACCTCTTCATCTAGCTCATCATCAACAATATGGCCGCCTTTTTTGTACTGTTTCAATACGGTCACCGTTAAATTTTCACACTTCTTTTTCTCTGGCATTACATCTCCATTAGTTGGTTAAAAAATCCTTTAACTTACCTGATACTTGAAATATCTCATTAAACTTCGACATATCCTTAATGTCAGAAAAAACCACAACATCGAGGTTTCCTGCCATTAAATCAAAGCCACCCTCGAGATACCTTTTTTTCATATTGTTAATTCTTTTTTTAACAGTATTAACAGAACCATGACAAAGCACTACATAACCCTGTCTATCATATCCTATTGCAACCTTTTGGCATGAATAAACAACGTTCATAATTTTGTTACCAATCTTTGCACACCAACGATAAACCCCATTATCATCAACGAGTTCATACCTTTTTTGATTACTATAAAACACCTAATATCCTCCATAGCGAAACAACCTTGATCCAAAACTTCTTATCTCTGCACCTTACATCCCCATTAAGCGCATCAAGCGCATATTTAACACTCTCGATCATATCAAATGAGTAAAACCTATGTCCATTCAACCCTCTAAATGGCGTTGGCGGCATCGATCCCTTTGCTTCCCATGTTCTTACAGTCTTAGTTGTTCTACCTATAAAATTAGCAAGAGCACCAATTTTATAAAGCTTAATATCTTTCAATTCCCCCTTCACCATTACTTTAGCAACTACTGGTATATAGTTTATTTCCTTGAATTTTTTCCTAATCCTATCCCTTTCGCTATAAGCTCTGCTCTTAATATTATCCCTAAATGCTTTATTACACCTATACCTATTCCGTTTATAAGCTAGAATTTTTTCTCTATTTTTTAAGTAATAGCCTTTCTTGTATTCTAAAATTTTATTTCTAACCTTTAGGTAGTATTTTCTATGCTTACTTATTTTCCTTCTCATGGCTCCTCTATAAGGTTAGTAACTGTATTCCAATCATAGACCTCCAATACCCCAATCACCATAGATTCGATCTCGCTCTCATCAAAATCTCTGCATGAGCAAATATTGAGCCAAAAAAATCCACCATCATCTCTTTGTAAGTTTCTTTTAGACCAACCGTGAAACGATATGTGAGATGTTGAAAGTATCAAAGCACTAGAACCGCCTTCGTCGTAAAAAACCGCCTCCCCTTTCCTGCTAAGATCTTCTTTAACATTTACAGAAATTGATTTCAAAACCCTCATTCCTATAAGATCACATATGCATGACAGTAACCACTTTATATCCCCTTCTGAGTTAAGAAAATCCCTCCTCTTAGTCCAACCGACTAAATCAACACTTTTGCCTATTATTCTTTTCATCCCTTTGTCCTTTAAGGTAACCTTTTCTTTTGTAAAACTTTTCCCTACTTAAATACATATTGTTAAATTCAGGAATCATACTATCAACCATGTCAACTATTATAACAGGGGTTTTTTTACCCTTATCGTATCTAGCGGCCCTTCCGACAGCTTGCTCAACGTCAGACATGGGAGATGCTAATACCTCTGTATCAATATCAGGTATGTCCAATGCTTGAGACGCCATTTGAAAAGTCGCAAAAATAACTTGGGCTCGCTCTGCTTTTTTTAACTCATCATCAGTTCTTTTTTTCTTTTTTCGTTTTTTATTCTCATCAACCTCATTGGTAAACCATTGGCCTGTATAATAATCAACAACCGTACATGGACCAAGTTTAGTATCTAAAAAATAATCCTTAATTCTATCAAGGTGAAATAAAGATGATGATAGAACAATTACTTTCCTTTTAGCCTCAACTATTCTCTCTAATTCAAGAGCTATTCTTTGATTCCTTTTCTTATTAGCATAAAGGAACTTTAGCTTAATCTCTTTTGGGAGTTTACCTGGATCAACTTTATCCGTCTTAATTATATCAAATCCAGTCCACACCCTTTTAACAATAATATCCATCTTTTTGGTATTAGATTTGTATCCAACCCTACCAATATGATATAGGAAAACCTTTTCCGTTCCATCTTTCCTTCTTGGAGTCGCTGAATTGTGTACAAGTATTCCACTAGAAACAAATGAACAGTGACCACAAACTTCAAGATCGTAAACATATTTTGGCCGAGCAACATCTCGAATCTCTCGCACAATTCCCTCGGCAAAATTCATGTCTCCATGAACAAATCTCCTCCTACTACCATATCGCCCATATGAATTACCATCGAGAGCATGTTTTGAAAAATACACAACATATTTTATTCTCCTGCCTTTTATTCTTCTACCATCAATCATTCCACCACTCACCCTCTCACTCACAGAGCACCCAGATAATACCCCAAGACTTCTAAGTAACGATTGACATCCATATGCAAGGCTCTTAGAAGTAGTAGTAAAATGGTAACTTTTCTTATCACCATCCCTCTCACTTAAACTACCATCTGAATCAAGTAGCCCCATTAAAAGTTCCATCCTGTCGTTTTTTTTCCATCCAACTATCCACTCCCCAGGAATCCATTTTTTATAACAATAAATCTTATCACCCCAAACTGATCGAAATATTTCCGCAACAATCCTATTAGAGTATCCTACTTGACAACTACCTTGTCTTTTTTCTGTCGATAATTTCCAATTCACCCATCTCAAATCAGACATCTTCTCGATAAAATTAGAAACATCCCTCTCCTTAACAGAGAAACATATTTTACCACCATCTAACCACCCATTGCCAAGCCAAAATCCAAACATATAAGCCCAGTCTCTAAGTTCTACTACGCATGATACATACGTACCACTTGCACCCTCTGTATAAATCAACTCAGGATCACTCAAAAACTTTCTTTTTCTAATAAATTCTTTTATTGGCAGCCTGCTACCATATTTACCATTTAAATATCTCCACCTGGTTTTTGAATCATATTCTTTAACATCTTCTCTGGTTAATCCAACAGCTACATGGACCTTGCTTAAATTAATAGCAGATTTCATAATAATAGATGGAACATCTATAGAACCTAAAGAACCACCTCCCCACTCATTCCCATTATCTACAAAAAGACAATCACCTTCAACAATATCCGCGACTCTACACTTTTCAATACCTGCTATTTCCTTCTTTTTCCCATTTACATACTTGTAATCCAACCCAGCAACTCTAAATATCTCGTGACTTGCAGTAGCTACCAACCTGTTTCCCGACACTGTCAGCTCTTTAACATTATCGGTACAATTATGCCGGAATATTTTCTTAACCTCCTTCCATTTAAAATCTCTACCACTCCAACCTCTACTGCTAATTCCAGAATTTCTTGTATCAATAACTCCATCCTTCTCTGAAAAAAACCTTGAAGCCATAGAATACGCATCCTGTATTTTTCCAACCCAACCACGCCCAAAAATTCCACCTCTCAATTCCACAACAGATTCTGGGCCAACACTAAGACCAATGCGATTCCTTGCCCTGAACATGGGCATTAATGGCGAAAATGTTGGAGCAGATATCCTATGCACCTCGTCGGCGATAACTAATCCTGGCCAATCATAAACCTCTTGAGGATATTTACCTTTTCTCATTGATTGCATCATGCCAATTACAACGTCACATCCGCTCGTTTGACATATATTAGATCTAATAAAGCCAACCTTAACACCTGGAACAAATTCCTCAAGCCTAGCCTTCCATTGATTCATTAAAAACTCGCGATCAACTAGAACAAGCGTTGACATTCCAATCGTTGCTATAATTGAACACGCCACAACCGTGTTATGAGTTACTGTAAAATCACCCAATAAGAATCTGCCATCACTATCAAGTTCAAATCCAGCATACTCACCAACACCATCATCCCTAATGCTAATACCTGTCCTTGTAGCACATTTTATTTGTTTCCTTTCTCCGGGAAACTTCCTCTTTATCCTCATTGGGATATCTTTAAAATCACCGGAAACAATCATCCTATAGCAAGTTTTGCTATTAACAACTTTCTCACTAACTGTAACCATAAAACCAAGAGACCTAGCTAAAAAACATATACCATCCGCATAACCTTTTCTTGATTGAATTATCTCCATGCACCCGCCAGCATTATTTCCATCAGTATCTAAAATACCAGCAAAAAATTCTCTTCTATTGTATCTGGAAGATACAAGAAACTTTTTTGGTATACTGCAAGAATTCCTCCCAAAAATATCCCTCATCAACGAAAGCAACCTGTTACTACCACCACGTTCTCCACATGTTATATGATATGTTGGACAGCCGTTGTAAGAATAATCTGTTCTAACAAAAAGATCAAATTTTCTCGCAATCCTATCACATTCATTATAAATTTCTACATCAGGGTTACTTATCGCAACACCATTCAGATTTTTAGTACCATCCCCAATCCAAATACCAGCAAAATAAGGATCAATTGGCAATTTAGGATATGGCTCAGGAAAATCTATACCATTTGGAGGAGAAAATTGTTTATATCTAGATCTCTGGGACTCCGTCAAAGACCTCCATTCATCAATAGATATATCTACAATTTCTTTGCTTTTATTATTTACAAGAGTAAGAATATGAACATCATTACACACCCATGATTCGCCTTTTATTGGAATAATTCTCCTCAATTCGCCAACGCCACGAGTAGTGGACAATACCTTCTTTGGCTTACTATCTGGTCCCATTAACATATCACCAGCTTTTACATCTTCAACACATGTAATGTCACCATTATAATGAAGAACCTTCGTTCCAATTTTAAGGCACTTACCAAATCCTGGCTCTGCTTGTATTATCAAGCCAGTTCCAGGATGCTTTAAATAATCTACAGCAACATCATGTGCATTTTCCTGATCATGTCGAAAATTAATCCTGGATTTTAAAAATACTTGATTACCATGACTTAGTCTATACTCAATATCTATTCCAATTAACCCTTTTTGAAAGAAATATTCTCTAGGAATTCCAATATAGTTACCCCTTTGCTCATACATAAAAATTGGTTTCGGATCATCAGCAAGTCTATGCATTTTTCTTGGAGTAACAGTTAATTGCTTCCTATACTCAAACAACCCGTTTATTTCCATGTCATCAGCATGGATCCATGCCATACCGTTAAGGATAGCTTTCACCCTACGCTCTCCTGACAATAATTATTTGCTTGTTATCTTCTGGATCGAAAAGACTATCAAACACAATAAAAGCTTTCTTTTCACCATTACCATCCAAATCAAGTAATAGTTTTTGACCGGCCGGCATGAGTTCAAGATGTATAGACATTTTGGACTCAATCTCAGAATTGCCTAATCCAGTAGGTAAGCCAACTTCCATCATTACATCAGTCAAATACGTCATATGTTTTCCTCAAAATCCCTTTCAATCTCGTCAATATCATCATCAGTTAAACGCTCAAAACACTCATGTAACTCTTCTTTTACATTGTCTATTCTATCCTTACTCGCACCTTTATCAATTAAACCTCTAAGCTTCCTTGAAACTCTTATATAGTCATCTAAAGTTACACTCATTAAAATTTCTTACCGCCATGCTTATGGGGCCTACTCAAATTGTAACGCATCTTTTCAACTATAGCCTTGCCAATATCAAGACCTTTTCCTTTTGAAAAATCCATTATCCTAATAACCACATCGGCAAGCTCAACCGATGCGCTATCAAGATCAATCATGTCATCTTTTGGATTCCCATTTCTAAGTCCTTCGAGTGCTTCTGAAAGCTCGGAATGCATTAGAGCTATAAGCTCACCATCATTCCTATTCTTCCCGTCATCCCAGAATCCTTTTTTAATAAAGTTATCATGAATATGCTCAGCCATTTTATCCCAGTGATCAATAAATCTGTCTGTATCCTGTTTTTTCATAAAAATCCCTTTACTTTGCCCCCTAGCAACCTAAGAGTTATTAGAACAATGTCAGCACAAACAATTTTTGTATCAACAAATTCACTGAATTCTTCAAATTCATTTGCTAACGTTCCTTGAGAGTAGTCAACAAAATTGACATATCTCATATTAGGGTACCATTTGTTCGTTTCTAGTTCTTCTTTACTGAACAGTTTTGCATCGCAGAGTTCAGTAACCCATTTTGTAGGATTAATATTTTTCAGAAATTCAAATTTGTCCCTTCTTACTAAGACATATGCTCTTTTCTTTTATCCATTGTTCACCTACCACATTTCTATTATAATAGAACACGAACTGCCTTCAAACATATATTCACTATAAAGGTATCTTGGTTCATAGTTAATAAATATCTTCTTAGTACCAAGCGCTAATGATATTTTTTCCATCATATCAAAAGTTATGTTCACATATTCATTAAATTCTACAGTAACAACTCTACATTTATCATCCTGAAACCATATTTGATTTCTATTTATCCGATTATTACCTATTACACCCATAATTTGTTCAATTATTTGATCTTTATCCATCTGATTATTACCTATTACACCCATAATTTGTTCAATTATTTGATCTTTTCTTACCTGGACATTTATCCATATGATTGCCTATGCATTAGCGGGAATCGAACCCGCAAGCCCCCCACGGACTCTCTAAATTAAGGCTACAAGGCCGCATAACTGAGCAAGCTGCTCAGCTTACTGCCTTGAGCCTTAATGCTGGTTACGTAATCCAGCGCCATCTGTTTCAGTAGACCGTCTATCCGTTTAAAGCATCCCAGTCAAAACAACCGAAACTGCCTAGGCGTTTGCATCCCTTTTTTGTTAAAAGATTAAAAAGGAATATCATCCTCTACTGGCTTATCACTATTCTTCTTGTTTTCATTGTTCGTGAAAACGGACTCCTCTCTACGTACTGCATTTAGTATTCTAAGTAACTCGGAGCGACTTTTTGGAGCAAAGAATTTTTCATAATCGTAGGACTCAGGTGTCCATATTTTACCTTGTTTATCTTTGTACTTAAACTCATCAGCACTAAGATCCACCTCACCTAAAAACTCGCGGATATCACCTGAACTTGCATCGGTCTCAGACGCCCTATAGAACTCGTATTTACATCCTTCCAGTGACCCTCTACGCTGTCTAGATCGCTCAATTGCCTTTGCCACATCTGTTTTTACAGCAAGTAACCTCTTGACATTTTTTCTTTCATTCCCTTTTTTATCAACCCATGGAGTAGCATCGATAACAGTATACATAGTTACATAATATTTTTTCTGACCCGAATCGCACAGTGGACAGCCTTCAGGATTTTCATCAGGTGGAATGTTTTCAAGACATGTGAACCAATTTTGCCATGTTCCATTTAGGTAAAGTTGATGCTCCCAGAACTGAATACATTCGTCATCGACAAAGATAATTTCTCTATATTTATCAGGTGGCATCCATACCCGCTGAGGAGGTTTAGCTCTATTTTTCTGTTCCTCTTCTCTTGCCTCTTCAAAACCATCGTACCCTGTTTTAAACCATCCGGCCATTCTTCATTCTCCTTCGTCAATTTTTTGACTTTAGTTTACACCATTTCGGCGCCTTAAATTCAAATTCCCTTTTGGATTCTTCCTCTCTTTGTTTTTCCTCTTTGACCCTTATAATATCTCTTAATTGTTTAATATTAACCTTGGTAACTTTAAAACATCTTGGACAGGTAACATCATCGTTAATATCTTTTGCATGTTCAATAATTTCAATTCCGCACTCTGGACAAATTAAATTTAAATCATTGTTTACACCAAAACATTCACTCATGATAGCACCCAATCTCACTTGTTCAATGATGCTTAACTATTTTTTACAATTTAATATTCTCTATTTCTTTAGTTACCTCTTTTTTACTCATACCACCGGGATCGCATTCGTCTGGTAACTCAATAACTTTAACCTGGATTTTTTTAGCTATAAGATTTCTCAACTTAACCATTGCATCCTTTCCCGCCTTATCACCATCAAACATTATTACAGCGCCTCTGTTAACCGGAATGCATCTAACTATCCTTAATATCTGTTCGTCACTAAAACCTGTCCCCATTGTCGCAACCGCATTGTACCCATACTGCCACATAATAACAGCATCGATATGGCCCTCAACTAAAAACACATCACCCCTAGACTCCTCTATAAGATGTTCACCGAATAAAAAATTACCCTTCTTGAACCTTAAAAAATCAGATTCCCTTCTCCAATCAATAAATGGCTTAAGTTTATACTCACCTATATCCCAATTATAGTGACAATTATGGACCAATAAGCCATTATTTACAAATGTCTTTGCCTCAGTTTCAAAATCAACAAGTTCTTCCTCTGATAAAAACTCAATACCATCAACAGCAACAGGCATACCATCTCTTATGGTATGAATTAACATAGCACTTTCAAAACGGTCCCTTACAGTGGACGCGATCATCCTCAGCATCGACCATGATACCCTACTTCTACCTGCCAATGCATCAGGATTAATCCCAACACCAGACTCCCTGCAAAATTCTCTTAACAATTCACCCGCGAACATCCCAGTTTTTCTTTCGCTACCATAATGCCTAATTATTGCCTTTTGTTTCTCATTAATACCAAATCCAACTGAATTAGCAAATCTCACTGCCTGCTCGCCACACATTGTTAATACAAAAGAACCACATTTAGATCTCTTTTTATTAGCAAAAACCCCAACTGACTGCAATAATAACATAATACCGTCTATGGCACATTCAGAATTCAACCCTATTCTAACCTTTCCATCAGCACTTGATCCGTCAGCATCAAACACACCACGAATAAATCCAACAATTTCAGATCTAGAACTCATTGTCGGTACAAACCATGAGCTACTTTTGCTTCTACGTGGCCTACTACCGATACAATCTAATGCACGTATTCTATCACCTGAAATCGCAAACCACTTAGTATCACCACATGGTTTTCTTTCAACAAATTTTAGACCACTCACCTTGGCGGCCTTTTTTAATGATTCCCGCCAATATTTCACATTTTTATCAAATCCAAAAACAATTGTTCTACTGCTTTCTCGATATCCATCACCACAAAAGGCACCTACAAGCCACCACCATAAATCTGCAACATTATCACCGCTTGCCCAACCAGGTGCTAAATACATAAAATCATCACGACTTAACTCCTGTGAATGAACCCAGCTCCATTTACCTTTTTTCCAGCACCAAACCTTGTGATTGAAACCAAAAAACACTTCTTGACCATTCCTAAGGGAAACTTTTACAACCCTACTGGTTGTATTCCATTTATTTACAATTTTAGACCATCCCCATTTACCTTCTTTCTCGTTAAACGACCACACCTTATCCCCAACCACGACCGCACCTGCTTCGATACAACCTCTTCCTGTAATAATAATTGAATCTCTTCTAATACAATATTTTGGTATCCTATCTCCAACACTTCTACCACTTACCCCGCGCAATCTCCCCCTTTCATCTCTTGTCACAAATATCGCTCTAGCGTTCTTTTTGTCAAACCCAATATTCCAATATCTTGCTGTCTCGATACTTATACCACGATCAAGAATATACCTTGGGATCTCCCCTAAGAATCCATCAATAGATGATTCAGGCAAAAAATCGTAATAATAATCGCTTTTATCTTTACATTCTGCCTTTTTTGCCCAAGATGAAATCATCTGTCTAGGTAACCTTGAATACCTCATAAGCAATAATGATTTGCCGGAGAAATCCGGGGAATCATATCCTTTTAGCCCCCATTCGCTTATTGCCATTTTTTCAAGAATGCCTTCAAAACCACAAGCAAAGCATTTACAGTAACTACCTCCAGAGTTGTTAACAAAAACCGAAAACGATGGATTCCTATCATACCCTCTTTTATGGTTCTCCCCTTTTGGGCATGTTGAAATAATAGATCGCGCTCTGTTCTTTATTTTTTTGCACCCAATAGATTCAAGTAACTGTTTTATCTTATCTTCTGTCATACAAGACTATTTATTTTAATTTCAATCCCATCATGTCGGATGTGCTAATCACTCGACCGCACTTGCATTTCCAGCCACAAGGATCTAGCCCGATATAATACTTAGGAATCATCATTAACTCAGTTAAAGGATTCCTTACTGGAATATCGCATTGAGGACACTTGAAACGCTCAATCCATTGAAACTTTTTACACTCTTCTTTTCTCGTAATCATAAAAACAACTCATCATCTTTGTTTAAATCATCGTTCTTAATTGCCTTTTCCGGCTTATCAGCTTGACCAAAATCCATTGTCTTAAAATCCCATTTAGATACCAGATCCATGATTTCACCCTCCCTCATTTTGAGCATCATAATTTTCATAAGGCCATCCTGCTTGAAATCCCCGGTCTGAACCAACGCAAAAGCTATATCTGCATCCCATCCAATAACATCGGTAATGCCAATATTTGCTATATCAATTGTATCCGGGTCGTCATCACTTACTGTCCGATTAAACTGCGTTGACGCGCACCCGACAATACCATACCTTTTTGCTAGTTTTTTAATATGATCTGCAACCATAGACACCCTGGTATGTCGATCATAAACGCCGGGCACCTTGACCAAGTACATCCCATCGATCACTACAATATCAGGTCTGGTTTCATATATTGCAGCCTCTATGCTGTCCAATGTAATATCAAAATCGTCACCAACGATGTAAATGCCTTCATTTTCAATCATACTGTCGATTTCATCGAACATTTTTGCTTCCGCAAAATCACCAAGCTTAGCTCTACGCATATTCTGGTAGTTCATTCTCAAATGTATTGCATAAAACCTTTGAGCAATTCGAGCCTTTGCCATCTCGGTGCATACAAAAAGAACCTTGTACCCATTCAACCATGCAGCTCGAGCAACTAAAATCATCGCCCATGTATTATGCGCAACTAAATTATTCGCTATGTAGTTATGGGTGCTATTAATAGTAAAATCACCAACTTCATGATCACCATCATCCTCAACCGATATAAGCTTATCAAATAATATTTCCTCGCTCACCATCCACTTAAACCTATCCAATGCATTTTCTGCTTCATCGAATAGCGCCCTCAGATATCTTCTACTACCACAGCCATTTCCACTTTTATTAACAAAATCTCTCGTACTAACATAAGATTTCAGACCAAGTCTCTCCCTGACCCTATTAAAAAGTAATTTACCTTTATCAGTCTTTAAATACTTAATCCTAAAACTATCCTGCGTCTTAAAGATAGCACCCCTTAGTTCATCGCTTGATGGAACGACATCAGTATTTGGATTAATTGAATCCTTAACCAGTTCCAATCTCTCACCTTTTGGTCCAGGCATATTGTGGAACATATCTCTAAACTTATTTCGGGTCCAGGCCTCGACTCTAAGTCGCCATGCATTAAATTCCTTCCCTTCACACTTCACCTTCCTATAGCTCTTTGATGCAACAATTCCAAACCTTAAGAGTAATGTTACCAACTCATCGACCAATTTTTCCGAAGACAAAGAAATCTCAATCCTATCTCTCCCGCCATTCCTAACCTCACCGTCGCACGCCCAAAATACCTCTATAAATCTCGCGAGTAAAACATTTGGGAGTTTCCATATTACATCAGGAATACACTTATTAATTGATTTATCACAACCAATTCCATACCTATTCAAAAAAGCCCTACCACCAAGAAGACTATATGTATTCTTAGCCTTTCGATCTGAAACATCCAATCCAGCGCTTTTCGCTGCTGTCTTGAACAAAGTAACAATTGACTTCTCCTCTTTAGTTACCGTTACATCATATCTCTTTGTATAGTTTCCATCAGCAAGTAATATTGCCATTAACTCCACGTGGCTAACCGGTATAGAAACAGGCTCTACTGGCTCTGGAAGCCATGCTGAACCAACTATCCAATCCTCACGCACATTCAACCTGTCAGCTCTTACCCATCCTCTTTGTGTTAACATAGGGTGCTCTGGTGTGACCGATATTTTTCTACCCAATCTTGTTTTTATTTCTAGACATTTGCTTCGGCCAGTAAGAATCCAAGCATCAGGAACAACAGCTTTTATCCCCCCACCGTTAGCCTGATCAAGCGTATAGACACTTTTTCTCTTATCAATAACATCTTTCGCTAGTAACCTCTTACCTGTTAGAGGATCGATCATGTAGGTATTATCAAGCCTATTACACTTTCCAACACCTAACCGGGCTACGGCGACAACAAAATCACCCGGCCAAAAACCAAGTGTTGCCTCAGTCATATCCTCCCATGGTGTCGGTATCCCAACCTCACCGCGTTTAATTTTCATATAGATTTCTTTAACTTTTGGACCAAGAGAAAAAAGACTTTCAACTTTTGCTGACCCAGGGGATGTTGCCCAAATCCTCCTACATAATTCAATATTCTTTTCAAACGCCTTTTCAGGATCGTTTTTTTCAAGATGCTTAATTACCGGATCTAAACCTTCTCTTAACTCAAGGTATAATGATCTCTTTTTTACCTGTTCAATCCAATAGCCAACCACACCATCAGACTTACCCAGCAATATTCCCTTTGCTTTTTTAACTATACTTTCCGAGGGAATATCATCAAATTTCCTCCAATACTCTACTATAAACTTTACGACAGTTGCACCCTGACCCTGTAACATACTGGGAGTTATACCACTATTGATTAATTCCAAAATGCCGTCACGGCCACCATTAAGCAAGGCGCACGCAATGCCATTGTCAATATCCAATGCTAGGCCCTCCGACGCAATGTTACTTACAAAAGCTTCTTTCTAGATTATTCATATGTTTTTCTAGGTAATTATGACCACTAACAGAAACAGGGAGCATGTACCCTCTTATTGCATTATACAGGGTATCATTATAGTTTTTGCCTATCTCATTCTGAGTTAAGATTGTTGTAATAATAGTTGCTTTCATATTATTTATTCTGCTTTTTACAATATCACTTAGTGTCATTAGATAATAATTAGCAGGTCCCCCTGATTCTTTTCCAAGATCATCTATTATCAACAAATCTACCTCTTTTGATCTTCGGTACAAAGTAAGTCCACCACCAAAGATGCTCTCCTTAAATGATTTTGACGCCATTTCCTGCGCTGAAGAAAACATAGCTGTGTACTTCCTACGCCTAACCTCCTTTGCAATAACAATGGCACAGCTAGTTTTTCCAGTATTATGATCACCAAGGAACAACAATCCATGACCTTCACAAATCATACTATCAATACTTTTTAAGTATTTTAGGATAGTTTTCTTATGAAAGCTACCATCTGGTTTAATTTCAGAATACGATACACTCCAGAATCTAGTAGGAACACGCATCCTATTTAAATGATCTTCGGTCAAACTAATGCGCCGCCGAACATCACCAAGGTAAGTCCTTCCTCCATCCGACTTCTGGATCTCTATTCGATGCATGTTTATCAGATCTCCTAATTGTTCCTTTGCTATTGATTTCTCCTCTTATAGCCTCCTGAATCCACATATCACCCATTTTAATTACAAGTTGCAAAGTAGGAGCATACGATTTATCCAACTTAAACCTCTCCCTTAAACTATTCCACTTTTCAAAAACAAATTCAACTAATTTCTTCGTATTTTCGCTACCATAGTCATCAATAAGGATCTTTGCCATAGCCTTCCTTTTAGCCCTCCACTTCTTATCTGGTAAATCATCAAATTTTTCCTGCCAAAGACTATGCCAAATTAATTCTATATCCTTTAAACTACAATCGCTCTCTTTCTCATTGTTTTTACTTGATTTTATTATACTAAGCTCTAACTCCTGGCCCCTTCTTTCCTGCGCCTCTTTCCTCTTTTTCTCTTGCGTTCTTTTAAGAACAGCATTTATCTGATCTTTATCAATATCGCAATCACTTTTATCCATTTTTTCTTTTTTATCACAGATATTGTTTCTTGTAATATTAGATATCCCAAGATCCTCATTTGGCACCCTGATAAATCCAGTCCTATTTAACGTATCATTGGTAAGCACCCCGTTACCATCCTCATAAACCCTATCTAGTGGCATTAATATAGTTATATTGGACTTACCGTACTTTTTTTCCTGTTTAATCAACCCCTTATTCTCAAGTTTAGCTAGGCACCTGAATACACTCCTCCTAGTTAATTTCGTATCAGCCATCATCCTTTCAATACCAGGGAAGCAGGATCCTTTTTCCCTCTCATACCATTTTAACTGAAGGTACAATCTAAACGTCGTGTTATCTATTTCAGAATCAAAAAGCAATATCCCATTACACCTAACACCCCATAAACCATCTATCTCTCTAGCGTTCTTTAGAGCGTCTTTCATTGCTTTTTTTCTTCTTTATATTCAGAAAGTGCAACCTCTATCTCTTGAAACTGCTTACTTTGAACATCACTTACTTTTTTTAAAACAGCCTGAAAACATGAAACGCAATATAAAACATTATATTTCTTTACATCTCTTCTACTAATTTTAAAAGACAAGGTTACACCTTTCATTCCCTTTTCAGGTAAGACATTATTGCACCTAACGCATGATATGTTGGCATTCTTTTTTACCTCATAACATGATCTACATATCTTCGACCAAATAAAATCATTGCTGATTTCCTCTTTACAATTTGCACATCTTTTGATTTTACTTTTCATGAATAGATACTCTACATTTGGTCTTGCAATATTTTTCCCATATCTCCTCAAACTTACTTGGCCATTCAACATGCTCCATTAAATAACATAGTTCTTGGTAGGCTTTTATAGTCTTACAGTTTTCAAGTGCATCCATGATAGAATTAGCTGATACTCTCACATTGACAATCCATTTTAAAAGATCAAAAAAATCTTTCTCATCAACGCAATCTTCTCTAACTGGATGAAGATTATCTTTGGTCATCTTAATCCTCTGTTAGTAGTCGCCTGTTATCCTTTTTACTTTCATGCACATGCTCAAGCGTTTTTTCTTGATCGTCTTGTTCTTGCTCTTCTTTTTCCCTCTTTTTTTTCCTTTGATTCTCCATTTTTACCTTCACATAATAGCCCTTTATTATTACCTAGTACGATTGCTTTCAATCTAACCTTTACACCAAGTATATGTTTATCATAATCAGAAAATATGAATTTAACAGGATTCATAATAAGCATACTGCCAGATATGACTTGATATTGCTCACATGCAAGCTTCATTTTATCAAAATGCTTACTAAACATCCCGGCCATTTTAACTGGTATTGCACCTATCGATCCTATCCTGTTTCCATTTTTATCACATGCGCAAACATCAATAACCAGCTTACTAAAAGGCACTAAGGCAAGACATATTTCTCTTTTACGAGCAATCTTTATTAGTGAATCCTGCCTTTTCTCTCCATTGAAAATTTTATCAGTTCTATCAAGATTAATATCAATCTCAACCCAACCATTGTCAAGCTGATTGATTGAGTTAATCTCATTTGCCCATTTTTTATCATTTTTTTTATTCTTAGCGAAACCATCAAGTACAATTGGATTCATGTAAACAATATCCTCTTCCTGTATCCCTGTACCGTCGCTTTTACTACATCGAGTAGATCTTTAAATGATTTTGGTCTAAATTCAGCCAATTTTGATACATGTACTTTTCTTTTAATGCCAGGTAAGTCAAAATCAAATACAAGTTCACCTGCTGACCAAAGAATATCCAAGGTAGGTCTAGCATTAAGTAACCATTCACAGAACTGATTCCATAAAACAAGATCGTTGAAGCGTTCAATCAACCCGTTATTAGACAAGTAATCTCTTAAAGTTATTTTTTTACTTAAAAACGACTCAGGAAAACACTTTAGACATAGATCTTTTTTAAACAAGAATTTCCAACTCTCTATGTCATTCGGGTTATCATTACCGATACTTATTTCGGTTTTCCCTAGGGGATAGATTTTACAAATGGTTGGCCTATCATCACCGAGAGCACATTTAAAAAACGGAAGGTTTTCTTTGTCGCGCCAAAACCTCTCATAAACCTTCGTTCCATCATTTCTAATTTCGTTCATTAATGAAATATATTCTTCTTTCCCTCTTAATTGTGCTACAGGTACAGCCATTGGGCACTTGGAAATACTTTCTTTATCATTCGGAAGTAACCTGTGAAATAAAAGATATCCTATTGGCACACCGCTATTACCGTCAATTGTCCAGGTAACTATCCCGTGAGGGTTTCTGCTGGACAGTAGCGACGTTGATGAAAAAAAACCCATCTTTCTAACTATATCATTATTTATCATTTTCCAAATATCTAACGGTGATAATGGGATCTTTCTTCCAAAGCAACATCTACCAGATCTGTTACACATGAATTGAATTTCATCGTCTAATCCAATTACTTCGGTATTTTTTTCAGTTGCTTTTTTAATTATAATCTGATCATTCTCAGTGGCCGTGTAACCAGATATCTCATCTTTGCTACACTCAACAGGTATGCAATTTTTAAATAGTTCATCGCCAGCAACAGGAGGTTTTTTTGTCTTTCTTTTTTTAGAAAGATATTTGCCCATATTCACCTACTTGTGATTTTTCTTTTTATAGATTCTAGCTCGGGAGGTGAATTTTGCAAGGGTGTCTGGTGCACTTTTTTTGAGAAAAAACGTACTGGCGTGTTTTTTTTGACTTTAAGTTGGTTATTTTTTTGACTTCTTTTTCTTCGGTCTAGGCGTCACCGATGGCAGGCTATGTAAATCATATAGTTCCGCCTCAATGCCATCGGTATTATCGCTAAAATTGCTAAGATCTTCAAAGCATGTCTCCTTCGGTAAGACTTTTCTTGTCACTTCGAAAAATTCATCAATCGGGATGCCAGCTCTACGAGCTAAGTTAAGAAACTCACCCATATCGCCTTTTGGTTTCAGAAAAACTTGATCTTTAAACAAAAGATCAAACATATGTTTTCCGTAGTCGCGGATAAACCGATCCGAGGAAACCGGATCGGTGATTTTTGGCCGAATAGCCGAGCTAACAGTGACAATGCAGTCAGTACCGTCAAATTTGACTGATTTTCTTTTTTCACCTAAGATAGACTTTTTGCGCCAATGAATCTTAGCCTGATCCCTTAAAAGTTCAGCATAGATCTCTTTTTCTTTATTGAGATCATCAATTTTCATTTTGATCTCATAAAGAGCATCTACGTGCTCTTGAACGGCATCATCGGTTTTTTCGTCTTGTTTTTTTAATGCATCCGCCAAAGACATTGTTTTTTTCCTTCGATTCCTCATCGCTTATTTTATCTCCGCATAGTGGGATGCTGATCGTATCCACATCAGAATCAGCCCAATCATCCCCCCATGGAATCAGATCATCAAATGATCCTATCTCATGGCAATCATCGTCAATCAGACGATCCCGTGCATTCATCAAAGCAGTTATTTCCTGTTCTGATAACTGCCGACCCATGTAGGATTTAAAATACATTGTTATTTCTCTTTACTCTTATAGATTGCACGATTGGGGCCAACTACATGTAGTTGTTTACAGGTTTTTAGCCCTAAAAGCCTAATGTTTTCAATAGGTATGACATGTATCATAAGCTAATGATATGTGTGGCCGACATGTGTTACATTGCAAATATTGCAGAGATTAAATTTTTGAGAAAGTATCAATATGAACAGAATTGAGTATTTTCAGTACTTTACAATTGGATTTTCTCTATGCAAAAAGTTGCAATCCGACATGTCAGATATCAACATTTTTGCGATGTAGGGATATAGGGCATATTATTGCTTCTTATTATACTCATACTCTGTTTGAATCCAGAATCCCAAATGCTTTAGCTTTGGGAGTACGACAAGCGCTGTGATAGCGTTTTGTGAAAAAAGTGCGATGAGAACTGTATTGAGTTTTCCTGATATCGTACATTGTCATTATTTGGCTCACATTTAACTACTTAAAATATTTCAGAAAATTTCCATTTTTACCCTTGATCTTTTCTACTGATCAATCACTATATAATTGTAGCGAGAAAAAAACAAAACAAAGGAGAGAGAAATGAGAGTAGAGAAATTAAGAACAAAGATAGAAGCGCACTCAAGCGAGAACGGATGTTCTTGCGCGGAGGAATTCGCGCAAGAGTGCAAGGAACTGTCTCTCTCTGCGGGGGAAGTTCCCCAGCAAATGCTTACATATTGGCTGCGTACGATTGAATCGTACGCATGTGATGAGGAGCAGGATTAATTAAGCCCTGCTAGAGCCCTCTAGTTAACCGGAGGGCTCTATGGAAGGCTTAACAAAGGAGAAAAAATGGAAGAAAGAAACGAGCACACCTATTCCTACTATAGCGGGGGGGGGTACTACCCCAAATTAGGGAAGTTCGGGACGGAGCTTATTAAAAAGAATAAAAAATTCGGATATTCCTTTGATTACAAAGGAATCTCCCATGGCCCATACGCTTCATGGGAAGAAGTCGTAAAAGCATTACGAAAATATCACAATAAACTTTAGGATCCTTCATTTTTTTTACCCAGTGCCGCCTTTATAGCTTTTATAGCTGCTTCCTTCATATTATCATCAATATCACCGTGTGTATGATCATAATCGAGCATCTTAACATTTAGGTCTTCAGCAAGATCTCTAGCTATCTTCCTATCAACAGCTTCGCGAATTGACTTCCATTCATCTGGATTATTTATCAATGACTGTGGTATACCGAATTCGTCATACTTTTCATCAATCTTGATACCTAGATCGTGAGCTGCCTTGCTAACGATCTCAATTTTTCCACCAACAAATTTCATAAAATTATCCAGACAATCTACAACCTTTTTCATTTCATTATCCAGATCCTTATCCACACCTTTGTTAAGTTCAAGATCATCACAGATCACGACCCTGCAAGTTGCTACACGATCTAGTATCAATTTTACTCGATCCAAAAAATCAGACATGTCAGTACCTATTTGTTCTATTACTGTGCGCACCTTTACCAGTAACCGCTTTTATTCTTTGTGTCAACTTACATCCCCTTGCTTTTACACATCCATACCGCTGACACCCACAATCAAGTGTAAGTATTTCACCTTTTTCTGTAATCAAGTCACAGGAACAATAGCCATCCCCATCGGAATCTTGACTTGCACACGTTAAGCTTTTGATTTCACCAAGATTATCCGCGTACTCGGTAGCAGCCTTTAACGCCGCAGCATAATCGGCCCCGCAACTACCTATACCGCCAATAACCGCTGAACCGATAATCAAAACAACGGCCACACAAATAAGCAATTCACCTAGAGTTAATCCGCTTTCTCTTTTCATCATCCTTTTCCTTTCTTTATCGTTAAACTCTCAATATCCTATTTGCTGATCTTCTTTTCGTAATCTCTTAATTTTTTTACCGCCTCCAGCAGTGATGTTTCTGCAACCGCACTTGATTGAATCCCTATTGCACCAGCCCATGATTTAGCATACCTTACAATCTCTTCCTTTAGTCCTTGTAGTTTTTTTCTTTGATTACTTGTCATCCCGGCTCCGCAGTGCTTACAAACAACACCTATAATACGTTATAAAAGAAAAGCTAACCTTTTCCTTTGACCTTCTATCGACACCTTTTGCATTTTCTTTATAGGCCAATCTCCATTTACTAAAATCAATGTTAGGGAAAAATGTATCAGCATCATAATCTCTATCTATTACAGTCAATTCAAGCACTGATGCAATATCAAGTCCGGCCTTATAGATCCTTGATCCACCTATAAGAAAAGCTCTATTTTTGCAACCACTTTTTACATGCTTTATAGCATCATTAAAGTTATTGTAAACCGTAACATTGTCAGGATCAAACCCACTGTCAGATGTTAAAACAATATTCTCTCTTTTAGGTAATGGTCTGGATTTTTTAGGAAACGATTTATATGTCCTTATCCCCATAATACACGGGTAACCCATCGTAAGTTTTTTAAATCTAACAAAATCCTCTCTAATACTCCAAGGTATCTTGCCATTAATACCAATGGCGTTATTTCGCGCAATAGCAGCTATAATCGTAAAATCGACCATTAAACTGCTATCTTGAAGCTTATTCTTTTATGATGCTTATAATCAATGATCGATGTATTCTCATAACTCCAATCAAAAATTGATTCAAAATTATCAGTTGAAATGGTTGGCAACTTGTAAGGATCCCTTGCTATTTGCTTTTTAAGGCCATCAACGTGATTCCTGTAAATGTGGGTATCACCCAGAAAACCAATAAGACTACCTTCCTGAAATCCAGCATCTTTAGCAAGTAAATGGAGTAATAATCCATAACTTGCTATATTAAATGGAAGTCCCAACGCAACATCAATGGATCTTTGATTCCATATTAGGCTCAGTTTATTATTTATCACAATAACCTGATAACTGTAATGACATGGTGGAAGAGCCATGTCTTTTATCTGTACCGGGCTCCATGCTGAAACAATCATTCTCCTATCGTGAGGATCAGTTTTTAGTTTTTCAACTACCAACTTCAACTGATCGACGCCTTCTGTAGCAGGGGGGAGATTATATGCAGTGTACAATGCACCAAAATTTCTCCACTGGAATCCATAAATTGGACCTAGGTCCCTCTCTTCCATCATTTTTTTTCTTGTTTCATCATCATGACCATATGGTACTATATTAGGATTGCACCATTCATCCCAAATATGATTATCTCTGGCCTTAAGCCATTCCTTATCTGTTAAACCTTTTATAAAAAATTCTAACTCTGAGGCAACTAATCTAAAAGGAACAAACTTCGTTGTTACTAGAGGGAAACCAGTTGACATATCATGTTCAAACATCGCACCAGGAATTGCTAAAGTATCGATCCCTGTTCTGTTTGACTTCCACTCGCCCTTAGAAAAAATCCTATTAATTATATCAATATACCTTTTCATAACTTTTCACCTAATAAATGCTTTGCTCTTTTCTGAACTGATTCCCATTCCAGTTTTAATGTCACCACCTCTTACCTTTAATAAAAACAGACTTTAATAGCGCATTAGCTCCAATTTTAACCGGATCCATTACCAGTCACCCCGAAAATTAGAGAACGGCCAGCTAAACTTCCCCTCGCCGGGTGGTTTTTTACCAGCAATCCTCATAAAATCCTCAAACAATCCGATAACAAAAGGTAATACCCTATCATCGCTAATAACACCATGAAGGATAATATCGTCTGGAAGCGTAATAACACCCTTATAGCTTTGTCCATAAAGATCGTACAGGTAACTAACGACCGACTGCCATCCACCATAAACATCATTTGCTTCTCTGGCTATAGGGTTCCATCCACCTTTTTTTACCCAATTGTAGTTATCAAATGATATATCATCATCATCTGACTTCCTCCATTCAGGTGACCTAATCATAGTAACAAAAGCTTTCTCGCCAAAGACAGGGGGGATATAGGGCCACATTACTATTTGGGCTATACAGTACTTTTTCGGATCTTTTCCGGCAGTAACCAAATGCGCCATCACTATTTTCTTAAACATACTTACTCCTTGCTTTGGCCCCCTCCGCCAGATTCGAACTGGATCTTTTACCGACATTGAGGCCTATACCCGGTAAACGTTTTACCCTATAAACTAAAGAGGGGCTTTTAAATCATCAGAGACCGTTTATCTTCCTGAATCTCCTCTTTTTTTTCAATCTTATTACTTTACTTTTTCCTTGACCTTTTTCTGGATCTGTCTTTTCTTCTTCTATAATCTCTTTTTACCATAATTACTTACCTGTTCATATTAAATGGAAGCAAATAATCATACTGTTCTGCAAAGTTCATCTCATCAAGTATTCTAGCTAAATCTCTGGAATAGGGAACTACTATTCCAAAAACAACTAGCTCCTCGTCATCGCTCTTTTTAATAACCACAGGGAAGGGTGTATTCTTTACCTTCTGAACTCTAACAAGATTTCCAACTTCATAACTTACCGGATCAGAAGTCTTGTAAATCACTCTACATCCGATTATTCGCTCAATCCTCTGCATTAAAATTTAGATCCCTTTTCTTGCAACCCGATTATTATTGAAGAATAAATTTTATGCATTTCCTCTTTAAACTCAACAGTATGATTGCCAGCAGTACAATGTGCAAGTTCTTCGATAATGGTTGATAGCAGATCTTTCTTATCAACCAATACATTCCTTGATATTCTTATTCTTTTTTGTGCACGAGAGTACCCACCCATAATCTTATCATCCATAAACTCAACAATATCCAAAAATTTGTCGAGATCTTCTTTGCCCATAAACGCAACCAGCCTGCTAACCCACAGCAAGTTATTTCTCTCCACACTATTAAGAGAACCCACATCAAACTCATTTCTTACCTCATTGCCAACTGTTTTCAACTCCTGTAGATTATATTTTTTATCCAATACCTTCCTTAAGCCAGATCCAACTACAATCCCCTGTTTCCCGAGGTGAGACACTTCATTAAGATCATCCATGGATCTAACTGGAAACGAATCCTTACCATGCTTTTCTTCAAACATTTCACCGATTTTATCGGCAAAAATATCATCAACACAATAGCGACTCGCGAAGTGCTCAGTATCGGCCGCATTTGTTGAGAGGAGAGAAAAAGCAGCACTGTAAAGATTTTTATCTTTTTTTGTTAACTTTTCCCATAGTGCAGTAATTTCATAAGAAAAATCGAATGAATTGATCATTTTTCGATCACGATCCGTTTGAGCATTAAAGAGATCGTATCCGTAAGTCATATCCTCTTTATGTTCAATAAATATACCCTTAATATAAATGTTTCCAGCTAATCTTTTGTCAAGCAATAGTCTGCCCTTATCCAAATCAATAGATTCTATTTTCTTATCGCCCAAAAACAAGATACGATGATTCAGCATTTTCCAGTCGTCTAGATTTACACCAATGATCTCAACTATTACACCGCTGCAATCCTTGCGCTTAGCCGTGTCAAAAGCCAGTACCTTTTCATTGTCAAAGTTTTTCGAAAACACAAAAGAAGGGGTCCACAACTCGCTACCATTACGGATTTTTACGCCATGCCCTGCTTTTAACAGGGCAATAATGCCCAGTTTTAGACCCTCTCCATACTCACCGATCTGATCATTTTTCCCTTTTTTATCAGTATACCCGTAAAGCATATGCTTTTTTGATAGAAGAGCACCATTATTCGATACCCTAAGAAGCTTCTTCTTAGGAAGATATTTAACGGCCATTACATGGCCCCTCGAGTCTTCATCCTTTGCATTTTGGAGAATCTCCCGACACCCTTCCCAAACACCCCAATCAGGCACACAATCAATAAACATAGACAATTCAAATCTGGGCATTACTTATTTCCTCATAATTAGGCTCATCGGTAAAATCATAGGTTTCACCGCATGACCTACACTTAACAATTAAGACCCTGTTTTCAGCACAAAATTTATCGATTGAAAGATTATCGCTCCCACAGTCACACTGATCCATGAAATTAAAAACAATATCATCATCAGGTAGGGTATCATCCCACTCTGCGGGAACGTTAGTTTTCCAGGAATCGTAATAATTGAATGAATTATCCATTATTAAACGCCTCCATTAAATCAATCTTAATAATAACTCGACTAGGTACCATTTGGCCGGACGGGATTACATTTACATCCAAAAGCCCACACTCGGCATATCCAACCTGATTATTATCACCGGTGATAATAATAAACCCGCAAACTTGGCCTTCGCTTCGAACTTTAATCAAAGCGAAGGCACCGCTATCTAGGAAGCCTAAAAAAACATCATATCCCATCTTCATTTTTTGAAGCATTATTTTCTCCTTGTAAAAAAAAAAAAAACGGCTGTAGCTGGATTAGCTAGGTCCCAGCCGCCAAGACCACAATCAAGGTTATCTCTCACCCTTAATCTCTCTCTCGATCTCATCGCGCCAATCATCCAAAAAACACGACATGTCGCCCTCTTGAATATATTCCAAGATTACATCAAATATTGTCCCAACCTCATACGCCCCTTTATCTTCATCGTATTTCACAAAACCCTCACAAAAATACGATGTATCCATTTCGCCTACACCTTGAGTCAAAATAGTAGCAACGTGCTCAGTCGAGTCGCTGAAATATTCATTGTTTTGCAGTGTGACAATAGTGCCATCGGCGAAGATGCAAGCCCTATTTCCACCATTGTGATTCACTAAAACCTCTTTCGCTAGTTCGTCCCAATCGATCCGATCATAGAGGGCTAAAACAAATTTATCTAAAACAAACTCGTAGGCAGCTTCGGCTAGAAACTGAGGCGATCCACATCTGACCAGATTATCAATCTCATCCTCAAGGCTATCACGGTTCCATTTGCATTGTTTTTCGAACAAATCTAATGGCTTAACGTTAAAATAATTGTTCCAGTTAAATTTATATCCATTGGCTTTTTCGAATTTTTCTTGACATGACATTATTTTTTCCTTGATTGAAAGATTTGCCACCCCTTTTCCCCTCCCGCCCTACAATTAAATGGTGACAGGTGGACGGAAAAGATCAAGGGTAAAAATTAAGAAAGATAAGAAAAATTAGGTAGTTAAAGGTGGTTCATTCCTCACCAAAAACCACATTGGCCGTCATATCGTTCGTTTCAACTTCCCTTCTAATTCCTCCCAATCCTTTAATTGCTTAGGCCCAAAACAATCTTTACAAACATTCCTATGGGGATACATGGTTCCAGCATGCATAGCCTCGTTATATGAAAGGGCTCTTTCCCTATATTTGCCAAAAACCTCCCCTTTTTCTATTTTTTTATTGCATTTTACACAGTTTCGCTGTTTTTTTTGCATAATAAAATTTCATTGTTTTTTCCTTGAAAAAGATATTTTGGCCCCCCTCTCAACCCTTCCCCTCCCTACAATTAAATCGTGACAGCTCGAACCCAAAAAATCAAGGGTAGAAAATTAAATATTTCAGTAGATACGTAGGATAAAGGTCTACAATGCAGTATTTTCGTGAAGCGTAGGCTCTTCTGACGAATTCATTCTCACTATGAACTCATGTAGGTTTTTGTTTATCTGTAGTACACTCTGGGCTCGTGTAGTGGCCACATAGATCAGGTTTAGCTCTTCAGGATCCATGTCTTTAGGGCTCACCAGTTCCCCCATATCGCCAAATAGAGATTCGAAGTCATCTACTAGCCTCACCTGGTCAAACTCCAGCCCCTTAGCCTTGTGGCAGGTTGAGAACACTATTTCTGCATTATCCTGCTCAACAGTAGCAGTCCTGATCGCCTTCACAAGATCAGGTATCCGCGTACCGTACTGATCAACGACAGTACATCGGGTAGTCAACTCAAAATCCTCAACTTCCTTGGCGAACTCTTTAAGATCTGAGTACCTATTAAAACTAGCTATATACGGATCTCTGATAAATTCTTTATTGCCGCATGCCAGCCAGTAGGTATCTACAATTAAATCGAATCTATATCCATTAATCCCACCTACAAAGGCAATTTTCTTACTCAAATGGTTTTCAACAATCTCCCTAAAAAGTCCTGAATTCGTTCGGGCAATTACTGCACACTTACCACTAGCATCCCCTATCTCGCTGTTATAAAAATCAGATCCGATAATAGAGTTTTTTTCCCCACGAAACTGCTGCAACAAAAGTGATGCAAGATCGGCGATTTTCTGACCAAATCGAAAGCTTTTGGTTAAATACTTAATTTCAGTCGCTTTTATCTCCTCAAGAAAATTTTTACAACCTCTCCAACCATAGATTGCTTGGTACGGATCACCTACCAAAATCTTGGGACATTTTTGCATAAAAATAAAATCTGCTGTCACCGGGTTCGTATCTTGAGCTTCGTCAAGCATGATGCAATCAAAATTCAATCTTGGTTTTGATAGCTGATAAATCTTTAGATATCCATCATGTAGCATACCAATGGATTCATCACTTCTATCGGCCATTTTTTTCCAAATATCTTTAGCCATTTTAACGAGATTATTCATTTTTAATTTAAGATCGCCTTTTTTGTCAGAATCGCTATTATTTTTCAGGTATTCAAACCCCATTGGTGTTATATGCTTCGCAGATATTAGATTATCGTCCGACACCAAATATGCGGTAACTGCATCCATCGCAAAACGCACCTTCTTGTAGTTATTAACCGACAATGCATCACATACGGTATTTACTTTCAAACTCGATATTAGCTTGTGTCTATACTTTGCTCCAAAATTACGCCAAGCTAAGCTATGGGAAGTCTTTGCAGTTACATTTTTAGGGAATTTTTTCTGCGCCTCAAGCTGAACACTTTTATTAAACGCAACATAAAGAAACTCAGTTTTAGGCCTTGCCTTGGCATACTCGACAAGCGTTGAAGTTTTGCCGGTCCCTGCAAACGCCATTACCTTTAAAACATCCCTGTCATTAAGATCAAAATCAACTATATCATTCTGCTCTGCGGTCATTCGCATAAACATTATTATCTGTTCCTTATTTGTTGCTCAAAGTTACTGTTCTACAGGTAATTCGCTCTCAGTTGATACCAAATCTTTGGTGCAACTTGAGTCTTGGTTGAGCAGTCCCAACCGGTAGCTATCAGTCCGTTTTTGCAATATGGATTTCACTTCCTTAAAGTTTGTCCAACGATCTATCTCAGGATCATATAATCTTGCTAAAACGTTTTTAGCAGCATTCTCATCAGCCTGATATACTTCCCCTATAATTTAACTCCTTAAACTCTCTTATCTCATCAAACTCAGTTAGCATAATCCTTATTGATAATGATCTCGGCTGTGGCTTGACATAGATATTTCCAATTTCACTAGCATATATTGCTGATAACCCTAGGCAAATATCCTTTCTTTTACTCACCATCTCCCCTATCTTCTCATTCCTGAGGTACACTACATACTTCACCCCAAACAAAAACCTTTTTATCTCGCCTAGAATATTCATCTTATCTCCTTTTAGGTACATCAATAATTTTCTCTTCACCCAATCCGTGTTTTAGAAATTTAATTATTTTTTTCAGATCCTCCCACGATTCCCCTTTTTTAGAGGGATTCCTAAGCAGATAGGCAGGGTGATATGTCGGCATTACTGGAATTTCGCAGTGTGACTTATAAAACTTTCCACGTAACCTAGTTATACCAATATCAGTTTTTAGTATTGTTTTCGTGGCCGGATTACCTAACGTTACTAATAATTTTGGTTTGACAATATCTATCTGCCTACTAAGATAATCAAAACACATCTCTATCTCATGTTCTTTTGGATCTCTATTATCTGGCGGGCGACATTTGATGGTATTTACCACGGATACATCATCCCTTGAAAGTCCCATCGCTTTCACCATTTTTGTTAATAATTGACCAGCAGATCCAACAAAAGGCCTACCTATTGCGTCTTCACGAGCACCAGGGGCCTCGCCTATAAACATTATTTCAGAATCAAGCTTTAGCACCCCTGGTACAACTCTATTTCTAACTCTCTGCAATCCACACATTGAACAGTCGCCAATTTCTTCCTCTAATTTTTTAATCTCATCAATCATTACGCCTAGATCTCCTCAGTTTTGGCTCAACGTCTTTAATGCAATGGTTTATTCGCTGAACCAACGCCGAAACAATTTCAAAAAATGCCGGTTAACCATTATTACTTTTAGTGCACATAATCTCACCGTCTAAAACAACTATTCTAGATAGAAAATTCTTATTATTTACTATAAATTCAATATTATATTCACTAGAGGAAGAATCTCTTATTATATTAACAAAATCAAAACATAAACCAAACCTTTTTAAGGATAATATTACCGTGTCTTTAATTATCGTCTCAAACATTTACAAATCTAGCTAAAAATCACTTACATCAGCCTCTCCATTTTTTAGCTTAAATCTGACTTCTACCGGCGAATGCGGAGGTAACCATATCGGCAATTCTATTCTTCCATTTTTCTGATAAGCAATATTTACCCAGTTACCCATTACATTGATAGCCACATCACTCACACCACTATGAGGAAGAGCATGATTATAACCTTGACTTGGATCAGCCTCATAATAATAAAAAATATCTTTATTATCATCAGTATCTTTTGTTTTTTTTGAAAAAAAACCACCATCATTAATTAATTCACACATAGATATCGTTTTTTTAGCTAACTCATTTGCTAATTGAATCTTATTAGTTGTGAATAGGGAACTGTTATCTAAAATCTCTCTAGCCAATAATTCAACTGTCTCTAGTAATATACCTGGATTCATTTCGTCTCTCCTATGCTATAGACGATAGATTTTCGCTTAATTCATTTTAAAGTCACTATATCTACTAACCATATCAAGATCAAGCATCTATCATAAATCTAGGAGCATCCACTAGTTCCACCGCAATTATCGCACTTATAGCACGATCCAGATCTGCTCATCAGTGCACCGCACTCTCTGCATGTTGGCGCATCAATATCAATAATATAAGCATCACTGGCTATATTTTTCTCATTATCATCATCTAGCATTAAATAGTGTTTTCCGCCTGGAAAATTACGATCAAGCCATCTAAAAATATAATCCATTATGGACTTAGCCATCCTGATTTCAGGATTATCGGTAATACCTGATGGTTCAAATATAGTAAATGAGAATTTATCAACCCATACTTTTAAGGGAACTCCATGTTGTAATCCTATTGAAATCGCCGTCGCGAAGCTATCCATTAGTCCTCTAATTGTACTACCTTCTTTGGCAACATTAATAAAAATCTCACCAATAAAACCAGATTCATACATACCAGCAGTAATATACCCCTTGTGACCCCCAATATTAAACCTGTGAGTAACACTGGATCTGGTATTTGGCATTTTAGCTCTGTTTACTGTTGGCGGCTTAATGATATGCTTATTGGACTCCTTTTTTTCATCCATTGACGTGTTTAACGGTTGAGTTCTTTTGCACCCATCACGATAAACTGTAATGGATTTCAGTCCAAGACGCCAAGCTTGAATATAAGCATTTTTTATATCTTCAACAGTAGAATCACTAGGCATATTAACAGTTTTACTAATAGCCCCCGAGAGAAATGGTTGAACAGCAGCCATCATTTTAATATGACCCATATAATCTATCATACGACCATTCGTTGACGACCTAAGCGAACAATCAAAAACAGCAAGATGATCTTCTTTAATATAAGGAGATCCGTCAATTGTGCCTTTCTTTTCTATATAATCTACTATTTCCTCTATCTGTACACTATTATATTTGAGACTTTCTAAGGACCCCACAACCGACTGATTAACTATCTTTACAGTTCCTCCGCCAACCATTTTTTTATACTTTACAAGCGCAAGTTCAGGCTCAATACCGGTTGTGTCACAATCCATCATAAAACCAATAGTCCCGGTCGGCGCTAATAATGTTGTCTGCGCGTTTCTACACCCATAGCCATCTTGTAACCAAGTCTTGGCCTGAGCCCATCTTTCAAAAATCCTTTTATAAAAATCATTACTAATATAATATTCACTAATCTTAGTGCTTTCATGGGCATGTCTACCGATTATATTTTCATCCATATGTTTACAATCAAAACCCTCAAATGAACCCCTCTCCTTTGCCATCTCAATACTGGTACAATATGCCTCTGCTGTCATTAAAGACGTTACAGCAGCGGCAAAACCTCTCCCCTTTTTACTATCATAGGGTATACCCTTACTCATTAATAACGCACCCAAATTAGCATAACCAAGGCCAAGCGTCCTGTACTTATGGCTATTCTCTTTAATTTTCTTAGTTGGATAGCCCGACTTATCTACAAGTATATCCTGCGCAATAATCATGATTCGCACAACATGCGAAAATAAATCAAAATTAAATTCTCCATTTTCGTTGAATTTTTTTAGATTAATACTGGCAAGATTGCACGCACTATTATCCAGAAACATATACTCACCACAATTATGCACACACAGTCCATTTGCCAAACCAATGTTAGTAATCGGGCAACTAAAATCATAAACATCATCTTTTCCACAACTCTCAACTGATATAATCTTTAAGAAGTTTCTCCTCGATCCAGAATAACTATCTACAACACTATTGGCATTACATATCAATCTAAGTTTTTCTTGTTGACATCTCTGCGGAAAACCAATAAATTTCGCAAACTTTATTCTATCGATCATATCGGTAATTTCAAGATGATATGATTCTTTACTAACATATTCACCATTTGGCCATAAAATATTAACTTCCTTATTATGACACCTAACCGAACTTGATATATCCATAGATTGTAATAGCAATTGAACATTATTAAGCATTTCCTTGCATGTAGATACAAGCCTAATAGCCTCATTTGAATCGCAACATACATTCCCATTGGCACCAAAAAGGCCTCTTAAAAACGAACATTGTGCATTATGCGTAAGACCAAAAAGAAAATTTGGTAAATCCCTGTCTGGTAGTGCAGACATATCCATACCAATTTCTTCTAACCAGTGAAAAAAATAACTACTAGAAAATACATAACACCTTTTATTTAGATTATAAGACGGATCCGTTTTATTAATATCAGAAAAAATAGGCAATACTGTATTCTCGATAAATTCAGTGTCCTTTCCTTTGGTAAAATAAAGAGATACGACACGGCTACTCTTATTGTATCCACCATCCCCTTGGAGAAAACCCAAAGACTCCATTAATATTTTTGAAGCATAAGAATAGTACTTTCCAGTCTTTCCAGTTATACATTTTGGAATTTTATTCGCCAGATCACTCCCAGCATTACCCTGTAATACGCATGGAATAATAAGTCCCCTTGACTCAACCGCTGGAACAAACCCTATTTCAGTTAGTATCCTATGATCACCGGTTAACCTTATTTCATGACCTCTATTGGTTTTTATCTTAACAATATCTTTTACCCCCGTCTTCCAAACTTCACCTTTTACATATCCAAATCCATCAAATATTCCAACGGATTTTCCATCAAGATCTTCTACTTTTTTCCACCCAGAAGATGTTAATAATCTGGTACCCCTACTAATACATGGATTACTAGAGTTAATTCTACCCTCTGATGGCACTGTATTCCAACTATTTATGGTAGTATCAAATTGGATCCCAGGATCACCGCAAACATGTGCAGCCTCAGCAATAGCCGTAAAAACATCTCTAGCCTTAACCCTATCAATAGCTTTACCGTCAGTTACAGCTATCAAATCATAGAAGTCATCGTTTTCATATGCTCCCATAAACTCATCAGTTACCCTAACACTATTATTGGCATTCTGATAACATACCGTATTGTAAGCATCGCCATTTATAGATCCATCATAACCAGCATCTATTAGAGCCCATGCCTTTTTTTCCTCTTTAACTTTACAATTAATAAAGTCCATTATATCTGGGTGATTTACGTTTAATATTGCGATCTTAGCAGCCCTGCGCGTATTAAAAACAGCAATACCTGATCCGGATTTTCTACCATCACTCCATATTACAAAATTATGACCACTATTTTCTGTTTTATCATCATTTGTCTCACAAAAAACCTCAACATCGTATGAATCGTGAATACCGATGCTTTCCACCCTCAACACTCTGTGATTATCCTCCTTAACCTCTTTTAGAAAACTTTCATACCCACCAAAATTGTTTTCTATTGACTCTAGTATTTTTTTCGCAGACGAGAAATTACCAATAATTTTTTTTCTATTTTCACAATAAAGATCAAATGTATCAATACATCCACCATTATTGATAATCCTGTAAGCTAAATTCTTCATCCTTTTTCTAACAGAAAGCTTTTGCAATTCAGATGGATTTCTTTTTTTCATACCATCCCTTTGCTTTTTTCTATACTCCTCAACCTTCTCAGAATTCTTCCAAAAAACAGAATCAGCATGCATTCCATTTAGTTTTTCAGATCTTGAAAATTTTCTTTTCGAAAAAACATGACTCCCTTTTTCAAATAACTCTTTTCCATGAATCGAAGCATGTTCTGATTGAGGCATAATTTTTAAATTAGAAATATCGTTGTTCATCCTGTCCCCATCAATATGATGAACAATATCGCCATTTTTACACTGTAAAATATCCTCTGCGACTAACCTATGGAGGTGATTTTTCCCTTTGAGACCATCTCTTAGATTAACTCTTAAATATCCACTATTTTCTGATATCACACAAGAAAACAAGGACATGCCTTCTCTAAGGTTTCCAGCATTTACTGTATTCCCATCAGCCATTCTAATTGGATGATCATACGAGACCTCGAAAAAGCCTTTATCTGTAGTAATCCTAATCATCTCTTTTGGACTAGACTTCCATGCTTGAGCTTTTTTTGCTACATATCTATTCCTAGGGGGATCAAATGATAAGCATATAAACTCATCCAATTTCGCTAACTCTTCAACTCGAACTGGTCCATTGTTCGTATAGATTCTCTGCCATGGTATTAAACACTTACCTCCACTACGAATTACTCCAGCCCACGAATCATATCCACGCATAAAAGACACTGGTCCACTAGCATACCCGCCACCTCTAACATGCTCCTTTGTGCTACGAAGCGTTGAAAAATTCGTGCCTGTTCCAGATCCATGCTTAAAAAGCATACCTTCAGTTTTAACAAGATCAAGGATTGAATCCATATCATCCTCAACCTCATTGATAAAACAATTATGAGTAACATACCCTTCATAAAGAAACTCTTCGTTTGAAGATTGTATATCAAAAACCTCTTCGGGCTCATCAAGCATTTTTATTGATTTTATCTTCACCCTATGCAAATCATGCTTTTGCTTTCCTTTTCTCGAAAAAGTTCCAAACAGCGCTTCATTTTTATCCTTAGCTAAAAAACCAATCCTCTCCCGGAAAATCTCCCTTTCACTCTCATATGATATATCGACACACCATGAGTCAAATCTATCTTCTCTCTTATCCTTTTTTTCACCGTATCTAGAGAAAATACCAACACTTTGCAGTAACAATTGCACCCCATCAATAAAATCCCTGGGCATTCTACTTAATCCCACAGAGTGTCTTTCTTTAGTAATATATCCATTGCACTGAAAAACACTTTTCAAATAAGATATTCTTGCTCTTATATTAGCCCCTTTAATTCTCTTGGGAACTCTAGCTTCCTTTTTTCTATACATAAGTTCATATTTTTCAATAAAGTCCCTAAATATCCTTCCATAAGATCTAAATCTAATAAAATCAATATTAGGATCTTCTGTTTCCTCGGGAATCTCATTAAACTTAACATTTGGAAAAACTACATCTAAATGTTCTCTAATCCAGGATCTTTCATATTCATTAATTGTTTCAAATTCAACTATATAAGAATTACACTCATATTTTCCAATAAAACCATTACAAACAAGCCATCCAGCTAATGCAGCCTCACTTTCGCAAATCTGATCCCCTTGTTCAATTACCGTCCTTTGCCTCCATAAATAATCCCCAATATTTAACTCATCAACTCTTTTCCATTTACCATTACCTTTATGATGATGCGCAGAAAAAAACCTATGATCTGTAGTTGCGTACAATCTAGAACCATTAACAAGTTCTATTTCAATGACTTCCCTGAAACCGTTATTCTTCTTCGCCTCAAGACTCGCAACACCTTCCTTTGTTATCAACCCTATCTTAATCCCGTAACCATCTTCCAGCTTGTTATTAATAATATCCCTCATGGTCATCATTCCAAAATCGGTCATAACAGTTGCATAACCAGGTAGGCATGCTGAACATTGCGGATTATCCTCAACACCCACGTTAAACCAAACAGGGCTATTAAACGCTGCATATTGTTTAATTAAGATGTACCTCAATTCGTCAAGAAAATTAGCTGCGTCATCATTATCAAAATATTCCTGCTCAATACCCCAATTTGTTATTGTCTTAGCCACCCGCTCAACAAGGCTTATTACACTGTTTTCCCTTTCTAAGCTTCCTAGCTTTCCCCTAAAATACTTCTGAGCTACAATATTAAGCGCTGTCTGTGACCAATCTTTGGGCACTTCAACATTTTTTTGGCTAAAGAAGACTTCACCTTTTTCATTCGTAATTACAGCATCCCTTCTTTCGACCTCAATACCCATGTATGAATCACGAATTTTAATATCAGATGTTAGTATCCTATCTATTTTCATTACGATCCCTTTACTTTGTCCACGCGTGGGAGTTACCTATAATTTTCTCCTTACCTAACTACGTTCCTATTAAATGTAAATATTAAAACATCATCAAAACAATCACCAAGATTCCATTTAATAAATCCCAATGAATGAACCCCTTTAAAAACATTAAAACCAACTATGTTTTTACCATCAAACACCTCAACAAACCTGTACCCTAATCCCTTCATTTTATTTAAAGACTTCCACGTCAGCCTTATGGATAAATCATTATCAATTACAGATTCTAAATCACGCCTGATACGCCTTGATAACTTTAACCTATCAAGCAGTTTAACCCAGAACATACATCACTACCCCCTCCATGTTTCGGTATTTATATATTCCATCGGCACATACTTCACTAACCAAACACCGTTCTCAGATAAATAAAAATCATGACCATCTCTACTCATATCATTTGCGCGAATTACAAGAACAATAGGAACACCATGCCTTGAACCAATATCCATAGCTATTTCACCATCAGCAGATAAATGAACATATTGCCTATTTCCAGGCTTGATGCCACCTTCCATTATCGATCTTACAGATGTAACAGCGGTCCCGTGATAAAGCAATTGTGGTGGCATAATAGGTTTTAGATCTAAATCAACATTTACGGGATCATATCTCATTTTTTTCCTCAAAATAATACACAAAGGGTCGCTTAGCGTCCCTCCGCACGAAAACACCTACATATCATCTTAATAAAAATTGTGACCCTAAAATCAATTATGTCAATGGTTTTTTTGAGTAAAAAATTTATCTGTTTAATGTTGCTAGCTTATATGCACCATAGGTCGCAACACTGGAAGCTATAAAGCCAACTACTACCCCAACCCACAGTTTATTTTGATTCCACCAACTTTTCTGGCTTAATTTCTCAATTTTTTTATCGGCCTTTTTAAGGGCCTCTTTATATTCATTTTCTTTGAATTCCCACAAATCAGTATTTATTTTTACCTTATTCTCTAGTGACTTAAACTCAATCCTAATCTTCCCAACTTTTATAGCTGTCGCCTCATTCATTAACACCCCGCTAAACGGAGATTCCTCACCTTTCTTGATTTTCAAATAAACACTGTCTTTTTTATCGGCAAGCAAATTAAAAGAAAACAGAGTTATAAAAAACACTATAATCCACTTCATTTTACTCCCCATCATAATCAAAACCTTTTTCATTGATTAACCGCTGACTACCTTTTAAAAACTTGAGTGTTTCTTTTATCATAGCTCTTATTCTGTCTTCCTTTTCATCTTTTTGCCACACACTGGACATTTCTTATGTATACACGGTTCACCTATTTCATGATCTTCTTCGTGTCCGCACCTGCATACACATTTTCCTCCTGGGCCAAGTGCATCACCATTATTTCTCCCCAATCTCTCAATTATATTCCGATTCTCTTTTAAAAACCTAAGTGCCTCTTTTATCATTATGATACCTTTTTAAATAGGATCAGAAGCTATTGCAACCCTAATCTTCATACTACACGCAACTGTCGTTGCAAACTGCTTTCCATCGTTAGTTTTAATTCTGGCCCCCCAGTAATACGTCCCGTCATCCAAAGATGATGTATCGGCTGGAATTAAATAAACCTTCAACTCACCATTAGTTGCGTCAGTAACTTCAGCCTGCTCATTTCCACCGCCTGCAAGATTCGCTGTTTTTTTAATGATCTTAGCATCATTATCTGAATCATCCTCATTTAACTTAACAATAAAAAGCGCAGCTGCATTAGTAAGATCAATTGCTGCCTCAGTATCAGCGTTTGTAACAGTTAATTTTATTGTTTTATCAGTCCCTTTAATTACTTGAACCTCGCCGCCATCGCAGCAAACAGTTACAGCCATTATTCACATCCTACGTTAAAATTTAGCTCATCAACTTCCTCAACCTCAATAGCTATTGAGTCCTCAGATGTTGTAACACAGATATTAAAATCGCCTGAATCTACGAGTAAACTATAACTCGGCTCGTCAGAAACAGAGATTCCTATATCTAACTCTGATACAGAAATTTCTATACCTTCTATTTCCTCTCTTACAACCGCATATTTAGGCCATAATTTGCCTTTTGTAACTAAAGCTAGACTCATCGTAAGCCTTCCGCAACGTGGGCAAATTGAACATCAGGCCTTTGTGATCTCGGATCCATTTTCCACTTCCAACACTTTTTGTCTTCAACCTTTTCCTTTGTGCATCGAGGTTAGATTTTCATTAAAAAATCGTAAATAATATTCACTGTTTTAATAAAAAACCTTTATGAAGGTAAAACCTTCATTGGCGTTAACCCTAACGCCTCTATCCCGTTCGCAAATGCATTCGGGACTGCCTTTTTTTTTAGTATGCCAATTGAACCGTTTATATCCTTTTTTCTGAATCTATTCTATACTTCCTAGCCGCCAACATCAAATTAAGTAGATTGCTTTCCCATATATATCGGCGATGTTCATTGCTAGTAAGCCAACTACTGACATGACCAGTCATATCTAATACAATAATTCCACATTTATTTGCAATCAAACTAAACTCGCCGATCTCATCATATCTAAAATTACCAATTGCAATAACTGCATAGTGAGGCTTTTCCTCTATTCTTAATCATCCCAGCGTTTGCGCAAGAACCTTTAAATTAGGTCTTAATTTTGCCTGAACACCTATTTGAATCTTATTTCTCACCAGAACGATATCCCAATTACCTTGCTCAGGATATGCAATAAAATTCCGTTTTTCGGCCTCACTAATAAGATTATCACATAGCCTCTTTTCAGAAGCAAACTTTTTCCTTATCCTCTGTCGTCTCATGTTGAAACTATTTATTCTTCGGTTTTGTCGCCAAAAAATCAATCATTGTTTTTCCGCCAGTACGCTTCAAAGTATCAATAATATTCTTGCCAATCTTGTTTTTAACCGGCTTACTGGCCCATTTTACAGCCCTTGCTCTAAGTTTAGAACCAAGTTGGGTAATTTCCTTCTTTGAAAGCTTTTTATTATTATCGACAATAATAAAATTACTCCCACCAAAAAGAGTTTGAAATTTCCCCATATTATTTTGAACTTGGTTCCAGCTTTTTATTACTACATCCTTTGGTACACTTCTTTTTCTTTTCTCATTCCTTTCATGAGCAACGTCTAATGATGTATTCACAAAAACCATAGCAGTATCATAACCAAAACCTTCGAGTCTTTTCCTTGCTTTCGATATTTCATCGTAATCCTTGCCAGTCCCATCAACAACTATCCCAAGCATTCCACCTAACCAATATCCTTCCCGTTTTTTAGTAATCTTTTTTGCATAATCCCTTGCTACCATCTGTTTTTTATACATTAATGGCTTTTTTGGATCTATATCAAAAGATAAACCTCTCCCTCCTAAAAGAACTTCGAATGCAAGATCTGTATTTAAAAACTTCAATCCAGCCCCAGCGAACATATGGTTAGCTATAAAGCTTTTTCCGCTCCCTGGGCCACCAGCAAGAAAAACAGCTTTAAAAATATAAGGATCATTAATCCCCTCTGCAATCATTCTAAGTTCTTCAAGTAAATCCATTTTTATATTCTCCTATTAAGGTTCAAGTACCATTCTAAAAGTTTTCATTCGATTAATACCTTCCCAGATTGTTTCCATCGTATAAGTAGCCACAAGACCCGTAATCTCGGCCCCACCATCCGTTGCAGCCTCAGCATTGGCCTTACTGTCAAACACCCTCACACGCGCTGTAATGAGCTGAGAGTCCGCATCATGCGAGGTGTTATCAATATAAGCATTCTCGTGATTAAGGCCCAGGAGGCGGGCTATAGCCGTCAAATCAGGCATTTTATTCGCTATATCATGAAGTGAGTCTTGAGATGAATCAAAATCACCATCGCCCCCATCTTTAATAAGCTCAATATTATCGCCTATATTAGTAACATTCGTATTGATCATGTCACCTGTGGCAGCAATATCATGAAGTGAATCCGTTGTGTTACTAAAATCACCATCACCGCCATCCATTATCCTATTCGCTTTAGTGTTAATCTCAGCCGCATGCCTGGATTGATCATGGAGCGAATCTTCTGTAGCCAAAAAATCACCATCCCCACCATCCTTAATCAATTCCAAATCAACCTGGTTCGCGGCCACACTTTCACTGATCTTTTTCAGCGAATCATCATCAGTATTAAAACCAACACCCTTAATCTCCTCTAAATCAGTTCCAATATTACCCAAATCATTATCAATACTATTAAAATTAAACTCATTCGCTAAACGCTGGTCGTGTAACGAGTCAAGAGTATTAGAAAAATCTCCTGTACCGCCGTCCTTAATAAGTCCCAAATCAGTAATAATACTTATATTATCTCCTTGTAAGTCATGTAAACTATCCTTCGACGGATCAAAATCACCATCCCCGCCATCCTTGATTAATTGGATCTGCGGATTTAAATCTTTTGTGAAAAGTTTTATATCATGAAGGCTATCCTCACCAGGCACAAAATCACCATGACCTCCGTCTTTAACTAACTGAATTTCAGTATTTAAACTCTCATAATGGAGTGTTTGATCTCTAAGACTATCCTCACCAGGTACAAAATCACCATCGCCGCCATCTTTGATTAATTCCAAATCCACCACAATACTATCCACATCAACCTCTACCGCATTTTGCTGCTCCCTTAAATCATGAAGCGAATCAGTACTAGAATTAAAATCGCCGTCTCCGCCATCTTTTATTAATTCGAGATCTACTTGATTGGCAGCTACCGCATTACTCAGGGCATTATCAGCAATTGTTCTATCATGCAATGAATCCTGTGTAGGACTAAAATCACCATGACCCCCATCTTTGATCATCTCAAGCTGATCTCTTAAATCATGAAGTGAATCCTTATCTACATCAAAATCACCGTGACCGCCATCAAGTGCAGAATCAACTTTTCCAGAAATATTATCCCCTCTAATACTCTGATCATGCAGAGAATCGCTACTAGGGTTAAAATCCCCGTCTCCCCCATCCTTGATAAGAGATAGCTCTGTTTCAATAGCCGCAAACTTACCTTGAATGTCGTGAAGTGAATCCGTAGTTGGAACAAAATCACCGTCGCCTCCATCCTTAACAAACTGAATCTCTTCTTCTATCGCTTTCAGTGAATGATCAGCGGTAAATGTTCCCGTATTACCATCCTTAACCCATTGAATTTGAGTATTATTTCTATCACTATGTCTAGTTTGATCATGTAAACTGTCTTCGGATGGATCGAAGTCACCATGACCGCCATCCTTAATTAATTCAAGGTCCACCTGATTTGCTGCAATAACAGACGTATGATCATGAAGTGAATCAGTATTTGGATTGAAGTCACCATGACCGCCATCCTTAACCAGTTGGATTTGATTATTTAAATTATTATAATTACTTACCTGAGAAGCTTGAATCGCTGCAAACTGAGCAGCATGATCATGTAATGAGTCTTGAGATGGATTAAAGTCGCCATCCCCGCCATCTTTGATAAGCTCGACATCTGTTTTTATCGTTGAAATTTTCTCATCAATGTTATCTGTGAACCCCCCAACATGAATCTCGCCATATTGAGGGGTGTTTTCTGCATCAGTTTTCGGATCCTGCACAATTATAAATTGGTAAACATCAAACCCATTGATAGGATTAGTTATTTTCGATGTGTCAAACCCGCGCTGATGAGATGGTTCATTTAACTGATACTCTCCAGGTGCATTGGTCGAATCAACCTCATTCATACTTTCTAATAATTGAACCACACTGCCAACCGACTTAAAGGTTTCATCACTCCAATCATAAAAATCCCCATTAGAAGATCGCCAAACCTTAATCTTGATATCAGTTTTTAACGCTAACGGATCACCATTATCATCTAATATTGTCGCAATAACTGGTTCCTTATCGCCATTCTGAATTCTCACTGAAGAATAATTCATTTTTACATTAACCCTGCGAGCTACCGGTTACTCTTAAGTTATTCTTAAGCATTATCCCTTTAATATTACTATTCATATCTGATACAACATCAATCATTTTGTTAATACTTTTTCTTAGCTCATTTTGACTGTCATGCATTTTAATCAATAAGTTATTTAAATCACCAACACCATTACTTAACGTCTTCAAGGAATCATCCATCGACCTCCTAACATACCATACCGGCACGCCATCCTCATCCCTTACATTATGCATTTCTAATAATTTTTCCGATTCCTTAGCAACTCTCTTTAAAAGAGCATCTGTCTCAGAAATATTTTTTTCAACCTTTATATAACACCTATCAGGTTGTTTACCTGCCGTTGCAGCTTTTGGAATAAACCTATTAGCTAATATCTTTAAAACTTCAATTATTCCAAGCGACATTGCTACCACAACTCCAAGCAATGTTAAATCTACTGTTTCCATTTTATACCTCAATCAAGAAAACACTTCTTTTGCCCTATCATAACCAATTTTCATCATTGCTCGCATTTCCTCGGGAACAAACTTAAGAGAATTCTTTGTTAATTCCTTTTCCGGCTCAATAATAATTAGATCAATATCATCACACATTACTGAATCAATATCGTTATTTCTTATTTCTGTAACCATTAAATCAAGAGATCTAAATAATGTGCTTGGAATTCTATTATATTTTTCCTTATTTCTCGTGACCGTAGGTGGTGATAGTTTAATTGCGAAAATTCGCTTTGCTCCACAATCTATAGCCGCCTGAATTGGCACAACTTCTCGTATGCCACCATCTAAATGATAATCACCACCCTCAAAGATCTGCACAGGTGGCATAAAACCAGGTTCATTACTACTTGCTAAAAGCGCTCTTCGAAATTCATTAACACACATCATCTTCGGCGACCAATAACATATACTTCCAGAATTTAAATTCACTGTGCAAACATAAACACCCTTACTACTTTGTCTCAACTTATAAAAAATAAACGGTGTCAAGTTAGTATTAATAATATTTTTTAATCCACTATCATTATATAAAGAAGCTCGCCAAGGAAGTGTTAAACAACAATTTTTTCTCAAAAGATCTTTTGTTCTAACATTAGAATAAATTTTTTTTACTATATGAAAATCACCGCTGGCAACCAATGGAACAATTAATGCTCCTGTGCTTGTTCCAATTAAAATATCAAATGATTCACCTTTCTCTAACAACCACTCAATTGCCCCAATAGCAAAAGCCCCCTTACACCCGCCACCACTTATTACTAGTGCTGTTTTCATACGATCACCTGAATATTATTTGGTCTATACAACTGGAACCAAAAAGATACTTCCCCGCCCAACGGACTTTTTTTTCTAACCGTAAGAACAGTTTTCCAATTTTGATGAATCCACTCCGTTTTTGAAACATCTACATCAAAAACACCCATAGGATTACCAAGAAAAATATTACTAAACGTTTTTATTTGAAAAGTTAAATCCATTAAATGATAATTCCCAGACGGAATTGGAGTTGATTCCTCCCATGTACACGCTGGTATAATAATACCTGTATCAAAATCCACATCCCAAAAACCAGTGCCAATCTGTTCAACAGGAGCACAATTTGCTAGTTTCAATTTTTTATCAGCAACTGGCGCTGACGCAGGAATAAAAATATTATTAGATGTATCATGATAAACATCTGTCTCACCACTTACATCATGTACATTCGCCGGTATCTCAAAATGCAACCACCACCTATCCTCAGATGGTTTCCAATTTTCTACAGGAGTATTAATTAATCTCCCATCTTTTATTGCAACAGGGGTATTAAACTGAACATCAACACTCTTGATTGTTCCATTAGCTGTATTCACCTCAGATTTATCGAACTCCACAATAATAAAATCCCCCTCTCCTAGTCCAAGATTTGGAGGAGTTGGACTCATATCATCTGACGCGCCAGTAACATAAAGCATCCAACCCTGTGGCATAGGAGCATTTACAACATTAATACGGGAGTCTTTTTCTTGAGGAGTATCAATCCTAACCTTCAAAAAATCATCATCAGTTATCGGCAACCGCTGTACAAAATTAAAAACATGGGCAAGCGCTTCCTGAAGTGTTAAATCTCTCGATCCATCATTTACTGTTAACGATAAATCAGGATTTACTAAATCAGCTAATAACTGCTCAGAATAGGCAATTTTTAGCCGAGACAAATGCACTTCTAAATCAAGATCATCGTTTGCTGGTATAGAAACCGCTGGAACTGTGTCCTGTAACTTCCAAATAGTATCACCATTATTTTTTATAATTGTTGGCATCTATGACTCCCTATTTCCCTTAAATCTCACCCAATCAATGATCAAATTCCTAGCAGAAGATCCTTGATTTTCATGATAAACATGACCTTGTAACAAATAAGTTGGAATATTGGTCAAATGAGTATTTTTAAGAACATCATCAATATAAAATTTCACAGTTGATCCATCAGTAGAAATAATTCTGAATTTATGCCAATTTGTATCTTGGGCTGTACCAGTATCAAGGTCAGTAATCGATCCACCAACTCTAGTTCTACTAAACCAATTGCCGGTTCCATCAAGAAAGAAAAAACATTCCGCTGTACCCGCGTTGTTCTGGCCACCTAACTCTATCCAATGAGCAGAAGTTTCCAGCATCCTTGCTCTATATGTTAAGTCTATACATCCGGGAACAGAAAAAAAGGCAAAATTTGAACTTATATAATTAGTTCCAGAGACCGGCCCAACTATTAATTGCAACTGACCAGCCAACCCATCCACAACAGCAATAGATGATCCTGCGCCACTAACTTCTGTATACCAAAGATCTGTATTTAAATGAGCAAAATCATCAAACATATCTAAACCAGATTCTGGATCATATCCCCCCGGTATATTTAACCTCGCTCGACCTCCTCCAACATCAGTAAATGTTACACCATCACCAACAACATCAAGAATTGAATGAGGTGTACTGGCTAACGTAACAGTATCTCGCTCCATTGTTATATTGGAACCAGATCCAGTATCACCCTTTGGCCCTTGCGCCCCCGTTTGACCCCGAATCCTCATTATCGTAAGACCTGAGCCACCAGCCCTAAGATTAATCGTACTTGTGCCAAGTGTCCGCCTGGCTTGTATTTTAATTTTGTCTCCCCACCCAACTGAAACAACAGCAAACGCTATCGCCTGACCGCCATAATTCAATTGACGAGCATACGAGGGCGATACCATTCCGGCAATTTCCGTATAACCAGATCCGGTATCAATAGACATGCGCATTTCTGCTTCAGATCTGCTTGATCCAGAAATCACATTCACTGCCACTCTAGCAAAAATAGCCACTGTATCAGTAGCCTCAAAGGTTACCTCAGCAGAGGAGCCTGTATGCTCAAACATTGCATCTTTTTTGCGCTCTGTATCTAACGGAACATCGGTCCATCCAGAACTAATATCTGTTCCTCCAGCCGCATCATAGGCATCAAAATATTCGGTCGCCTCACTAATACCCTGAAAAGTTATCTCCTTCCAAACAGCATTACTTGTTGAAGCATCAACACATATAAACGCCTTATCCGTTGTATTGTTATGCCAAATTGAATTTATTGAATACCCGTCTACGTCGTCATCACCAGCGCCCGGATCCGTAGTAGCTCCAACATTGTTCTTTGTGTTCGAAACATTTTCCAAACCAACGTGACTCGCGGGCTGAGTTACAGTTGTGTGATCGTCTAATGTATCCCCATCATCACTAACATCCCGGCCATCTACGGTCCCAGAAGTTGCTATGTTCCCTAAATCATCTATTGTCACAGCCGAATTCTGAATTATTTTACCGGCCGCGCCATCAAACCTAGCAATTGCATTATCAGTCGAGCTTCCTGGCCCAGAAACATCCCCTGTCCCAGCACCACCAGAAGGATATTCTATCCAAGTTGAGCCATCATATACCCAATGAGAGCTATCATCCGTTTGTTTGGCCTCATCGCCCTCTTGGACGGTTAGGGCGAGTCTTTCTGTTGAATCAGCTACAATATGAACTTCTGGCAAGGCAACCGAAGGTATCTTTGAAGCCGGAACCTTCCCACCTGCATCAAGATCACAAACACCGTTTACTGCACCCTTCTCACTCGAAGGGATCGCCCCAATATTCGCTGGATCTAAATTTGGATGTGGATCCGCGCTATTTTCATGAGTACTGAAATCCGAAATTGTTACAGCACCAACCTGGGCGGCTGTAACATCATGGGGATTAGAAGTACTATTAGCATGAATATTATGTACCGATTGACCAACAAGAGGATTTCCACTATCTATTACACCAGCCCCATCTAAGGCATCTTTTTGGTCGCTCGTAGGATCGTTTGAATTATCGTGATGATCAGTTGCGCTAACATCCTCTAATTGATCGTGTGAAATCTGAGTTATTACAGGAGGGGTTGAAGCATCTATTGCCTCCTGATTACTGAGTAGTTCCCCATTAATTCTAACTTCAATATCATCCGCATTAACTAAGGTAATATATTCAGAATTAAATGGGATTTTCTCTTCATCGTTCCATAGAGAAACATCCACCCATACACCGTCCGGCAACTCCATATCCGGAGCAACAATTTTCTGGAGATTTATGATAGAGCCCGTTTTGTTGCGTACTTCAAACATTTATGCTCTCCACTTTACTAAAAACCAACCCTGAACATCAGTAGTCGCATTGGGACCACCATTCCTTGCAGCAAGAACACTACCCTGAGTAAAATTAGCATCCAACGAGTTCGAATAACCAGAAACAGCAGTTGAATTTCCGGCAACTATTGTCGTCCCATCATCTGTAAGCTCAAAATCAGCATTATCTGTATCAGATCTTGAATATCCAGCCCCAACAACAGTACCATTCCATGGTACAACATAACCTATTGTCGCTGAAAACGTTAACCCATTAACACCACGATAATACCCACCAGACGGAGTACTTCCGTTTCTACCAAACTGAAAAATGGCCATCGACTCTGACAACCATTTCGATCTTGATTCATCATAAGTCATCCACATTTGAAGTGTTATATTATAATACCGATCACCATTTTGAGGAGTCGGCGAACTTGGATCGCTAGTACCAGGAGGATGAATAAAGGCCCCTTGAATTCGCCCATTATTATCTATCGTGGGCACACTATTTTGAATTATTTTACCTGTTGTACCATTGAACCTGGCTATCGCATTATCCACAGAACTGGCCGGCCCATCAACATCACCCGCAGAATCAAGTAATGTTCCAGCTGTAAAAAAAGCTCGATCTTGATAAATATTTGTTACATCCAAAACATCAGTAACTACCCTAGCAAGACGAATATGAATTACCGATGAACCAGGATACCCAGTTGTATTTACTTGAAGCGTACCGGTGGAATCAAGGTAAACATAATTTGTATCATTTGCTGTAACTGAATTAGTAACCGATCCAGCATATAATCCCTTTGTGCCAGCCATATCATATCCAAACTGTTGAACTGATACAGTCAGAATACCATCTCTCTCGACGGCACCATCTTTAAAAACAGCGGCGACCGCGGCCTCAACCTCATTACCATCCTTGTCATACCATACGGTCTGAACAATCGGTTTTTCATAATCAAAAGCCATTTAAAATCCTAATCGACAAAATAAGTCATAGAATAACTAACTTCTGCACTACCACCACCAGACACTTTTTCTACTTTTAGAATAACGTCTCCAACAGCCGGAGTTACTGCATTACCCTTCACATTATCCAAATTTGCTCCAGTGTTCACAGCCGTTACATTTGTCTCAATATTTCCTGCAACAATATAATCAAAGTCTCCCGCAGTTTGAGCTAAATCAATTCCAAAAATCTTCGTGCTTTGACCAATTTCACTTTTTAATCTAGCTGTATCGGTTGCATACAATGAAACAGCATGCAGCCAACCTATAGTTGCATCAGTACCATTTATTGCGAGAATGATGCCTATCATACTTTTCCACTGAGAGATCATTCTTTCTTTTATTATTCTAGCACTCGAACTAACAACCTTCACACTGCTACTACCAGAATGTTTATAATCGCCTCCTCCACCATCTAAATCTATCAAAATAAAATAAGTTGTATTGGTGATAGCAGAATTATAAAATTCTACTGCAACAAACTTTTCCGCCACTTTAGATTGAGGTGTGCTATCCACTTCTGCAATTACAAAACTCATTTTATACCTTACTCCAATCTATACCAACAACTTTTCCCAACGACCTTGTTAATACGCCGGTATAAGTATATTTCTCCTGTCCATTACTATCATACTGAATTATTTCAATTTCCGAAATTTTGCCACTAGTTCTTATAATATTTGTTTCTCTTATTTTATTTGATTTTCCGGAATCTGTATAATAAACAATGCTCGTTACCCTTCCATCTACTCTGATCACCTCCTGGTAAGTATCCTCAACAACCTCATGCGTGAGAGTATCAAGACCCTCATGATTTTTAATTCCGCTACTACCACTAGCATTACCACCAAATGATAATCCTAATCTCTCTAAATCCAATACAGCGTTTTTAATATAAACACTATGTACAGGATCATTTGACGCATATCGTAAATCTATAATTGGTGCACTTTCCTCTTCTAAAGTAATAACAACTGTCCCCCCGCAGTGAACATACACATCATTCTCATTCAATTTAAACGCCGAGGGATCTATAAGATCTATCGAATCTTGTAGTAATTCAAGTTTTACCCTTGCCCCACCTTGCACCCTAATATCACATGCCCAATGCAAAGCATAAACACTTGGCCACAAAAGCCCTTCCGGAATTAACTGAACTTTCGAAACTGTATTAACCCCCTGTGTACTACTTTCAGACAAGCTTGTAGCATAAGCACAATTACAATGCATCAAAGATAATCGCTGTACAATATCATCTTTCTTAGTCATGATTCCCTATCCCCAGATGCTTTTACCCAATCTACATACGCATCCTGTTCACTTCCGGCACTAGTAGTAGATATGTAAACATATGGACCAAGATAAGACGGAGGTATTCTAGTAGTATGAGTAGCAACCAATGATCCATCATAATAAAAAAGAACCTGGCTAGATGACAAAAAAATTGCATACTCATGCCAAGAGGAATTAGCCGCAAATCCCAAATCAGTGCTTTCTTCACCGCCCGAATCATCGCTTTTTGCATACCAATTATATGAACCCCATCGCTCAAACCATGCTGAATAAGGTCCTGCACCACCCAAAAAAACATAAGAATTCGCTGTATCCTCAATTTTCAATCTAAAAGAAAATTTTGCGTTAGCAGCAGCACTGTAGTTATCATGATTAAAAATAGACACATGATCATCATATACTGAACCAGAACGTAAACGCGCTTGACCACCTATCGCATTATCGGGCAACGTAGCACTACTAGAACCAACTATATCTATATCCCAATTTTCATCCAAACTATTACTAAGAAAATCATCCCAAAAAAAACATTTACTAGGTCCAGCAATATAACACTCTGATATTGCACCATCTAAATCTGAAACTGCATCTTGGACATTATCAGCAGTAGTTTGAGTTAATCCAGTTGAATCAAATCCAACCCTGCCTGCGCCTGGGGGATGCCTAAAATTAGCACTGCCTCCAGTCGAATCACCTATTGTCTCAACAACATCAATTGTTGTTTCATCTATTACATTATCAATGGTAAAAGTACCATCACCAGAGCCACCAGATGTGCCAGAAAGAATAACAATATCTCCAGATTGCGCTCTTTCATCGGGATCATAAAGAAGATTTACTCCTGAAAACACAACTCTCTTATTAGATGAAGTTGTTGAAACCACAGTAACGCCAGAATTATACTCAATCGTTCCATCTGAACCAAGCTCAGTTGCATCAACAATCTCAAGATCACCAATATCATCTTTTGATAAAGGCATTTATTCCTTCTTTTTTCTGGTTTTTCTTTTTTTCTTTTTCTTCTTTAACTCATAATTATCAAGATCTTTACATATAATACACTGATCATTACCGCATGACTTCCCATCATGACATGGACAGTTACATTCCGCCATATCGCCCTCATCCTGACATCCGCAGTTAGCACAAACCTTTTTTAACATTTCAACATCTGTAACAATATCCTCTTTTACCTCTTCACTTTCTTTTTTATCCTCTTTTTCTTCGACATCCTTAGCTTTAACTCCAGTTAACATCCCGCTATCATGATATCCAACCATCATTGACACTAGTAAATTTGAAAAAGTCGAACATGCATCGGCTGTCCCTTGATTAAATACTAACTCATTCTGGAGATCCCTAATCTGTTTTTCAGATCTCATTCTCAACCCCTCAACCGATTTAAGAAATTGAGACATTAACTGATAAAGACCCCTAGGAGATATGCTTTCACTATTGGTGAAAATCTTATTAAACTCTGCCTGGAGTTTTACAAAATTCTCTTTGTGCGTACCGCCCCTCTTTTGTGTTTGATATTGCCTCTCGGTTTTCATAGACCCTTCTTTTTTCTTACCATGGCATTTATAACGAGTGTGCAGTCATTACAATACACCCCCCATAGTTTTCTATCTACAGCCGGTCCAGATATTAGCCAAAACTTCTCATTTGTGCTTTTATGACCAGCATTACATGTACCATCATGAGGATAAATAGGATTCTTTATCAACCCTTTCCCATTGCATTCTTTACATTTTAAAACTGCGGCCTTGCCTTTATTAAAACACTTACATGTTGTTTCAGGCAAGACCACTCGCATTGTTACGCCGGTCTCTTTTATTAAATCGGCAAAACTATCCACAAATCACATTACTGTAGGATAAAATAATTTATATCATCCAATGCTCTAACATTAAAATGAGGAGTTACCTGTGTGGTAGAAGTCTCCAGATAATGATCAAATCTTAGATCTGATCCTGGATTCTTTAATACACCTCTCCAATAAACGAACATGTTTGCACCATTTCCGCCACCATCCAGCGTATAAGTAGCTCCACCAGGTAACGTATGAGCAGTGTTTTTAGGTATAGCCGTAGTTAACCTCTCAATAATCCTCGTTATTGATGACGCAGTAATATTATCAGCAAGTGCCTGCAATGATTCAACAATAGTCTCACCATCATTTAGAATCGTTCCAGTATATGTTCTATCTCCGATTTGAGCATTAATAGTATTCAATATCTCTTCAATATTTGTATTATTCGGATCACCTAAATCACTGAAAATAAATTCGTCACCAGTATTTGTTAACACTGGCGTCGTTTCACCATCAGATGCCCCGATAAACTCGCGAATCTCAGAGATATCTTGGACTAAAACAGCATCAGCTTGAATTCCACCAATTAAAGTTGTCCTAAAGGCTGTCTCTGGAAGCTCATTGGTTTGATATCTATCACCATTATAAAAATCCCAATTTCCAGGATGACGTGATACCTGCCATAATAACGATCCACTATTACCATCAGTAGCAAAGTTGGATCCGTCAACCGTAACCTCCGTTGCTGAAGCTACAGCAGTAATTTTCGCATGTCTTTGGTTACCATCAACAGCACATCCCCAAACAGTCAGATACCCTCCAATATCCTCACTTAACATTCCCGATAAGCCAGTAACTGTCGTGCTTGAGTCTGTTACAGATGCTGCGGATCCGCTCCGACCAGAAATAGGCTCTAACTCTTCTTCTGTTGCAGAACCATTGTTTGTTCCATAAATAAGCTGAGCAAAAAACCTCGTCGCTTCATTAGTAGTGGTATTATTTGGATCCTTTGCGTCACCATAAGAACGCGCATATAAAGCATTACCAGCCTCATCAACTGGTCTACCGCCAGTAACAGGATCAATCACCTCAGTAAATGTCGCATCGTAATTAGTTTCATCATATGCGCCCGAATCGGCAACAGGGATACCACGAAGATCGACTGCATCCGCATAGTTTCTACTTGAAAGAATACCTTTTAGATCAGACTCAAGCTTCCAGCTAATTGTACCTTCAGCCGTAGCAGAATCAAGACCATCCAGCTCCAAGGTATTCCCATCTGTTACCGTCTTAATCCGGTAAGATCCATCGGCATCAGTTGACCCAGAAATAGTAATAAAACTGTTTACATCATCCGCAACAAAATGCATATCTGTGAACTCAGCAGTTTCGTCAGAAATAGCCAAGGTTAAATCACTGCCACTAATTGTTGGTCTTAGTTTAACACTATCTTGCTTTACTGTTATTACACGAGTAGAAGCATCCTCAGTCTTTCCAGCAATATTCGACAGATTTGCTGGGACGTCAGTACCAATTGCACTAGGTCGCTCATAAGTTGGCACATCATCATAGTAATTGGTAGTTCCCTTTATTAATCTGCGGTCAGTACGGTGAATATTCTGCTCAACTTCAAGAGAATATGGATCATTTATTTCATAGTCACCACCAAACACCTCAGCAGCACCGGATGCATTAATGTACGTCAATGTCGTCCCACCCGGTACCGACTGAATCAAAAACGTACCATTATTTCCACCAGTTGTCGCACTGGAAATTGTAATAAAAGCCCCTATAAGGGCACTTGTCCATGTTTCACCGGCAATAGTTAATGTAACTACGCCCGCCGCAACAGCAAAATTATCAGTGGTTCCATTTCCGGATCCGCTGTCCTGTTGTCCACCTTTTTGATTTGGTTCATCAGTTAAAGTTTTCGCTTGATCGAAATTAATCGACCCCTGAACATCGATGAGCTGGCTTAGTCTACCAGGATAAACAGACATTTTAACCTCCTTATTCGGCTAGATAATCCGCCAAAAATAAACTTGTTACCTGTGGGGTAAACTTCATCCTGATCATATTATACCCTCCCCCAGGTACATTTTCATAGACTTCATACTCACTCGGAAGCATCCTTCTCCCATTATGATATAATCTTACAGTCCTCTTTGGCGGATCATATATTGCTGGCTCAGGTAAGCTGAAAATTCTGCTAGATCCGTCATATACACCAAGCAAATAAACATTTTCCCTAACCCTGCCTGAACCTGCACCGCCAATTGTGAGAGGACTAGTAGTTCGCATTTCATTTTCCGATCCTTAAAATCAATATTAGTCCTCTAGCTCACTTAAAAAATTAGCTAGCGCCTCTAATCTCTTTTCCTCATCGGATTCTTTTTTTATATCATTCAACTCTTCTATTTTCTTATCTGTTTTTGCTTTTATTTTTTCTATTTCTATTCTAGCGCTAGTTTCCTCTTTTTCGATCCGTTTTTCTACCCTCTTACTTATTTTTCCTTTAGCGTTAACTCTGTCCTTTTTACTCCTTACAATAATAAAAACAATAATCCCAGTAATTAAGCTAAGAAAAATATACCAGTGCTTAACAAAAAAATGCCAAAAACTCTTTATTGCATACCATATTTTTTTCATAAAGTCACTCTACTTAATTTATGCGGCGGAAACCCCTGATTTCAATCAGGGGAGAAGCCGCCTAACAATTAACCACCAAATTATGCATACGAATAACATTGGGAGTTACCTCCCAATTCTCTGCTTTCGCAGGTAAAGGTCACCTCGGCAAAGTTAATGCACGGTTTTATATGCAAACAGCACTGGCTTAACCCCTTAGACCTGTTTAACCACTTGCCGTAGAGCCTGGGGCTGGTGAAGCACCCCAGGGTACCTATATATTCGTGCTTAACGTAGCTCAAGAAGTATTGCTCCTTTGCTTAGCCTGGTTAACATAAGGCCTGTAATCTCTCACAAGCCCTCGACTTCAGTCGAAGGTAGTTGACGACTTAACCGGATTCGGTTTTACTAGTTTTGTTATCTCATGTATAGCAAGAGACATTGGCCCAGATAACGCTAAAATTAAGGCCTCCCACCACTCCTTTCCGGCTCCAATCGTAAGAACAATAAATAATCCACCTCCTAGAACTAAAGTTGCAATCCGAATGTAATTTTTTCCTTTTTCCTTGAACCATGTGCTTGCCATTTTTAATAAAGAAATTAATAACTTGAAAATTGCCGCGAGCAACGCCATCCACGCTACTAACTCACCTGCATGCTCCCCTGATTTTAAATCCTTTACTGTCTTCACCAATTTTCCAACATCACCAATAACACCTGAAACATCACCATCACTATTAACTGCATTATCTACAATATCAGCCGGATCCGTTGATGCATCATTGGCATATGCCATATTTAGCATAATTATTGAAAACATTAAAATTAACACAAAAATTGCTTTAATCATCTTTTATCCTTCCAGTAATAGTTCTGGTTCACGCTTAATGCCACCCTCATCAATTCCCTTTTTTTCAATATGCTTTTGAAGAGCATCCGATATCACCTCGGCAACTGTTTTTCCTTCCTTGTCTGCAAGTTCTCTCAAATCACCATATAATTCATCTGTAAACATCAAACCATTCAATACATTTACTTTTTTATCCATCTTTTCACCTACTTCTTCGAAGACTTCTCTACAGTATAAGTCTCCTTCATTTTACCGGACCAAACCGTCCTACTGGTAAATTTTACACCCTCACCAGGTATTTGCGCAACTTCATTAAATGTTAGATCCGCAGTAGCAATCCTAGGTCTGCCACTCGGAAAAAAAGCTTTATAATCAACTGTAATATTCGTAAGTATACAATCTATAAAACCTATGGAACCTTCTTGCTGCTTTGTCGACGCAGTTCCACCAAGAAATACGTTAGGCATGTATAAGACAAGAATTTGAGGAGGATAGACCCTGTTATCGGCATAAGCAGGATAATACAGCGATCTCAACCATGCTATGGCCCCATTGATATCAACATTGTGCTTATCTTGACCAACCTTACCGCCACCGGATGCGGCTGCAACAGGAGACAGGGCACCGCCGCCAGCAGTATTAATACCACCATCCTCGTCCCTGCTAAAATAAACAGTAAATGATACAGCCCTAGGACCAAGAGATACCCATTGGTATAATGGGAGTGTTCCGCCCGGAACAGATGATTGTGCATACTCAACATTTTGCGATTCTGAAATTGATTCAGGCCAATACTGAAATGCTCTAGGATCAGTCCTTGTGTCCTTAGGCGATCCATCATCAATTACCTCAATATACACCCGTGCAAGCTTCTGATCTAGAATATTTTTTCCCAGTTGGGATGCTAATTTACCTAAAGTAGGCATTAATCTAAGGCCCTCTTTGATTTTATTTTAATACCATCTATTACTATTTGATCGATCTCATCTTGAACTAATGATCTTATTGTTTTGGATATCTTAGGATTCCTATCCCTTCTCAACTGCTGCAATTTCGATATTGGCAAGCTAAATTTTTTGGATATCGCCTTTCTTCTTTTATTCGCCTTATTGATACCACCTTTTGATAAGCTAAAATTAATCTTATCCTCATCGACCGCACCGTTATCAATATCTATTGCAACATTTCTTACCTTAACAATATCATCAGGATTAAAGCTTCCAACCAAAACACCAGCAATCCAGACCTCGCCAGGGGTGCCTTTTCTCGAGTCGGCAGATATAATTTTTATCTCAATGATTTTTTCAACAGCCATTTCTAACCTCTAATCCTTCTAAGCCTATTAATAAGATATGGATCGGTCATAATCCCATTATCAGGAGACATGCCTAACATTACTCCAGTTATTTTTTCTTTCTTGCCCATTGTATCCATAATCCCTTTTGCCCTCTCTTTGGCCGCTTCTCTTGAACCATCCACAATTTCTTTAACAATATCACATTTGCCGGCCTCTTTTAAGAGCATTAACTCGTAAGCATCTAATTCACCATCTAATCGATTAAATTCCATAAATATTCTTGTCCACTCGAATAACACTTTCTCTATTTTTTTCGCAATACCCAATCTCTCTGCTAATCTCTTTTTAATTAAATCAACTAGTTCCCCAGTTTTACCACCCATTTTTTCACTTTTAAGTAATTCAGCAATTCCGGGCAATGATCGTCTCTTTAAATCCATACACAAATTCTCCTAAGATTCATCAATGTTTTCAGACTGTATAAAAACATGAGGATGAGATTCTTTATCCAATCCTAGCAATGAATCTAGACAGTCATTAATCGTCACAGAAACATGCGGGTAAGCACTCTCATCTAATCCAAGTAAAAAATTAGTGCAATCATTTGCCGATGGCGCAGTAAATTTTATACTCGAACTTCCTTTGAAAAGAAGTTTTAATCCATTAACATAACAAACAGTTGACCCCATTGCTGTATTAATATTACCAGCAACCGCTGACAATGCATAGGAGCCACCTGCACCACTATCGCCGGTAACATCAATATCGTTTACGCTATTTCCGTCAACATCTAGATTAATATTATAATGAGTTGCGTCCAAAGTTAAAATAGGATCTGTTACCGTATGACCTTCAAGTTGTACATTTGAAGGCTTTGTAAATTTTATCTCCCTTGGTGCCTTAAAAATTAACTTTGTACCATCTACAAAACATACAGTTGAACCAATGGCAGTATTAATATTTGAAGCAATAGCTGACAGTGCATAGGATCCGCCTGCACCTAAATCCCCAGTTACATCAATATCATTATGTCCACCACCATCAATCTCAAGATCGATATAGCAATTAGTTCTATCGAGAGTAAGTATAGGATCTGTTACTGTATGACCATCAAACCTAGCAAGCAATGCATCCGTACCAGATCCACCCAAATTATTTCCACGAACAACATAAACGTTCGCTGAGCCAATTGCTATCCCATTCCCAGATCCAGCATAGGAATTTATATTATTTCCAATAATAATAGATTTCTCCCCCACAGATCGAATCGCATCATGTGCCCCAGCGCCGCTAGCCACGCTAACAAGGTTATTACCTGTAATAACACAATTATCCGACGCAGCAACGATACCATACTCTTCAGTTCCTCTAATTACATTCCCTATCATACTGCATCTATGAGCAAGAGAAGGAACATTTATCCCTGCTAATGATCCTAAAATAGAGTTCCCCGTAATTGCAACATCTGTACTATTGGTCTCAATAAGAATACCATTTGAGTTAGCCGAAGCCTTTATTCTATTCCCCAATATTGAGCTTAATTCTCTAGCAAAAATGCCATTAAAACCGTTGCCAGTGACCTCAACATTATTCCCGGTAACTGCGCATGACTCTCCGGTTTCAATTGAATTACCTTGAGAGTAAACATAGTTACCAACAATGGATCCGACTACTTTTTCTGCACCTATCCCAGTAACAAAATTACTTATCCAGTTTCCCTCTATTACTGATGGAGTCGGATTAATCGCGGTTGTCGCTAACCGAATACCAGCACCGTCGGCAGCACTCTTTTGCATAACGTTTTTCGAAATTGTAACACTGTCCGCTTCAAAATTAGCATCACATGAAAAACCGTCATATCCAACACCGGGGTCCCAAATTATATTTTCACTAAAAACTAAGCTTTTTGTTCCCCCTATAGAAACATAAAATCCATCATATCCAGGCTCATATATAATATTGCCAGCATACCTTGAGAACCTTGCACCGTTATCATAAATACCATACTCGGTTACAGTATCTATAATATTGTTAATCACATTAACCATTTCGACTAATTCAGTCGTATAATCATCAATCTCAATTCCTCTAGCGCCTCCATTAATATTATTCGAACTAACTAAGCAGCTATCAGCTCCAACATGAACAGCTATAGTTCCAGCACTATCCACTATATTCCCAACACACCTACCCCGAATACCACTCATTGTGATACCATCAGCATTCGAATTAAGCAGATAATTACCTATTGCCGCAGATTCTTCACCATTGAGAAGTAAAAGCGAATCTCCCCCGTTCCCGCTCGCATAGCAATTTTCTATCGTGGAATATGCACCAACTATTATCCCTCTCAGTCCAGCATTTAATGAGGCGCAATTTTCAATACTGCTAAGATTCCCTGCAAAAATACCCTCACCACCAAAATCATCAACATAGCAACCAGTTATCAACGAATAGTTACCATCTGTTCTTAATCCCTCGGCCGTTGCATATGCTGGCGTCGCATCACCTATTGCAACTACATTCTCAATTCTGCACCTAATACCGGTAAGATAGATACCATAAACCTGATTTACTAAAGAGCAATCTCTAGCAATCACATCATTACCTGATCCACTAATGGAGTAGTAAAGCTCACCACCTGACTCAAAGGTACAATTTTCGATAACCGATCCATGTCCGGGATCTTTTATGGCAGAGTATGTTGAAACAGATCCGCTGTATTCAAACTTCAAATTTTTAAAAACATTCTTTTCGGATCCAGTGCATAAAAATGCATTGCCCGAATCAAAAGACCATTTTATTCTAGGCAAATCGTTTGTTAGGTTATTTAAAAGAAATCCCTCAATAGATACCCTTGCCAGCCCACTAAACCCGACATCATTGAAATCAACCGGATCGGCCAATGTTATATCACCGATTACCTTAATTTTTGCATTAATAATATCTCTCTGAGAATGATTTAATATTGTCGCAATATGCGAGACAGCTCTATTTAAACATCCGCTACCATAAAAATCAGACGGACCACTATCCGAAACAGTAATCTCAATTGTTTTAAATCGGTCCTCTGCCGTCCTAACAACATCATGGGACATATCAAACTGAGATAGTGTTGTGTTGTAATAAAAAAAAGCTAATGGAACGTATGATTCATCAAAACCCAACGTTGCATCAATATCAGTAAATTCTCCTGTTGCAGCATTCATTAACATGACTCTATTTTGATTCGCTCCGAGTATTTCATGGTATCCAGCAGATTTAGATAAAACCGTGCCTGTATTTGTCATTAACTTAAATGTAGATGCCCATTCCACCCTACTTAGTGCATCATTAAATGTGAAACCTGGATATTCTATAACATGAGCACCAATGGTATTACCAACGGCATCCTTTATACCCTGAATTCTATCTCTTGCTATTGTATCCCTTTCAGGGCGATACTCTGTAAAAGCTCCTGGAGCAAAACCAGAATAAAAACTTTCAACCCCACACCATAAATTAAACGTACCAGTAAAACTGGTATCGCTTGTCTCAGAAAAATCAAAATAAATCCATGGGTTTTCATAAAATCCATCCGAATCAGCATCGGCACTTGGATCGACTTCAGCCGTGTCCGCTGAGTTATTTATTTTTAAAATAGTTATTGGACCACTGTCACTTCCAGTAAGAACGTCCGATCCATCGGTATCAAGTAATTTAAACCTAACATCCTTGATTATCTGTGAATCAGATCCGGACTTTCCAATATAAACTTTTCTTGGAAGCTGGAACTTGGTACTTGCAATACCTAAAGTAACTGGAACTCTTGATGGTTCAGCAATATGTTTTGCTGGAAGTAATCCTCTATGAAGGCCGGTTGCAGTAGGCATTCTTGCAGACTGCGAAGCACCTCTAGTAAAAAGATCTGTTTGCGCTCCAGAATAGTAACTTTTTTTACCATAATAAATCTGCAAATTACCGGTATAATTAACATTGGAGGTCTCAGAAAAATCAAGATAAATCCATGGATTGGAATAAAACCCATCAACATCAGCATCGGTACTGGGATTAACTTCAGCTGTATCTGCTGAGTTGTTTACCTTTGAAATATAAATAGGCTTCCCATCATCACCAAAAAGTGAAACCTCCCCATTTGCATCGAATAAAACAACGTTTTTATCTTTTATATCCTGAGAATCCGTTCCAATTTTACCAATATGTATCGATCTATTAAGTTGAAACTTTGTACTAGCCACTGAAAGGGTTATTAATTCCATTGTAGGCTCAGAAATATACTTCGCTGGAATAAAACCGTACTTGGTACCAGTCGCCCACGGACGAGTTGAGTTAACCTCGTCCTGATAGATGGTAGCCGTATCAAAATCGGCAGATCCGGCAAGAATGGATACTTTAGCTAAAACCAGATCAGTTGACACAATGTCAGCTTCATCTATTAAAAGCATGCTAGCAGTAGTTTGAACATCTATATTATAGACAACTCTCATTACAAGAGCCACGATAATATCTGATCCAGTTGGAACCATCGTTCCATCGACTTCTATTGCTGATGTTTCGCGAATAGTTTGAGACCAACCGCTTTTTTCATATACTGCTACAGAATCGCCATTTGTTGGATCGGTTAAAACATTAAGCTTCTTTTCGCCAGCAACAGCTTCAACAATAAAACCTCTATATCTTCCAGTTGGCGCAACTGCATTAAGTTTTCTATTACTACTTGCCGATGTGTAAGGCTCATACCATCTAGTTTCCACTCTCTCATTGCTAATATTTACAGTCTTATAAGTCGACATCTAGCCCTCTCTTAATTGATTAAATTTAATTTAACCATTATTGTATTTGCGCCTGTTTTCTCTCGCCTGTCAATAGTACCATATGCAACCATAATGTCATTCTCATCAAAAAGCCCTATCTCAGTCCAAAATGGGACTGGCCCATGAGGGTAAGATTTTCCATTATCGTTCGCTTCAGATAGATCAACATAGCACTTACAAATACAAGTACCAAAATCATCGCCTTTAAATTCAAGTTTTGTAGCAGCATCAACACCAAAACTTTTTTGAAACGTTGCAAGATCGCTATCATTATCAGCTTCCAAGTCTGCCCTTGACGGATCTGGCTCCTTAGGATCACCTCTATGTTGATAATCGCCATAAACTGTCGCTCCACCTGGAGGGGCGGTTGTAAATGTTACATCATACTCACCTGAGTTATAATTAATCGTCCCATACCCATCCCCTGTAAAATTACCACTCCCATCATCGGTTAACGTTTGCGCACTTGTCGGCTCATCAATAGTGATACTATTAGGAATTATAGGTTTATTTACAAAATTACCAGTAAAATTAGTTGTACCACCCGGTGCAACAGACATACTTTCATTATTAATAGTTGTAGGTAACCATCCACCTTCGCCAATACGAAAATAATCCATTTTATTATTAACACTACCCATTTGACCCTTCGCCGCCTCATCTCTGCCAATATTTGTCACAATAGCCCGATCTGCCATAATATCTCCTATGTTACTGTAACTTCTATGGTTACACGCGCACCATTATCAGTTGGACTATACCTGTACTCCAAATAAACTTTTTCCCCGGACTTTACTGGCAAAGAAAATGTAACATCTATAGATCCATCGGCATAAGTAACCGTGTTAGTTCCACCACCATCTACATCACCTGTTAGATTCCCGCTTCCATCATCTGTTACAATCATATTTGATGAATCATTCGCCACAGCAGTAATAATCAATGATCCAGGAAAAATCTCCTTAAAATATGTTTCACCTGTAAAGTCTTGCTCAACATTATCGCCAATACCAAAGGGCTCTAACCTTCTCCAAAATAACTGATCAGCCGGCAATGCATCATACCTATGGCCAAAATGAACATTCATTTCAACCTCTTCCTCAATTGGAATCCATTCAATATTAGCCGGCATAATCCGATCAAGTTTTTGTACAAGTTTTCTAAATGCTTCTGTTTGATTTACCTGAGGGTATGCTTGAACACCCCACGGAGACGGACCAGGTGTAAATTTAAACCGTACAGCGCTAGTCTTACAGTGATCGCATTTTCCTTCAGCACATACATAATTGGCAAAAATCTTAGTACCAGGAGGTGGCGTTGATGTAAATTCAACCGAATACCTCCCTGTTGTATAATCAATAACCCCAGCCCCATCACCTGCAAGCGTCCCATCCTTGGAAGCTTCATCTGTTAAAACCTGGGACGTCACCTCATCAGTATATATAGTAACAGTGCCGGGTTTAATTGGATAACAAAGTGTGTTACCGGTTTTCTGAGAATTCCATGACCACTCAATAGTACTCCATGTTCCCGGTCCGGCATTCTCTTCCTCAAAATCACAAACGATATTATCTACATCAACACCACCTGTTTCGCTGGCAGCGTTTTCAACTTCAATACCTATTTCAAGGGAATCAAGATCGGCATCTTCCCATTCCTCAGCCGTAGCAGGGTTATAATCCCAAGTCCAAGATAGATCAGTAAAACCACCAGTAGGCGTCTCTTGGGTTATATGAATAAAATCAAAATTATTTATTCTAAGAAAAGCCTTTACCTTGTAACCCGCAGCAGTTGGTTGTCTACATTTTGACCTAACAGTTACGCTATTAGGCCTCTTGTTTCCATAAATAGGTGAATAATCAGTTAATTTTGCACTGTATTTTGCAAACGCGAGTGCAGCAGGATCTAGGTTAATGTACGCAACACCATCAGCCGGATCCTCATTAACTCTTGGCCAAAATGGACCAGTACCAGTAACCTCCTGATAATATCCATCATTATTTGGGACCAAAGTTCTGGTCATATCAACCTCTAATCATTGGCGGCAACATGCACGTGCGCTGTAACCCGGTCGCCCATTGTAAAATCTTGCAATCTATCTAATACTATTTTAAACCCTTTTGGCAGTGGAAACACCTCCCTTGCCGGGCCATCGTACCCTGAAACAAACTGATTCGGAGTACTACCGTCAAAAGCCAATTCAAAAACACCATCATTTGATGGCTTAATCCATATCTTAATAGAATTTAACCTGATTCCATACTTATGCTCAACAGAAATCTCCACATTTGTACTCACGTCAGCGGAAGAATCTGGCTCTGGCACTTGAGCAACAACCTCTGGCGGTTCAGCCGAAACATAAAACGAATAAGTAAAATCACTCGCCGTACCAATAAGATCTTCAGCGGTTACTCTAACAGGAATAGTTGCCTCATAAGCAAAATTAGAACTAGGAACAATTTTAAAATTAAATCCATTGGTTATCGATGTTTTAGTAACAGTAAAATTATTTTTTTGATCGTCATCCTCCCATGCAACAACACTATCAACATAGATAACTACAGAATCGGCATTCACTCCTTGATTATCTGTTAGATCAAAAATTATAGGCCTATCAGACTCAACATACCTCTCGCTTCTTCCAGGATCAAAATTCGATAAAGATGGGCCAATCTCGTCTCTCGTTTGAAACTGATAAATTTCATCAAGAACTTCACTACCAAATGATTCGGCATACACTTCAATGTTTATCCATGCATAATTAGCTAATAAATCATCTGGATTTATTTCATATCTAAATCCATTTGAAATTATCGTCTTTGCTACCGAAAATCCCACCTGTTGAGTATCATTTTGCCATGCTGTAACTCCATCAACTCTAATAATTATAGAATCCTCATCGACACCTGTAATATCATCGTAAACTTCTAAAATGATATTTTCATCTCTAAATACACCGGTCTCATTAGCCTGCGGATCTAAATTCCGCAATACCGGAGGCGCACCAATATCTTCATACCCATAAGATGCAATCCCATATTGTGTACCATATCCACCCATAACGCCTCTCCAACAAATCTATTATAACAATTTAACTCTAAACCAACTAAACGAAGCAGCAAAACCGCTAGAACCTTCATCAAATAAATAAATTCCAATTCGAGAAGGTGTAAAAACCGAATCAAACTCTCCGGACTTATCCCAAACAGTGCCATCCGGAGAACATAAAAATTCATATAATTGAGTTGAATGCGTATATTTAATTTTTAAAAATACTAAATTATCATACCATACACGTTCAGCTTGATCTCCAGTAAAAGAACCATTTATAACCCGATCATGTTTTAAAACTTGCCCACCACCATCTTTTGCTCTCATCCAACCAACCCAATTACAAGATCCACCACTATCTACACCATTATCCATAAATATTCCCACCATATGATAATTACTCCAAACAGTAGCTCTTAACTTAATATAGACCTCAAAATCAACCGAATCAGGACTCATCTTTGCTAAGGTATGATGTTTTGTTATATCCCACCCACTACCATTACCATTAATATTCAACCATAATCTACCATCATCAATTCCCCACGTACCATAAGTCGGATCGGGATTTCCGCGACGTATCCAACTCCAATCACTGTCTAATGCTAATTGTCCCGATCCTGTAAATTCATCATCATATGATGATGGACTACTTGGAGGAATATCTTCTTCATGACCAGCATAAATTGCAGTTGTCTCAATTACAACATCGTCCTCATACTCAATAATAGGATCAATAAAATAATGTCCACCACTCCAATTACTCGTCGGAAAAGCATCACTAGCCGTATAAAAACTTGGCCTGGCGTCTATGTTATAGGCATCGCCAATTGACCTAGGACCCTGAGTTAAAGTCGGACTACTTGCCTGCCAATGTTTCGCCTCACCCCAATAAATCGTCGCCATAAATTCCTCACCAATATCCGATCCAGAGATCTCAAAAGGTGAATCGAACAACACTTCGTAAAAACCTGCTGTAGTGGGAGCATCCACGCTTTTTGTTTTTAGCTGGGATTGCCCGTCTACTCGCCACAAACTCAACTTATTAGTCAGGCTTCCAGTATAAGTGCCGCCGACATAATATCTGACCCCCACGATATTGCATGCTTTATTACAACGGAACTTGTTTCCTTGGGTGAATCTTCCGCTTGTATCCACCACCGCAGCATCCACGGCACTTGAGAAAAGATAACTATCCCTCTTTGTAGTTGTCTGAGGAGTTATCTGTGCGCCCTCTAACAAAACAGCGTCGAAGCCTTCTTCATCGCCAGAAGCTTTAATCGTTACAATATTACTGGAAGGGTTATATTTGTACTGGAGCTGCTGTTCCGCAGAACTTCCAGAAAATACGCCAACATAATCAAGTTTTTGGCCATTGCGATAAAATAATAAATGATAACCCGAAAGGGTATCAGCAAGACCAGCTCCCCCAGGCGTTTTATTTAGATTAAAATAAACGTTCGCATCGGGTGTTTCAGTTCCGTCGGTTGTAAAATGTTGCTCCACTAAATGAGTAGCATTTTCATAAAGATTGATATTGTTATAAACAAGACTAAATTTCTGGAAATGTGTATCTGTTGCAGGCTGGCTTCCCCAAACAACAATGAGCAATGCTATTATATTTTTATTGTAACTAAACTCTTGATCAAACTCTCTAACAATTGTCATGTCGTCTAAGGACGGTTCATTGTCAACATCATTCGCTGAAGCCAAATAATAAATTCTATTTCCTCGCCGCATAATAGCTAACCAAGCATAATCTTGGTCTGTTGGAATAACACTCGTATGGTGTTGTTCACCGTCATCAACAACAGAATGAATTCTATAAGTACCAGAATGATAACTTAGTTGATTCCTGCCGTAATCAGTTTTAGAACCATCTAAATAATGGACAATCCCTCCAGCATTTGAATTAGCGGAATTTACTACATTACTCACAAAAACTTTAGCAACAAAATCTAATGGTTCGATTGATAATTTTAAATTTGGTGCAGTAAACGTTGAACCATACCAGTCTAAAGTTAACCCACCGGAACTTCTTCCAATTGCAAGCTTAGTGTCGTCTTCTATAATAGTTGGATCTGGATCTGCAACGTCAACAATATCCTTAGTCCAATTATCATGGATATCCGAATTATTTAAGTTATCGTGAAAGTCTATTCCTTGGCCGACGTAACCTCGGAGACGAGTTGATACTGTTTCGTATTTGAGACTAAATTTTCTAAATTCGCATGACCATGCTCCATTATATGTCCAACCTACATGCACTAAAGCAATTGCCGCATTACCGTACGGAACCGATACACTTTGCGTCGTTGCGTAGGTCATTAAATCAATATTTGGCTCATCAGTATAACTACCAATAGAATAATACAAGATAAGATCGCCACCACGTCGGCGAATAGCTAACCAACAATTATCCTGTCCAATGTCAGCAACAATGGTGTTGTCACTGCTGATATTCCAAAGTAATTGCCAAGCACCGCTATTTGAACGTAAACCAAACCTCATCTTTGTATTAATATTGGAAAAATCGTAGTAAGCCAAGACTACTTCGGTCCAATTCTGCACAGTTTTATTTGAGACATGCACCTTAACCGCGAAATCATAATGTTGGGGTAATAAATAAACTCTTGGGGCATTGACTCCCCAATCATCCGTTGAAGTATCAGACAGTTCCAACTTTTCCGAGTCCTCGGTTTTTGTACCATCACCAGCCTCAGTCCAATTAGGATGAAGCACACTATTGTTCAGAGGATCGACAAAATCTAATGTCTCCAAAAATTCAAATGTAGCTGGCCTAACAATACCATCACCACCAACCACGTCGGAAGCATTGCCTGACAGATCATTCTTAGTTAAAAAATCAGCGTCGATTACTTGATGTGCTTTAATAGGCATTATTAGCTCCCGTATACTATTTGATAAAAATCAGCTTCACCAGACCCGTAAACGCTGACTTTATTTGTACCATCATTATAGGTATATTCGTTGGTCGCAGCTGGTGTTCCAGAAACATATTTCATCATAATCCCTTCACAGAACACTCTTAAATCGTATCCTGAAGGTGTATCTGCTGTTCCTCCACCTCTTGGAGTAGCACTTAGTGCAGTATCGCCTTTAAGGACAATAACACCAGGTGTTCCAGATGCTGTTGAGGTCCAAACTTCTTCATGAGGAGTATCGCCTCCTCCTCCACCCGGTAAGTTGCCAACCTGAACCTTCCGCTTTGCTCCTGTTGTAACCTTTTCTAGTAAGATTAAGTCAGTACTTCCTGGCGAACTCTCCTCGGTGAATCCACTCCAATCATTATCAGCTCTTTTAAGTTGAGCATCATTTGTTACATTGCCTAGTCCAACATCACTGTTGTCTAATGTGTCGTAGGTAAACGCATCTGACCCATTAGTCTTTAAAACTTGACCGTTGCTGCCATAACCAGATGGAGTATCGGTCATGCTTTCAAGAGTGGACGCCCCGCCACCCGACGGAGTATCAATCAAATTCCAGCCACCAGACCCGTCAGTCTCTAGTATCTTATTAATCGAGGCCGCCCCAGATCCTAAATTCTGTACCGTCAACTCGTCGGATCCAGCATCTTCGTGAGAAAGAGCATGACTCGTTGGTATTCTAGCATCTGACAGCCTAGAATCATCGCCCTCACAAGCTGTATCTGAACCAGTCCCATAGACCTGCTGTGACCCAGTCAGCTTAGAACTAGCATCTAATCCAGCGTAACCGTTTGCTGCGTTTTTATTCGCTGTTTCCTCGTGCCCAGAATGTGGCGCACTTGCGCCTAAATGTGAATCAATCGCCGAATGATCATTCGTACCAGCGTCTTGTAAATTCTGGTGAGTTATTTCATCACTTCCACCTAATTCATGATCAGATTTATGAGCCTTAGGTATCTGTGGATCACTTAATTCACCAGATAAACCCGTAACACTGATTTCGTCAGATTGACCGTCGCCATGACTAGATGCGTGGCCTGTAGGTGTTTGCGGATCAGCTAAAAGACCTGAAAGACCTGCAACACTGATTTCATCAGCCTGTCCATTACCATGACTAGATCCATGAGTCTTAGGCGGTTGAGGTGTTGCTGATTCTCCAGAAAGCCCAGTTAGACTTATTTCATCTCCCTGACCAGCACCATGATCGGAACCATGGGCCTTAGGCGGCTGTGGATCAGCGAGTTCACCAGAAAGGCCAGTAACATCAATTTCATCATCTTGACCGTTCTCATGAGTTGATCCGTGTGGCTCTTCTAGTTTTCTGAGAGTTTTATTTAAATATCTTTTTCCGTAATTATACCCTTTATCTCCAGGGTAATATTGTTGCCATCTTTCAGATCTAACAAGGATCCACTGCTGACCATTTTCTTTATCTTTTAAAGGGTTTGATGACAGTGGTTCATTGTTTGTCGCAACACATTGTAAAATATACGCTCCATCAATACCGCCATCTATTTCAAGTTGTGGATTTTGAACAGTGGCAACACCATCAGTGAAATCACCCTTAACACCTATATTAGCAGTACTACCATCTGGTAGATCTAAAATAGTCCATTCCCAACTTGTAGGTGACTCGGTAGCAGTGGCGCCTAACTGGATCAACCTAGAAGATGCACTATAAAGCTCAACAACATCAGCCGAACATGTAACTTCTGGTTTTCCCATAATCTATCCTTATATTTTTTCTGCGGAGTGGATTAAAACAGTAACTACCTCTCCTACATTGTATTTTTCTATTCTATCCAACGTTATTCTAAGCCCATTATTAATTGGTTCCATTTTGCTTCTAGTTCCATTATACATCGGTTTAAATCTCGGTGAAGCATCATAATCAAAAGCAAATTCAAAAACTTCATCATCGCCTGGTTTAATCCATATTCTTATTGTCTCTTTTCTTATTTCTAGTTCAGCAACTAACTCAACTATTATCAACGATTCTGATGACTCATCAGCATTTGGGGCTGGAAATTGGTACTCTGCATATGGTCCACGTGATCCAGTATTAAACGACCATTGTGTATCCGATGTGTTTGGTTCACCTGGCCACAAATCAGAAGCTTGAATGCGAACAGGTATTGCTGATTCGTGAGTATATTGACCAATTATATCAACATCGTAATGATAACCGTCAGTTATCTCTGTCTTTTTTACCTTAAAGCCAGTTTGCTGGGTGTCGTTTTGCCATGCAACACGATCTTCGATCCTTATAACAACACTGTCCTGATTGACTCCACTATCATCAGTTAAATCAAAAGATACCCTAGTTACAGGGTGAACTAATTCACCGCTGCTAGGAGTCTCATTATTAACAGACGGCCCCTCCGAATCCGGTGCCACGCCTTCAAGAGTCTGCAACTGAATTCCCGAGTATAATCCAAAAAAACCATACAAATCGTTTATTTCTGGATAAACAAGTGTTAACCCTGTAAATAATCTAGAATTTCCAGATGTGCCTATTTTGGCCCCATGGACATCCTCAATATTTGGCGATACTGAAGCCGTATACTGAACATTAGCCATATTATCACAAATCGCCTCAACCTCACTATCATTCCTCCTGTAAACCCTTACAATATTTAATTGATGAAGCGTAACTGCTTCTTTTATTATGTAATTTGCAGGATCAAGTAAGTTAACAAGCGTTCCGCCGATAAAAATGTCAGATCTCATAGCCCGACTAAATACAAATCTCACTCTATCATGATTAACAGCTTGAACTTGCTGAAGAAAAGGAGTTGGGACACCTTCATCATCTGACAAAGTTATTTTACTCACTCCAACGGCTGATGCTCTAAAGAAATCTAACGTCATGCACTTATTCCCTTGACAATCTTACCATAATCTATCGAACTCTTGGAGTACACAGTATTAGTTAAGAGATCTACAGCAAAAATAATACCAGATGTATTTTTTCTACTACCATACTCTACAGCTACTATTAGGCATGGTGTAAGATTATTTATCACCCTATCCACCATAATTACTCTATTGTAACTTGAATTAAAAATATCATAATCGGCCAGTGAACCCAGTTTTCCATAATGAAATGTTACCGTAGCACTTGGCCACGCTATTTTATAAACACCCTCATCTGATGGGATATAAAATGCACTTGTATTTATATCGTATACAGCATTAATTTGCGCTATCTCTGTCCTTTCCCCAGATAATGGACTAATAGCAGTGTCAGCGGAAAAAGTACCACCTGAGTCTGACAATGTGCTTTCCCATGTTGACCTCTGGACGCAGAAAAACCCATCTAATGACATGTAAAATAAATCACCAGAAGAATTAAACCAACACCATCCAATATCACCTGTCTCATTACTATGGGAATACAATATACCACTCAAATTTTCCCCACTTGATGAATCACCAAAAAGATACCATCGTTTCCATTTATTAACAGTTACACCGCTTTTACTTGCTATCGCCCTATAAACATAACCTCCATCCTCAAAAATACAGCTATATCTAGATACGTTATCTTGAATAGCCCATGAGTCATTATCTCCACTATATCCCGCGTCAAGGTTTCTAGCTGCTATCTGTCCATTTGTCGATTCAATGCCAATTTGACCATTTTTAGTAAACCATGATCCATTCCATGTTCCAAATAATGCACCAGTTATTGAACTGGATTCCAATCTAAAAATCCTTATTTCATCTAAAGAAAAATCAACAAAAATAACTAATCCCTCATCTGACTGATAACTTTCAGTTGAGCAGCTTATTATAAGCAATCCGTTTGTCATAAAAGCTTGTCGAGGTTTTACTCCATCACCAAACAAAGGCAACGCATGACAATCCGCATCTGACGTACCATCAGCTATAAATCTCATCCATAATAAATTAGCATCAGTATCTATTATTTCCACAGATGTTTCAGTACACGCTATAATAGCGTGAATTGGAAATTCAGCATTTAATCCCCTATTAATGCTAAATCCTTCCCTTGCCCATCCAGCTAAATTTGTAGTAATTCCAGAATTTATCGTAAATCCGAAAATATCCGCGTTAAAATTAGTCGTTGGTGTATCTAACCATGATCCTAATAAAGCAAAAACATCGCCGGCAAAAACATCATGTGTATAATTTCTAAGAAGCACCCAGCCGCCACCAATATCATAATATACTTCGATTAAATTTACTGTCCTCTTAATCCTAAATTTACCAAAAGTCGCAGATGAACCAAGAACCACATCGCTACCCCAACTACCATTTATCTGAACAGAACTCTTTATTGTATTATTAGTTCTCCTTTGAATATAAATAGCATTATTATTATCAACCCTGATCATAAAATAAAAACCGCCACTACTTGCTAAACCAGAAAAATTTTCCCATGAGATCTCAATATCAAAATCGGCTACCATATACCATCTACCAGACGATTTCATATATTTAGATTTTCCACCACTCCAAGTTGTATTGGTAGATAGCCTCATTTTATCATCATCAATAAGGGAAAAATCAAACTCACTGTCACCGCCAGTTCCAACCGGCTCATCTAAGCCCCACGCCGTATTATCAAAACCGTCTGCCAGGGTCCCAAAACCCCCTGGACCGCAAACATACCCATCGTAAACAAAAACCCCATCTCTTCTCGCACCATAATAGCCAGTACTTCCCAACAGGCTATGCCATATATCAGTCGATCCGTCATAGAAAAAAATTCCAGTTACATTATTTCCATCTAAAAAATCATTACCATGAGAATCAACCTTTCCACGCATGTAATCTAGTGACACAATATCCACAAATCCATTATCCTCAAGCGCTAACGGTTCTACATTTTTTGTCTTACTCGGATCAGTTGTCGTTTTTCTGCCCGGTACAAATGCCCCGGCTGGCATTTGAATATATCTATTAACAGAAGCGTTCACTGTCTTTATGAAAATATTATCATTATCAAAAAAGAAACATGTCTCTTCCTTTGCCGAACTCTCGGATGGCTCAAATAACGGTCCAGGTAGACGCGCCGCTCCCCTTATATTATATCCTAAAGTTTTATATCCCCTAACAGGGCCATGATTAATCAATACCCCTCTGTCTGTCATTTTTATTGGATCAGCATCCCTTTTATTATTCTGCGATTTTCTGTGTCCAGGCACGACTAAACCAATAGTTTCACCAAGTGGGCTTTTATATTTTCTATTCCCACCAAATGGGGCTAGAGCAAGATTATCCTCAATGACAGACACCTCTCTTTTAAACCTTTGTTGCTCATTGTAAGCCTGATAATATCTAAAATAATCAAAACTGATATTTGCAGGCGGAAGAGCACCCCAGTTTTGCAGAAAAACACCAGCTTGAAGATTTTCTATATTAAACTCAAAAGTATAAGTACATCCAACCTCAGTAAAGGACGCCCCATTATCATCACTATAAAAAAAGGAAACAGTATTCGGATCTATTTTTTCACCAAACCACTCATATGATACAGGATACGGTCTCGGATTCCACGCAACTCTATAAATATGATTATTAGTTGACGGATCCGGGACTACGGCAGTCGTACAAACAGTCGAAAATGATCCATTATATCCTTTGGTTATTTGAATTTGTGTTGAATCTTTATTATACCCCATCGATATCGCATTCTCTCTATTTGTAAATAATGCAACTCCACCCATACATTCAGTCCCAGTACTGCCAAAATCAGTTATCTTAACCTCTACTATGTGAATTTTACCTGATAATCGATTATCTCCATCCTCATCCCCGGTATATTCTAGTCCAACATCTTTAATTGCAACTATTGGATTTCTATATATACCACTCCACCATTCATTGTTAAAATCCTCTTCCACGCCAACAAGCAGTTCCCCGGCTGAATGCGTAACCTTCCCATAATATGGCCTAATAATTTTCATCTTAATAGATGGGCCAGTAAAATCGTCTTCAAACTTTTTTACTAAAGGCATTAATTAGTCATCCTTCGGTAACACTAATCCCCAAAAACAACCATCCTCATGTAAATCCGGATAAGTATACGAATCAACGTTTTTATCATCCATTAATCTTATTACGGATACAGCACCTCCTATTGATTCATATTTCCACGATGAAACAACAACAAAATCAGATATAAGTGTTGAAAAAGCAATCGCATGCCTGAAAACAGATTCACTACCAACAAGGATCTCTCCGGAAGGTGGGTTATTATCCTTTCCCCCTCCACCCTGTTGCGACAACGAATAAGCTAGCCAATATTCCATATTCCCGCGATTAAGCATATAAATACCACGGGTAGTCAATGCGAATAAAACATTACTCGCGGATGCAAGACCCTTTATTTCAACCGGCAGCTCAACCATCCTATCGATATTTTTATTTATTGAATTCTGAGCTATTCTACCATATTGATAATCAAAAACATTCCTCCAGATTTTCCTACCTCTTGAAAACCAAAGCCATCCGCTCACATCCAGATGTATATTTCTGTATCCAATCTCATTATTATCATAATCACCTAGATCGTCTCCTATTACAGGATTCAATATCTGTGCCTCATTATCAATATACATAATAATTTCAGGACCAGGATCCTCGCCCATTGCAATCGTCCACATTTTTGAAACATCGGAACTATCAAAAATAGCTTCTACTGAATAAACATTATCTGAAGTAATCCTAAGAGATGGATCCACTCCAACAGAAGTATACACGCCTCCAGTATCATTTCTATTAGTTATCGTAATTCCCGAGTCTGCCTTATAGTGATTATCGCTCCTAATTAGTGTAAATACATTTTGATCAGATGATTTAAAATCAATCGTTATTATTCCACCATTATCAGTTCCATTGTCACTTACTCCTACAACCAGCACCCCATTTAACATCTTAACCGATCTAACACTAAATTCACCTCTCCCTAGCGCCTTGTAATTTGATAGATCATCAAACATAAATCGCATCCAAACAACAAAATTAGCCGATGTTCCATCATAATTATCCAAGTCAAAAATTACCAATTCCTTACTGGCTACCACAATTAAAACCTTGTCTGGAAAAGATGGATCAGGACTCCTATAATCACTAGATACTTCGGTTCTCCAAGGCGCCTCAATAGGTCCGGGATCCTGGCTGCCATCAGTATATTTATAGCCAATTTTTGAATAACCGGAAAAATTATTTTCTGTAGGTCTATCCCATGGCTCATTTGTAGTGTCATAAAAAAAAGCTACATTCGGCTTAACCGAATCTAAAAAATGAGCATGACCATGAATATCACTCGTCGATCTATTCACATTTGTCTCAAGTCCCAGTATTCTTCTTTCATTGTCTTCAAAAGCAGTAATATTTTGTCTATTTTTTAGGTCATTTTGTTCAAAACACGCCCCTCTTGTATATTGAGGGAAAGTATATTTTACTCTATCTCCAGCATTATCAATCTTATGGAAATCATACATTTTAGCTGGTTTTTTGTAAGTATTATTATCCGATCTTGATAGATTGGAAACTTTACCAGGAACAACTACTCCAACACCAATGTTATTATCATAATAATTTTTTCTTGATCCAAACTCACCAATCTTAAAATCATCTTCGATATTCCCATCCTTGAAAATATGCTTCATGCCAACTTTTATGCCTGGATATGAAAAACCATGATATTTTTCCCTAACACCAGCACTAACCATCCCTATGCCATCCTCTAAGATAGATTTATTATCTTTTTCTAATATCTCTGTCGGATCATCTAAAATAGATTCATATGCATCTAATACATCTGAGTTGCTAAACGTTTCATTTGTTATTCTAACACCGTAAATAATCGTATTGCTGTTATTGCCAATATTAAGTCTTTGAGTATTTCCACTTGTAGCCTTCTCTGCTGCTGTGCCTGAAATGGTATCCTTCAGATCGCCATTAATGTACATTTTCATCTCATCGCCATCTGAATTAACAGTTAAGGTAAGATAAACAATCTCGTCAACAACAGCAGTTGCATTTGGAAAACTATAATAATAATCTGTTCCTGCTCCATGCTCTATATAAGTACTATGAGTAGATCCGCTTATGCGGCCAAGACTATATAAACAATTTGTCTCAGGTGATTCACCTAGACCAATGCATTCAATCTCATTTACGGCATTTAAAACCGCCTTAGCAATACACTCAATTGTTAACGATGCATCGCCACCACCTCCAGATTCCTTTGCAACTCTTAAGGCCTCAACATCAGGAGCCTCAAGTTTTCCGGTCGGTATTCTCATACCAATAAGGCCACTGTAAAGATCATCTTCATAGACTAAGCCGGATCCAACAATAATAAGATCTCTGCCTTGACCAGTCCTATCAAGTAATGATGAACTTGAGCTATCAAATCGATATACACACAGTGGAGGATTTGTAACCCCAACCGGATTGTTGATACCTAAATATTCACCGATTATCTTTATAGACATTCTTACTCTGTTTTCTCACGTGTACCATCTGAAAAAACCACCTCCCTGACACCTTCTTCAAATGATACAATCCTAATCGCTCTTCTTAGTTGTTTTTTATATTTTAATGAGGCCTCAACAATCTCAACAGAAATATCATTATCATGCTCTCTAAAAAACCTTATTGCTTCTTCTCTGGTTTCAAATGGGCCATCCAGAGATATATTATTATTTTTTAATTTATGCTCAATCCAAAATGGCATAACCTCTCCTTATACATTAAGTAATCTAAATTGATATTCTATAAATAATACCTGATGTTCAGTTTTTGTTATAGTAACAGGTATTCCATTTTCATCCTTTAATCTCACCCTGCCAACCCTCTCTATAGGCGCTTGCCAGCTAGGATTCATAGATCCAGTTTGACCAGATAACCCATAAATACCAAGGCTTCTAATATTACTAGAAATACCTTGGCTTGGTAAATACATCCACGCATTCTTAAAAATTACTTCTTCTCTTGTGTTAAATGCTTCTATGGAAAAATCATACATTTGATCTACAATAAACCTCTTTGCACCCCCGTTGACATCATCACCATTAACAGTTTCACTAGTATCATTAATATTTCTTCCCCCCTCATCTATTAAATTTTCTGTATATGAATCAGTATCAGAATCAGTAGTTAGCAAACAAATAAATGCTAAAGTAGAATATGCATCTACTCCTTGCGTTATCCAAGTCCAGGAAAATCTAGAAGGACCAATATTAAATACTTGTTGAAGTAAAAAAGCAGCTTTTCCGTCAAAAATCCTATTGCTACAATCTAATTGAGTTTCCAATTCTAACCCAGAAACCAATTCTTTAAGTGTTCCATTTTTTTGTGCACTAATAAAATCGCTATCTTTGAGGTCTCCGGAATTTAGCAATCTAATCTTAAAAAAACCATTCATCTTTACATACTCACAATGCTAAAAACATATTCAACTAGCATTACTTGATCTATCGTCTTTTCGATAGTAACAGGAATACCTGCCCCGTCCTTGATTCTTATTCTACCTATTCTAGCAACATAACTCCCCCAATACCCTCCAGTAGCTAAATCAGCTTGTTTAGCCCAAAAGATACCGATACTTCTTATCTCATCAGAGACACACTGCGTTGGTAAATACAGAAAATTATTTTTAAATACAATTTCATCTCGATCCTCTTCAATCCAAAGATCGTATTTATCCAACTCATCAATTATAAATCTTTTTCCCGCGGAAGACGTATTAGCAGAATCCTGAACAATATGAATTGTTGTTTCGGCAGCACCCCACCAATTTTCTGTATAATAAGGCTCATTATCTGTTTTCAACATACAGATAAAACCTAACGGTGCAGCGGTAACATACTCAACATCATCATAAGGACCACGCGGTAACCCAAAAAGAAGATCAAGTAAAATACCTGACGCATTATCAAAAATCCTATTTCTACCACTGAATTCATTATCAATACTCAGACTGTTTATAAGTAAATCTAATTCACCACACCTCTTTGCCTCTAAAAAATCCCTGTCATTATAGTTCTTGCAATTTAGCAATCTGATATCAAAAAAACCATTCATATTAGACACTTATAAGCTTAAACGTATAATCAAAAAGTAAAACTTCTTCTGCATTTTTCGTTAATTCAACATTGTTTCCATTAAGATCCTTTATTCTTACCCTGCCTACCCTTCCATTCGTCAAAACAGATCCAAGATCATTACTAGATCGCCGTCTCCAATAAATTCCAACACTTCTTATATCATCAGATATAGCTTCTGAAGGAAGGTATAAGTATCTACTTAAATAATAAACCTCATCCCTAGTTGCATTTCTCTCAATAGAACTAGAGAATGCATCAATATAAAAAGACTTTAATGCAGTACTAGAAACTATATTACTTATTAAATTCGCCACACCGGTCCATGACCAATCCTCAATATATGAATCAGTATTACTATCAATATCTAATAATGCCAAAAAAGTTAGCGGTGCAGCACGATCTACACCCGTTTGGTACAGATAATATGGATCCGTGCAATCTGGTAATCCAAATAACCTATCCAATATCATAGCAGCTACATTATCAAAAATCCTATTACTGCATCTTGCCTCTTGTTTTAACTCCAACTTATCAAGAATATTATTTATACTGCCATCTTTTATTGCAGATTTAAAAAAATCATCACCGGCACCATTAGAACTAAATTTTTTTATATTAAAAAAACCATTCATATTTCTACCTAACCGCTTGACATTGTAAATTGATATTCAATTAATAAAACATCTCTATCGCTTTTTGTCATTGTCACTAAATTACCTTCTGCATCCTTTAATCTTATTCTGGCAACTCTCAAAACATACCAGTTCCACCCAGAATTATATAAAGTAGCACCAATAACTAAGCTATTTATATTGCTTGATATAATTTCAGATGGCATAAATAAAACTCTACTGGTAAAAATTATTTTATCCGCATCACCATGCACCAATATCGACGATTCAACAGCGCCATCTATTAGAAATATACTCCCATTATCATTATCAACTGATCCACTTATATCGCTAACATATTCCCTACTTCTACTATCGATACTATTATTGCTAGTCTCGGTGTATGAATCAGTATCAGTATCAATACTACTGATATTTAAAAAATCTAATGAATAGAATGTACTAAAACCTAGAGGAAAATCACTCCATAAACTCGGTGCCCCAAAGAGCTTGTTAAGCATTCTTGCAGGTATTGAATCAAACACTCTATTACATCCATTATACCTACCTTTTAAACTTAATTTTTTACATAATTCATCTACACCATGATACTTAATGTACTCAACTACATCATAATCATTCATTCCACAAGAATCTAATAATCTAACATCAAAATATCCATTCATTACTTACGCCCATCCGCCGGGAACATTACCGGTCAAGTTTATCCTATACATAATTACCAACGCCTCATCAGGTGGTTTGGTAATTACCTGAGTTATACCAACTTTAGATCCGCCCCCGGTTGGTAACCCTAATTTAGCATTTGAAGTTGACCCATTAGCAACTGTGTCTAAATCAAGATCGCTCCTATCACCTGCTACTGTCGCCCTTATCAATAAAAAACCAAAATCTGTTCTTATAGCCTCAATTCTGTACCCTCTAAAAGCCTGATTCAATGAATCCACAATATCACTCATGCTAAATGTTTGTAGCATATTTGGTATTTCAAATATTCTGTAAGTCGGAACACCATCCGTCGCCATCCTTAAAACTTCATCAGTAAACGTAACACCAGGCATTGCCTCAAAAGCCATTAATGACGCTATTTTTACACCATGCGATGAATCATTCGCCAGCATGTTCGTTAATCTAACACCAAGACATTGAATTGCATTAAAAACAAACTCAAGTCCATATGCGCCATTATCATAAATTGTAGATGCCTGTGAAGTATGATCAGGATCAGACACATCAAACCAGCTATTATCATCACCAGGTTTTTCAGTGCCAGCCGGAACCCCGCCTGGATTATCAGTAAGTACTTGAATCTTAAAACTATTAGGACAATACATCTTGTTTTGACCAGCAGGGAATACTATCCTGATCCCTACCAAATCTTTCGCAGCCCCCCAAACCCTACCGCACATATGAGGTCCCGAATTATCTTCACTAGCGAAATATTCACCATGAATTACTGCGCCCGGTTCATCAGGATCGTCAGCAGCATCCACTCTGCCTTCATTTTCAACACGCCCATCAAACATTTTCGACGCATTGTAAACCGTAAAAACCCCATCACCAGTTGTCATAAAATTTTCTGTAACTGTAGAATTTGGTGTCTCAAAAACTTTTACTATGTGCTTATCAATAACATCCTCAATCGTATAATCCCTATTATTATTACCATCGGACGAGTTACTAATTCTTAACGTTTTTCTTACATGAAAATCCCTATCAAACCCGTGAGTTAATGGTAATGCAGCTACAGCATTTGAACGTTTAAATGTTATCTCTCTTGTGGTTGCATTAATCGAGTCGGATGCATCCCCGACAATGTCAGATTCAACCTGCTCCTCGGTTAGCATGGAATTGGATATATACCCATCAGATGAAACAACAGTAACTAGGTCAGGGTATGTATATTCAATAAGATCGATACCCTGAGACTGGGCCTCATGTTTATAAATTCTATCGCATATGCCTTGGAAAGTTGGAGATAACCCAATAATTGATCTAACACCAATTTGATTATCCACTTCACCATCACCGCAAGCTACTCCGTAAGCTAAACCAACTGATTTAATAGGAAAATTATCAAGATATTTATTATCTCCGGCTTCGGATGCAACACCTCCAGACATACCTGATACAGAAAATCCTCCGTCTGATACATTTTCAGTTATCGCTTTAACATGAACAGTTCCGCCTATATCATGATCAAGATCCACCTGTGCTGTTCCTCCTGATGAAGCAGTTATCCTTAAGCTATTATTCTGTCCATTAATTTCTGTGATAATAGCATCTCTAACGTCATCAGCATCAGAAGCTCCAGAAATATCCACTGGCACCCTTCCGGCAGTCCAGCTCCCATCTGTATCGAATTCAAAAATAACAGGATCATTGATACCATCATCAATTGTAAAATAATCAGCATCAGTAAGTGATCCTGGAGCAACGGTCGTTATGGAGCCAACAGCATTTGAATAAACAAGTGTAGGCTGAGCATAAAACACAAACTCGGCTTCACCATACGGATCTGTACTCCTATAAGATACAGATACAGTCCGGAATACTCCGCTCGTATCACTTATAAGAACACTCCTTCTACCTTCACCCGGTGTCGTAATATCAGCAGATATTTTATCATCATACTGACTATCAGACTCATTAAACTCAACCTTTTCATCGCCATTTTTACCATCAGTTGATGGACTGTCAGTTGCCACAAAAAACGCTTGAAATGGGTTTCTTTCTGGCTCATATGTTATATCGGAAGGAACAAAAGGGCCACCAGAATGACCGGATAGGCACTCATGCATCATTCTTGAAAGTCCGCGCTTAGTAAACTTGTTTTTGAACGCCCTAGAATAAACTATCCGATCTTTTTCTTTTGGTTCAAAACTTCCGTCAGGTGTTTCCTGCATAAAATCAGAAAAATTAACCCTACCACCATCGCCTGTACCTTTTATCCCTTTTATGTTAACACCAACAAACTTAAAACAGCCGGATGTTCCAATAGTTCCTCTACCCTTTATCATTGATAGCTCCTAGTTTATATTTCCCCGATTTCTTCACCGGTTACCCATGGTTCATCTTCAATGTACTCCGTACCATTCCACCACATTTCCGTAACCTCAACATTAAAACCATAGATATTAGCTAATGTCACAAAAGACTGTAACGTCCCTTTTATTGTATTAAACTTTGTTGCAACCCTTATAGCAAGTCTTCTATATTCAATAGGGTTGTAATCATCTATATCAACACCAAACGAATCCGCAAGGTGTCTTATTAAATCTTCCCTGACCTTATCAGGGTTCATGAGTGATCCATATTCATCAACAAGAAATTTTAACTCATTAAAAGATGGAGTCATTCCCTTAATCATTTTCATAAGATAATAACCATTTTTTAAGTCCTCCTCTTTCTGCTCCTCAGGTAGCGATTCATAGAGAACTATAAACGCCCAATCTTCATGACCAAATGGGCGATGGCCAAATGGCTGATGGCCAAATCCATGCGAAACAGGTGACGCCATTATTACGATCCTGCTACTATCTGATTTGTTCTCAGATAAACATTGTTGGCCTTCCTAAACCCTATCCAGAATTTATTTTGGTCACTCCCTACCGAAGTAGCCTTAGCCGCTGTTAGCGTTTTTACACCAGTTATTGGTCTAGATAATTCAACATAAACAACATCACCTCCGGTTATAACTATTCCACTGGCTGATATGGTTCTAGTTGCACCATTAAGCAGATTTACAATTACAATATCCTCACTCCACTCAAACATGTCTGTAGCAATTGTAAGCGAAAATGTGCCACCTCCAGTCACAACTAAGTGATTATCCTCTCGCAGTGCATAGATAGAGGTATCAATAGCATTCACAAAATTTGCAAAAATCTCATACCATGGATCTTGATATTCCGATGGATATGAATATCCCATTCTCGACGTAGATGGCATTAATATCTCCTCTATGCAGTTAGTTCTACTATTTGCTTAATCTCAGTATTTACACCCTTTGTAATAATCTGATTGTCTTCTATTTCAAGATCTCCATCGCTATTAGCTGATGGCGGCGTATCTGTTACTGTCGTATCGACAAACCGTGTACCGGTAATCTTAACATTAATATATTCATATTTAGTTGCACCGGCCTGCGTCACAACATTAGCCTTAATTGCCTGATTAAATTCGTCTAGACGTAGCTTTTGCCCAAACTCCCTGTTCTTAAAAACAATATCAACCTGCTCACTTACCTCTGTTAAAATATCCGCCGGAGCGAAAAGCTCCTTCACTTTAACCTTTACCTCAATATCAACCCCAATAAGAAACCTTGCTCCATCTATAGTTGATACTGTTACGGATGCAAGTTTTTTCCCATCAATATTATCTTTTAATGAACTTAATAATCCATTTGATGGCGCAGTATAAAAACCATCAGCGTCAACAGTAAGTACCTGTACTTGAATAATATTTGCCTTACATTCTCCACTGATTACCGTATCGAGATAATCTTCAAGATCTTGCACTGCCGTTGTTACATTTGCCGGAATCAACGCAGTATATCCTATGTATGTATCGCTAATAACACTGTCAGCATTAATCGTATCTGCTAGCGTGTCAATATCATCCATGTCCGTTGAAATAACAGCAGTGTCAGTATCGATTGAATCAACATCGGTCTCAGCCTGTGTAATATCAGAATTAGCTTCTGTTAAATCAGATTTAGCATTATCTATCGCAGTCGTCGCAGACTCAAGTTCATACTGAAAATTAACATAGATATTCTTACCGAATTCACCGCTAATACCTTCAGGTGCAATAACAAAATTAACTGTTAATGCTCCTGATGCATAATTAATAGTACTTCCAGTATCTATTCCAGGTCCCGAAATCGCCCCGGCCCCATCATCAAATCCATAAACAGAGTCACCATACTTTTCCACAATAAGATTGGTGCCAAACATTCGATTACCAGAATATCTAACTTTTTTATCATTCACAAACTCAAGGATTTGCCTTTTAAGCCCACCAATCCTAATTAGCTTACCAACATCACCTGATAAGAAAAACGCGGCTGTAGCCACCTCAACGAACCCAGGGGATGTTTCACAATCGCCTGTAACATCCGAGGCAGCAACAACAGGCTCAACTACAATTGAAAGAGATCTGGGTACAATATTTTGAAAAGTCAGCAATTTATAAAATGATTTTGTCGCCCCATCGCCTTGGGCCATAATCTCCTGAAAGGGAACCGAGCTAGCCGCGTCAATAGCAATATCAAGATCACTATTTGCATCGGCAATATGGGACGTTGCATTTGCTGTATCGGTTTTAATTGTCGCTTGCTTAGTTCCAATTGAAGCCAGTATAGACTTAGCACTGGCCGTCTCAATTTTTACAGTATTAGAACTAGTTCTAATTGCGGTATTTTTTGTTGTTACTGTACTCAAAAAAACAGACAAATTAGCCGTTTGAGTATTTATATTATTGAGTCCTCCTTGAATACCAACCTCATTCTCGACACCAAGAAGTCTAATAGCGTTAGCTCTAGCAACCGATCCATAGGTCCCACTGCTGAATTTCTCAGAAAGAATTCGAAAATCACTTAATGAAACAGCTCTATCAACAGTAGCATACCATTTTGGGGCACTTGCCTGAATCGATGATATAGACTCCTCAGGAGCGGACCCGGACGACGCTGAAGAATTATTGCAACTTATATTGATTACAGTAAAGTTAATAGTCAAGGAATCCCTAAATGTTGTAAGGGTCCCCGCCGCAGCAACTCCAGCAGTTCCGCTACCAGCAACATACAACACACTGATTTCCGCCCCGGTCTCTGGAATATTTCCAATTGCCCCATTTCCAAACCGAATTGTAGGAGGAGCAGCCGCATAATCAATCATGAATTGGTTTGATTGTTCGAAATTCAAAAAATCATTTTCCGCCCAACTATCACCATCTACCTTAAGAATAACAGAGTCTTTAGCAATTGTTTTATCTGAAGGAACTGAAGTTAGCTTAAAAATCTGATTCGCAGTGCCATCGGAAATAAATGATTCATTAATCGTTTCACCCTCATAAGCAGATATGTTTTGACCAGGAAGATATTGAGTTTTTGTATATGGGTAAACAGCAGAACTTTGTTCGGCAGCGGTAAAAGTAACATCCTGATTTAGTTCATAAATTAATCCATTTGGACCATTAATTTTCGAACCCTTAGGCACTGTAATGTCAAATCCATAATTTTGATCTAAGATTAGATCAAGATCAACAGAAGCATTTACCATCTGACTAGGCTTGTACCCAAGTAGCCTAGCAAATCTATTTACACTGCTTCTTAATCTAGCCGTTGTTAGAAAATTTTCCTCTGATTGTTTATCCAGGTACCATGACATTGTATCCAAAGCAAATGATACATATTGGACAATCATAATTGCGATCTGTGACGCATTAAAATCGTTAAAATCATCGCCAAATTGATCTTTTATAAACGCTAAAATTTCATCTTGAAATGTCCCATAGTCACGACCAGCATATTTTACCCTGGCAAGTGTCGCCCCAATCCTGACAGTATCTCTAATAGCAGCCCCATACTCAACCACCTCAAAGTCAGTAGTAACCGATGGATCTGTTCCTGTTTTTATGTAAATAGCATCATCAGTGGTATTATAATAAGGATACCATTGGCTTTTACCAATCGGATGCGATCCTAACTCATCAAGCGCAAGAATCATACTCTATCTCCTAGGATACTTCCCTGCTAAAATCAACTTGAACATCATTTGCCTCAGCTAAAAATTCATAAAAAATATCTATTGTTACAATATTCTCATCGACCTCTATATTTACAGAAAGAATATCAATTCTAGGCTCCCATGTTCTTAAAGATCGATAAACCTCTCTGCGAGCCTTGGCATCAAGTAATTCGTCATTATGCTCAAAAACAAGTTCATAAATTTCACTACCAAAGCCAGGGAGCATCACTCTCTCGCCTTTTCTCGTGCTAAGTATCTGCCTAATTGAGCTTTTTATAACCTCTCTATCCTCCTCAGTAGCAGGAATTCCACTTTTTCCTTTTCTAAATGGATAAGATATTCCCTTAATCACAGCCATAAATCACCTCATATCAATGGCATTGGAGGCGGTGGGGGTGGAATAGGAGGTGGTACAATAAATGTAACTAGCGCTGTCTTTGTTGCCGCATCAATAATCGTAGCCATTTGATTTGCAATACTATCATAAGTGTTTTTTAGGTTAGCCAACGCCCCAGCTATTCCCGGTCCTATCATTGCCGCACCAGGCATCACAAGGCACATCCCAGGGTGTGGAGCTGGTGCAAACATCACCGGAGGGGCTGTCCAGTAAGCCATAACAGCATTTTGGATCGCCATCGCAAACGTCATAGCTTGGCCCTGTGGACTTAATGCACCCATGAGCGTAGTCATCATTAGTGCTTTCTCTGCACCGGTAAAAATCGGAGTAGACGGGCCAGCCATAGCCGCACTTGCATAATTTGCATAGGCATCAGCAAAGGCCTTCGCCGCATCAAGATGTTGTTTATTATTCTCAGCCACATCCTTAAGAAAGGATTTGATCGGGTTAACTAACTTTATCGGAATCAATGGCATAAATCACCTTACTTCTATTATATCACTTTTTAATTCATCAATCTCAGTAAACTCGTTAAAATATTTGGAATGGAGCCTGCTATGACACTCCGCACAACACCAAACAACATCAAGAGGCTTGCTGTAATCTTTATGGTGAGCTTCTATATTCTTATTAGATCCACAAATACCGCACAGCCCCCTTATTAATTTTCCACTCCTAACTGCTGCGCTAACAGCACCTCTGGCCTTTAGTTTTTCTTTATTTTTTAAATCTAATCTAATTTTTCCGCTCTTAAGTATTAGTTTTTCTTTAATTTCTGGTCTTTGCCTATATTTTTTATACATTTCTTTAATTTCTGGTCTTTGCCTATATCTTCTACCGTATTCTCTATTCTTTTTTTTATTTTCCGGCTTCTGCTTAATTATAGCTCGCCTTCCACTAATCTTATACTTCTCTCTATATTCCATCTCTTTTTGCTTAACATCAAACCTTTGTCGATATTCCTTACGTCTTTCTTTAAACTCTGGAATCTGTTCACGCTCTCTTCTTTTTTGTTTTGTTTCTGGTCTTTGGCTATATTTTTTTTGGCAATCCCTACAATGGCTTCGCCTTCCATCTTTTGAAGAACTTTTTCTATTAAAACAGTTTAGTGATTTTATTTCTCCACACCTACTGCATTTCTTCTTGCCTAAGTTCATTATTTTTTTCCAAACACTCTTGAACTATATGTTGCTGGAGTAGGTGGCTGTGCTGGAACTGTTGGAGGAGATGTAGGGCCGACTCCAGATCCGTGAAAATGAGTATTGAATGTTGTATTAATATGATTATCAACCCACGTTTTAAATTGGTTACCTAAAACCATCTTTTCTGATGCACCCCCGCCAAGCATAATTTTATCGGCAGTTACTTCAACTTCCTTTGTTTTCACATCAACCTTATCGTCTGATTCAACAAATATTTCACCACCTTTTAGTGTAATTTTACTACCCCCAGCATGCAAAATTTCTATTTGCTCGCCTTTCATAGTGATTATATTCTCATTGTCAGCCTTATTCGTAATTACAATTTCTTTGTTTTCAGCATCAAGATAAACTGTATTTTCATTCTTATCTTTAGTGGTGATAGATCCTTTTTCATCCATTAAAAATTCTGATAGCTCAGGATGAATAATCTTAAACTGATCTTTTTCTGGCTCGCGACTAAAAAGCATTAAAAATGACTTTGCCGCATCGCTAGCAAGCATCTTAATACCGCGAACATATGGCGCTTTTTTATCAGACTCCTTACCATCCCAATCCTTACCGGGCTGACCCTCTGTTTTAAATTCATCCGGAAGCTCTGACTTGCCCTGGTCCTCCCCTTTATCATCATCGCTAGCCCACCATTGACCTATATACCATGGATAACGAATATCACCATTTTCAAACCAAACTAAAACAGCTTCATCTTTCTCAGGTGGGAAGAATATTCCATGATCTCTACCAGCATACGGCGAACTTGGCCACGCCGGCTCACCAAGCACATCATCGCCAGATACAACAGGCACTTTAACCAGAATCCTACCTTGTCCACCTGGATCTGCATTCGCAAAAACAGTTCCATGATAAATTCCATAGAATCTACCATAATATTCTAAACCATGAGTTACTAAGTTTCTAATAAAATTCTTAATAAAATCAGCGGCGTTCATATTGCTACCTTAGCATTCCCGCCACCACCACCTTCAGGTTTCTTTTGACTACCTCCAGCCGCGTTTTTTTCACCCTTTGCCTTTTTTGATACAAGATCTTTATTAACCCCTAAACTAATACCTTTAATACTCATATTGTACCCACCAGACCCAACATCATGGCTAACATTTATGACTCTATAATTACCAGATAGCCAAGAAGATCCGAACTCAAACGCAACAATAGATCCAGGATCAGCTACATTTGGAACCCCAATAGTATCAAACTCTAGCGTAACACCAGCAACACCAAACATGCCATTGATATACAATGAATCAGCTATATCCTTACTATCCCTCTCCTCTCTTGGAGGTCTCGGAAACATCTTACCAGCGTCTCTTTTATCTTCCTTTATCTTACCTACAAAAATTCCATCTTCATCTTTTATCGTCGATCCAACATCTGAGTTAGATAACTCACCGCCATCGTTAATTGTTTTTACCTTTGTTGTTTTTGCTCCAGCCTCAACTTTAACTGATTTTTTCTTATTTAGAGATAAATGCTGGACAACCGCATCCCCCTTTTTTGCGGCAAATAGAGAATTAAGAGGTAGATTTACAGATCCAGTAATTGGAAACACATTATCTTTTCCAAATTCCCCAGAATGATAGACAAACTTAATCTTGGGCTCTATCTCCGCCATTTTTAGCCAAGAATAAATAACCAAAGTATTTCCTCGCAACTCAGGTGTAGCAAGATTATAAGCGCAAAGCCACTCAATATAATCCCACCCGCTAAGACCAGATATAATATAACTATTTTTCTTTTCAGTAAACCTCTTCATTTCGCCTGGAGGGGATGATTCTGCACCGGGCATATATATGGGGCCATGCCATCCATTTCTTTTAACAAGTACCTTGATAATATCTTCAGCAGAATGTTGCTTAGGTAATCCAGTCTCAGATCCACCAAATACCTTAGCAGCCGTAGCAGACTGAGCAAACTTATTAAGCCCCTTAGCATTTAATGTTATATCAATCATTTGACCAAGAGTTATACTAGGTGGATCCATTGACACATTAAGCCAATCTGTTTGATGTAATGCGTCTGAAGCATACCCCCATCTAACTGATAATCTATTGTGCAATTTAACAAACTCATTTAATCCACTATACCCTCCCACACTAGGATCACCTAATAATGCTAAACCCATATCTCGGTTCATCGGCTTCAATGAAACAGAAACCATTGAACTAGATGGTGTCAGCTTAACTGAAAGGGATTCAGCTATCGGAACATGGTAAAAATCCAATCCTGGATTTTCTCTACTGCCAGGGGTTAAAATAAGCTTTTTCTTATCGGGCGTTACAATCATCGCCTCAAAAAAAGGACTGAAAAAATCATACGCTGCCATACTATTCCTTTGATCTTAGGACAGCCCCGATAACTCTATTTCTATTCGGTATCCTAATTTTTTTACCCTTAAAAATCCCAAAAGGAGCAATCATAAGCTCATTTGCCTGCATTATTACCCAATATAATGAAGGATCTCCATAATATTTATAAGCAAGAAGATCCATCCTAGTATTCTCCTCAACAGTTATGAAAATATCATCATCTTGCTCTGGGAAATCTTGGACAATTGGTGCCTCAAAAAACTCAACACCATCCTCAAGCCTTAACTCTGTTAAATTTAATCGACTATTTACACTAACTGTTACAGCCATAGATAATTCTCACTTACAGTGACATAAGGTGGAATAAAATATTCATTTTTGACAAAAACCCATATTTTATAAGTATTATCATGCTTTTTCTACACTTACATTATCAAACCATCTAAACCGTCCTAAGTCACATTTTAACCTTTTAGCCTCCTTGATGGCTTCATTTTTTGTCATTAAAACAATCTCCTTTTTCTAACTACTACCTCACCAATCCAAAAAAAGTAAATAGATTAAAAAACACCACAATTACAACAACTACAACCTTGATAATCTCAATTACTATGTAAACCCTCCAAAATCTGAAAACTCACCACTGTCAGCCCTTGCTGCATCCATGAACTTATCAAACTTACCTTTTATAACAATTGGCTGTTTGGCTATAATCATAATCGCACTTCTAAGCATAGATACCTGATTTGCAAGTGCCGAAATTTGATCCGAAACAGATGATGGTATAGAACCACGTTCGCCCATAGTAACATCCTGTTCATCCGCGCCTTTACCATTAACAAATCTTTGAACAGTAAGATCGGCAGGTTTAGATGCAACATAATCCTCAGATGTTCTTATTCCAGTCTCCTTACTCACAACCATCGCTCCTGGTATAATCTTTTGCTCAGGAACAAGAGCATCAATCACCTTCGGTTGTTCCGGCTTGACGATTTCCCTATCAGCTTTAACCCTTACAGGTTTTTTCATAATAACTTTCTTAGGTTTCCATAACGCCTTCAACTGTTCCGGCTTAGTAACATCTTTTTTAACCTTGATTTTTGCAGGTTTTTCAGCAATAGTTTTTTTAGGCTTTTCAACTATCTCAGTAGATACAGGAGCGACAATCTTCTTTCTCTCCAACATTTTGCTTATATCATCAAACTCCTTTTTCTTCATCTTCACACCAGGACTGATAGATATTTCATCCTTACCTAGTTTAGTCTCAATCAATTTTTTAGTTTTCTTAAGATCATCCTCATCAGGGGAGATTCTTATTTTTCGCATTTTACCAAGTAGAGCCTCAGTTTGCTTTTTATCAAAGCCAAGTGCCTCGCTAGTTTTAGTTACTGCAACCCTAAACTGATCAACACGTTTCATTTCCTCTTTTGTTAAAGGCCCTACTCTGCTCATTAAGGCAGTCGTCTCATTAATAGACTTTGCAGATATACCGAAATCCTCTTTAATTCTACCAACAACCTTTTGTACTGGACCGAACTCCATATCAAATCTAACCATTTTTTGGAGCCCTTTAGCCATCTCATTCATTTCATCTCGGCTGGCACCTTTAATACCAGACCCGGCAAGCATTTCTTTAAACCAGTTTTCGCCACCCACCTCCATACCTTTCAACATTTCAATCTTGGCGGCCGTACTGTAACCGGTCATACTCTTAAAAAATGCACCTACACGATCCTCTATTTTCTCACCCGCATCCCATCCATGTTTAGCAACTGAATCGTTGAATTTATCAAGTTCACTTTTTGGCATCTTGATCCCAGGGGCCACAGTAATCGTATATTCCTCTGGAATACCACTATTTAATGCCATGGTAACTTGTTCAAAATCTTTTCTAGTTGGCGGCTCGATCTTTGCTTTTGTATCACCTGAAGGTCTTCCTGGTGCAGCTCCCCCACCAAAACCGCCACCGCCTCCAAATCCACTCGCCATAGGTTTATCACTTCTTGGTTTACTTGGTTTTGGCTTAGGCTTGGGCTTGCTTATTTTTTCAATATCGTTTTGGAATTTCTTCTGAATATCAACCTTTATTTTTGCTTTTGCCTTTTCAGTGTCTTTTGATTTTCTAATCTCTGTCCTGCCAGGTATCCCCTTATCAGCTTCAGAAATCATACGACGATCACGCAAAACCTGTTTCGCATATTGCTTCCTCGCACTTTTTCTTTCTTTATCAAAAGAATTTAATACTATTTTTTCCTGCTCTTTTGCTTTCATTATATTGGCTAGCGCCTCGTCGGATGATGATGCCTGCCTCTTAACCTCTTCCCGTCTACTTTTCTCAGTTGCTTTATCTCTTTTTTTAATACCATCATCCCAGACCTGCTCTAACGTCCTACCAGTCCTTTTCATTTCGGATTCCATTTTATCAAGGCCAAGAGATTTCTTAATAACATCCAACTTAGGAGTAAATGAAGGCAATGAACTAACAAATTTTAAAATCCCATATCTAACCTTATCTATCAAAAAAGTAAAAGCATCACTTAAAGACCATACCATTTTTGTAAATACAAGCTTTATTCCGGCAATAGCATCAATGAACATGTGCTTAAACTTCAACCATCCAATATTTAATTTTGATGTTAGTTTAAACCAAACTTCTTTTATTCCTACTATTGACTCTTTAAAAGATAATTTAATCCCGCTCCAAACAATTGACGCATATCCCATAAATTTAGTTATAGTGTTAGACATAACATCAACCATAGACTCCCATAACCCTTTGGCTGTTTCAGCAGATACCCCGACCATTTGAAGTATTCCAGAAAAAACACTCTGAGAGACCGACAGCGCCTTGTCCCCGGTTGACATAATTGGATTTTCAATCGCTGCCATCACTTCGCTAGCTACCCCAGGTAGAACCCTAAAAGCTTGAATAATCAATCCAACAGCAAGTGTACCTTTTAAACCGATTGTTTTAAATATTCCAAAAGCAATGCTTCCAAGCTTACCAATTCCACCCATGAGTAATGGTAAAAAATTAAACAACTTTCTAGGTGATGCCAAAAGTCCAAAGGCAAAGGCTCCGCCAATCACTTTGGCCGCATCTCCAACTTTATCGCCAAATGATTTACTGTCATCATTCCACCATTGGCCAATCTTATCCCATAGTCTTGCTAATCCATCCTTTACCGCCTTAGCTAAGGCACGACCTAATCCACCCACAGCCTTGCTTAACCCTTTTTCCATTGGGTCTTTCATACTTTCCGCGCCGGCCTCAACCTTCTTTTTTTCACTAGATCCAAATAATCCGTCCCATAAGCCAGAAAAAAGCTTCATAATTAAGTTAGATAGCCATTTAGTGGCTTTTACAATTCCCTTACCAATCTTTCCAAAAACCTCACCCCAGTCCACTTGGCCAATTCTCTCTGAAATCTTATCTATCGACCTAGTTAAAATCGTACTAATTGCGGCAAACATCTTGCTAGCAACTCGTGATCCCGCAGTCTCAGCCTTTTTTTCTGCCTTCTTATCGCCAAATAACGCATCCCACGCGTCAGATAAAAAAATTCCAATTCTGTCAAAAGACCAATCGATTGCCCTGATTATTGAGCCTGAAACCTTATCAGCAAACTTGATCCAATTAACCTGATCGAGTTGTTTAACCACCCAATCAAACATTCTACCAATCAAATCGACACCTGTCTTGAAAGTATCGACAGCAAAACTCCATGCCCTCTTAAGTCCTTCAGCTACAATCATTCCAACTTTTTTCCAGGGTCCATCACCGGCTAACCCAATAGAATTAGCAATATCCTTGACCCATTGCGGACCGAATTTCTTAGCAAACTTAAGTAATTCATTAGGCATCTTCGTGCCAAACATTTCTTTTGCTTTGCTTGTTCCTTCCTTGCCAGCGCTACTAATAGCTTTTCCGATCAAACCAATCCCACCGACAACCAGGCCAGCCGGTCCAACAATTTTAAGAAGTCTTCCAGGCATTCCACCTAACATAGAGTTAAACACATCAAACGGAGCTCCTAATGGGGAAATTACCTTACCAAGCATGTTAAAGTTAAATCCCATATTAGTTAGCGCGGTTATAAATTGGGCGTTCTTTTGGATAACTTGAAACGCACTATCTGCGAACTCACCAAGAGCGCCAGCCGCCGGGCCTATTGCAGACATTAACCCAGAGAATCCGGCTATCCTAAGTTTAATCATGGCTTTGGTCATCCCGGCTATTGGGCCATCACCTGAAGCAAGGGTCCCCGCAACGTCCTGAATCATCTTAAACGCCTTCCTCTGCCGCGCTATCAGCTTATTAGCATCTAATCCCCCTATTTCCCTCATAGCTATCTTGTGGGATTCTTCCATTCTCTGCATGCGCTCTTCGAACGTTCTACCTGTCTTATGGCCTATTTTTCCTATCTCCTGAAACGCCCCTTTTACGTCACCTGCTGCGGTAACTGAACTTCCACCTAGCGCCTCAATGGTAGATCCAAGGCCGCCAAGCTCACCGCTCATGCGTTCAAGTAATTTATGGATATCTGGACCAACAGTTGAAATAAGTGATTCTCGCAGCTTCATAGCAATTGGACTAAAATTACCACCTTTCTTTTCAAGCTCACCAATATACTTAACAAAATCAACGGGTGACTGAGATAATTTCAAAAATAGCGAATCTAAACTACCAGTGTGGCTAGCGATTGTTTTCATCTCTTCACTGAGATCGGTTCCATCCGTTACTAGCCCCCTCCACTGGTCTTGCATTCCTAACATACCCTCAACAACCTTTGATGCTGATGCAGTAGCCTCACTCATACCTTTGCCGAGGTTTTTCTTTATCATGGTCGCCAAGGCACCTACGCCTTTAATGGCCTGAGATGGGTCCATCCTGAACCGTTCAGGTATAGCACGTTGTGCCTCATCAATCTTAGCGTACAAATCAGGCATCATCTTAAGTGTTGCGCTAACATCGCCTGCTCTCTTACCTGTTGCAGTCATCTGATCCATAAACTTACGGAATTCCTTGACACCGTCCTTTCCGGCCGCATTAAAATCACGGATCATCTGTTTACCAAAAGATCCTATTTCTTTGGGATCTAAATCTAAAACATCAAATGTTTTAAGAACCTGCTCATAAGAATCACCATACGCCTTAGTCAAATCTTTGCTTCCATCCTTTAGCGCCTTAAAAAGTCCAGTAGCCTTCCCAGCATCGATATTTAGATCAACAACTGCACTTTTTATCCTTTTTCCCCACATTGCGGCTTCTTTGCTGGTAAGATTCATATTAGCCGCGGTTTTACTAAACTCCTTATTCATTTGGATAGCTTGTTGCTCAAGGCCAGTTGTTAACGATAGCCCGGCCATACCATCACCTATCCCAGAAATCTTCTCTGAGATCTCACTCAATTTTGAGACCGACCAGCTATTGATGATTGTATTAAACTTGGATGCTCCAGCTATAGCCTCAAGCTTACTGAAAGCCGATTCTAGGAGCCCAAATGACTTGGAGGCATTATCGGCCACCCTAGACACTCCATCATCTCTAGCGCCAAATATGAAGCCCAGACCAGCAAAATTAAAACCCATGTCAAACCCCTAAACTAATTTGCCACAGTTAATCTTCTCTCTAGCTTTTCAGCAAAATCCATTCTATCTTTAATAAAATCCTTAAATGCTAATATAAACAAGTCTTTATCTGCTAACGTATAAATATCAGTATCATAACCATGTTTCTTTTTATATAATTTTTTCAAGATTTTACTGAAAATATTACTATATTTCTTTATCTCACTATCAAGTAAACCGTTATCCTTAAGAAAAGAATCGACGCTAATCACCAATCTATCATCCCAGACTAAACCTTTTTCATCGCTATTCTCATACGTTCCAATACTTGCACTAGTTAATGCAGATAGCTCATGCTCGGCTACACGCCTAATATTGTCAGGTAAATTTCTTTTTGATAAAACATTCATATATTTAATTACAAGATTATGCCTCTTAATATCTTCAATATTGTTTGTTTCAAAGAAAAGTTTCCTAAGAACTTTAGATGCCTCTTTCTGATAGGCCTCAAGTTTTAATCTGACATGACTTGCTACCTTATTAGCGTTAATTGTTGCTAGCCACATGGGAAGGGAATCTAGGTCAATCATAAAAATTCCTTGTTTTCGACCACTTGCATCGTGTGAGGTAATGATAACTACACATGCCCATTCCTTTTCTTGCAACTTTTTCATCTGAGATTTTGAATCAATCCCCAATGCTTCACACACCCTACGGACACTAATCCAAAGGGTTTCATTGTCTTTAATCACTTCCAAATTATCGCCCTGGAAGTTAAACTTCGTTAATTCTTTACCTGTCATCGTACCTCTCTACAAAAAAACAAACGTGAAGACCATTATAGCTCTTTTTCTCTTTTACTTCTATCCCCAAACCCAAAAATTTTCTTCCTTTTAGGGAAAAATCTGATCAACTCTTTTTCTCTCCCTTTCATTCTCTTTTCCTAGTCCCTATAGGGCACTCAATAACTAGGCGATGTACTAAAGAAAAAATGCAATAATTTCATACCGCTACCAGCGGATAATGAAATTGTGTTGTCAAATTCGAGCCTTAGCGAAAAATTTGACCAAAATTTGTATTCTTATATTAGTATTATTAGAGCACGGAATCAACCGGGGTAACATGAGGAAAATATTATAAAAACCGCCCCAGATCGGTGGCTGAAAAGTGACATATTTGTCACTACTTAATGACATATTTGTCACTTTTACAATTCATTAAAAATGACATATTTGTCACTTTTTTAAGTTTATCAAATTTAAAGGATTTTAGAGTGTGACACACTACCTGAATTTTATTTTGTATCGGTAGATACAGTTTTTTTAATTTTTAATGTGTCACTTTTTAAAAGAAGGGATCTATTAGATTTCAAAAATAATGTATTTGCAGATACTAAATTTAGTGTTCACCTATGTGGTCCTCACCTAATTTATGAAGAATAACGCGGAGTATCCAGCACCATCCTGAACTAATAAATCCACATGCAACCAAATTGATGGCTGTAATATAAAAATCATCATGTGACTTAATAAATTCTATATCTGGGACTTGTACATGCGGTATATTATAGGAACCAACTGCACTCACTAGTATGCCAACCCAAAACCCAAAACACATTGGACACCTGAACACTTGGAATCTCCTTAGCGGCTCAAATAGCTTGCCACCTGTTACGGAGTTTGTAATCCCAAAGCAAATCATCAAGAAAACAATAAAATTCATTTTATTCCTTTTTTTCGATCCTCAATTACCTCTTTTGGTACTTTTATAACCTGTTCTAGTGGCATTTTTATATGGTAGATATCGCCTTTATAATCGAAGACAATTTTCATGTATTTTTTACCATCATATTTTATTGATGGTTTATATCTTTTGTCTTCGACGATATCAGCCGATATAGCAAAATCAATTACTTCCACATCGATTTTTTCTCTTTTTCTATCGTATTTCGACATAGGTTTTACAACACGATTTACTATGACCGATAGGTGGTATTTCCCATTTTTTTTTCGGCAGGTTTATGTGTTCAATTTGACTTGGAAGTTCAATCATGTCGTCATCCCAGTTAGTCCTAATATCGTCTCTTTTTCTGAAAGGAATTTCTTCCTCTCTTTTGTGTGGGATCTCTTGCCCCGGTTTCTCTTGATTATATAACATATCCTTCTCGCAATTGTTAATCAACCAGTGACGCTGGTTGCGGTATTGACTTTACTTTTTCCTTTATGTTTAATTTAATTATCGAATCAATAGGATCACCATTGGACTTAGTTTCATGGTACATATCTATCACTTCAATTCTTTCTACATCAGCCAAAAAATACTTTAGCTCTTCCAGTTTTTGCTTAATATGAAGGGCTTTATCGTCATGCCATTTTGTTACCCATTGAGGGTTAGATCCGATACGCGATTCCTTTATTGAACTTTCCTCACTAAAATATTCCCAATTCTTATCTGATACTGAAAAAATCAATTTAAGATCTCTATTACGTATTTTCAACTGTCCGCAATCATCAACCTCTGCCTCAAGTCCTTCTACTTTTAAATACTTTTCAGATCCATGCATTTTTACAATAAACTTTTTCATTATCTCCGTCTCCTAGATCTAGCTGATGTGGCAGCCGATACCCTCGCAGATTTGATTTTTTCTGTTTTAACTTGTTCTATTTCATGTTTCTTCAAACATATTCTCATGCGTCTGGAAACAGGCATTCCCATAATTGTATCATACTGCTGGTGCAGTGTTTCCATCAAGAAGAATAACTGATCTTCTAACCCATCTATGTCTCCGACGGGAAAAAAAAATCAGCACTAAGCACTTCCAATCTAACAGCAAAAGTATTACCGCATGAATTACATGTAACATCTATATCTGTTTCAATTCCACCCTCTTTTTTAATAAAAGAATTCCTTATTGCATTCCTATCTCTTAATGATAGGTTCTTTAGGTCCTTTACATTTGGCGGGTGACCATCAATTTCAATAACACGAGTTAATAACTTCGTAGTCATTAGATCTTTACTTTGACGAAGCATTATACCTGCTTTTTTCTGATCTTTTGCCTGCATAGCTTTCATTTTGACCATTTTCTTAGAGGCAGGAAGTTCTATTTCCCATATAAGCTTTTCTGGCTCTTCAGGGTATTTTACCTCAAGATCATCTATTTCAGATACATAATTTGATTCATATCCACAGTCATTATCCGTGCATTTTACTTTGAATTTATAGGTACTTCCAAGACTTACAATTCTTATTAACAAAATCCCGTAAATAAGATCGGTAATCTGCATATCCTGAATTGCTTTACCTATTTGCATGGGTTTATCAATAATAAAGCTATTCTCATTTGTATCGCTTAGATTGATGGTGCATTTTGAAAGAATCTGCATTACCTTGTCTTCTACAGCTAGTTTTCTATTGGCTAAGATATCTTCTTCATTGCCCGATAACTCTCTTATTGCTATATGCTTCAATAATGTCGTTGTACCATCATGCTCCCATACGACGCCACCAGGAAGGTCGAATTCACCGGTAGTGCTTTTAGGATCTTCGTAACTCATGTTTTTTTCTCTCCTACCTATCTTCTGGGTTGACTACCAAAAACTTATCAATCAGATATCTGATTATATCGCTAACAGTTCTATCCTCACATTTTGCCAATTCTTTTAGTTCGGCGTATTTATTTGATTCTACCCATACATTTAGTCTTATATTTTTTTGCTTTATTGCATTATTTTTGTCCCATTCTCTGCCGCGTCCAATGTTTACGCCCAACTTTCTTTCTTTATTTGGTTTATCTGAACTCACTTATTTAACCTTGTTTATACTTCTGTTAATAGAAGTAAAATAAAGTCAATTGTCAACCCTAGTTAGAGTAAAAAAAACTAATTATCGGCAACTACATTTTGCAAACAAATCACTTACTGTAGTAAAACCAATCTTTTTCCGTTTTTTTCGCCTCTTTGATTTCTTAAAAATATTATGAATTTTTGGCGTTCTCATTGCCATAGGTCTTAAAATTGGGGAAATATTTGAGGTCACTAACTGCTCATTAAAGAGACTATTAGCATATCTTAGAAGATCATCAACATATAATCTGTCTAGCATTTTCTATCCTGGAATTAGGTTTTCTGCAAATGCTGCCAAGCTATATTCTTCAACTAACTCCGGTTCAAGATCTAACTCGGCTATAGACACCTCGCTGCTCCTGGCATCAAAATCTGACGCTGCTTTCCATCTTGAGGGCAAACAGTTCCAAAGCATCCATGTTTTAGCAGGCATCCGCCAAATACCACCCATACCAGTAACTATTCCAGCTGATGCCCCCATTGATGCAGCAAGGCTTCCACCCGTCTCACCAGCCGCAGCCACCAATCCCGCACCAAATGCAGTAGTACTTGCAATAGCAGCTACACCAGAATCTTGGGCAAACTGTATTAAAAGAAAATTCCGTCTAACTCTTGGGTTACCCATTTTGGGTGTTGGCCCCAAGATTCCACGAGAAAACCAGCGCCAAAAATCAGAATCATAAAAAGTCGAACCACGTGAAAGAGTAATCGCGGAAACAGTGGCTCCTTTGATAACTTTACGTTTAGCTATAAAGTTACCTTCAGGTATTTCTTCAATCTCTGCTGTAATCTCTGGTGCCGTTGCTGATGAAAATCCAGCTTGAGGCATGAAAACCGGAACATGAGGCGGAATCAGCGGACATACATCAAGTAGATGAAATCTAAAAACAGCTAATTCGTCTAATAACGTATGTCTCGCCATTCAAAATACTAACCTTTAGGATTGCTTAGCTTTTTTGACATTCTAGTTGCTTTACCTTTTCGAAAAGTTGCTAATTTTTTCTTATATGCCTTTCTCTCTTTTCGCTTTGTTGCTGCGCTCTTTTTACCAACTTCACACCCACCTTTATCTTTTTTCTTTCCAATTTTACACCCACCTAAATTAACAGCTTCAACTAAATCACTAAGATCCTCAATAATATCCCCTAACATTTCACCAATATCTTCAATACTTAATTGATTTTCTTCATCAAGATCCTCGTAATTTTCGTAATCCTCTTGTCCACTGTCATAATCTTCAGTGTAACCGGAAAGTCTCCTTAATTCTTCAAGCATACCTTTACTCATTTTTTATCTCCTAAATGTACCTGTCCTGTGTTTTTACAGAAACAGAGATTAAATTGTTTTTAGCTAACCACCTCAAGCTCAAAATATTCCATTGATAAATCAAGCTCTTGGATGTTAATATCAGATGCCGTTGCATCCATATCGCCGGCAATTTTACATCTAATAGGCTGCGCCTCAAAGATGTTATACTTTTTTGCGATTGCAGTCCCATCGGGATCAATCGGTGTACCCGCATCACGGTGATAATGTCTAATTTCTATAGTTTGACGATACTGTTCGCCATTAATTGACATCATGACCCAGTCCCAAAAATTGGTATCTGCACGAGTTGTTCCTCTCGACAAAGTAATGTCAGAGAAGGTTGGATTGCCAGCATATTTTCGTGTATATGTCCAGAGTCCTTCCTTGTACTCGCCTTGTTCAATGGACACCTCAGGTGTAGTTACTGCTGAAAAACCAGCACCAACTTCAAGGTAGTTATCCTCAGTGACCACATGATATTTGGCTGATCCAAGAAAATCATCCGCTGTTGCTCTACCCATAATAAATCCTCCAAATCGTAAGAGTTAAGCTCTTACTTCTAATATACAAGGGGTCAAAATAGCAGTCAACTATGATAACCTCTCACGGGTCACTTAGCCAGCAGAAGCAGTTTTTTGCTGAAATCTAATCCTAACAAACTCGCTTGGTTTCTCAGGTGCGATGTAAACATCAATAACTATGAATCCAGCATCAATACTGCCTTGTGGATTATTGCTTGTGTCAACAATTACTGCAAACGCTTCCTCTGGTGAATTTCCGGCAAAATAACCATCGTTGTAAAGATTGTTTAGAAAACCAACAATCTGTGTTTTTATCCTTGCCCAGAGACCAGGACCATTATTTTCAAATACAATCCAATGGGTTGCATTGAATACAGATTTTTTGACAAAGATAAAAAGCCTTCTGGCCTGGATATATCTCCATTCACTGTCAAGTGACAATGTTCGAACACCCCAAACTGCCCGTCCGGTAAAACTTGAGTCCATAAACGGATTAATCCTGGTACTATAAAGAACGTCTCTTTCTCCTTTAGATAGAAGTCGTTCAATACCAATGCAATAATTTAGCTTACCATCCTCAATACCACCTGGGGCCTTTCCTACGTTCCGATTTGAATCAGTTCGGGCATAAACACCAGCAACATGCCCAACAGGAGGCAATAGCATTGGGCGACCCTCATTTAAGGGATCGGCGATCTGAAGATGCGGATAATACAGCGCACAGTAACTTGTGTTTTTATTTAGCGTTTGACGATTCCATTTTGCTGCATCAGTTGGAGTATAGTTCATTGGAACCGCAGCAAGAACAAAACAATCATCCCTGTTCTCTGCGTAACCAATTTGATCATCTAGTGATGTTGGATCGCTACAAAAATCAGGAATAGAAATCTGCATAGGTTCCTCAATCTTATCAAAGGCATATATACCTTCAAGATCAGCTGCCAATGCAGGGGCAGTTACATCATTTCGAGTAATCGCCGCAGATCCATCAGCTCCACCGGAAAGTTCACAATAAGCTGTTCCAGTGGGTTCCAGAATATAAGTAACCTGAATATTGGTGTCTGCCGATGGCTCACTACCACCGTTAAAAATAACCGTACAGGCACCGGTCGTATAATTAACCACTGAGCCACTAGCTAGATTGGTACCAGAAATTACTCCGGTTCCATCACCCTGATCAGCGTCACCGCCCTCAGAAGCCCCGCCGTCAACATGAACAGTACAAGATCCGGGAAGAATTGACCATCCTGTTGGGACAACAAGATCTGCCGTAAAAGTGTCAGCCGATCCGGTTCCGTAACCAATCGAATACAGTGACTTGCTAACTGGTTTCAAGGAAGGTGGTACGTCAGGGCCATCAGCGCCAACAGTTAGATCGACACGTGTCGAAAGAGCATTGATAACGTTTGGTGCGTACCTTGCGCTATCTACATCACTAAAACTTAGTTCGAGATATTGTTCCTCAATCTGATACACATCATCATCATCTTTTTCATACACATAATAATCGAATTTTGTATAGGCGCCGGTTACAGCACTTTTATAATCCTCATTGAGTCTAATTTCGCCTTTAACCCCATTTCCCCATGCACCTTTGGATATTGCATCAACATCCCAATATGCACCGGCTGCGACACCATTATAAGTGTGTGGGTAGCTTCCTTCGGCAAGACCTAGTAGTAAATTGGAGCAATCATTTTCACTTGGCGCACTAAACTCAACTTCTGATAATACTCCAGTTGTTGGGGACGTAAAAACCAGTCGGTTATCATCATCTTTTGCGACAATATCTTGCGTGTTTGAAGTATAAGTATGAGGATATGCACCTTCATCAAGACCAAGTAAAAGATTGGTGCAATCATTTGCTGATGGTGCGGCAAACTCAATCTCTGTACCGGCCTTAAATAGTAACTTGGTGCCTTGAACAAAACACACCGTTGAACCAACGGCCGTGTTAATATTGGCAGCAATTACAGTTAACGCATAAGATCCACCTACACCACTATCACCGGTAACATCAATATCCGCAGCTCCACCGTCATCAATATCTAAATTGATATTAAAGTGTGTACCATCTAATGTGAGAATAGGATCAGTAATCGCTGCACCAAGAAATCGTGCTTTTTGCCAATCGTTATTAATATTGGTCACAATTGCAGATAATGCATAAGATCCACCAACACCTTCGTCATTAGTAACATCAATCTCTTTTGCTTCGCCACCATCAATTGCAACATTGATATTATAATGTGTACCATCTAACGCCGTCGCTGGATCAGGTAAAACTCTCCCGGTTGACTCAGCCGCTGATGCAGACGAATTATGAGCACATGCAGCCGCGGCCGCATCACTCGGAGTTACCCTAACCATATAAAGACGCTGGCCTCCATTTGCAAAAAAAGCTGTTACAGCAAAAGAAATATATGATTTTTTCCAATGTTCTCCAAAAGTTCGGAAATACTGTTCCAAACTTGTTATTAATGTAGCTTCATGCTCGGGACCGCGAGGCGTAAACCCCATGGTCGCCATTGTTGAAGTCGAAACAGCAGCAATGGCCCCAGCACCGGCTTTCCTCTCTTCGATATAAATTCCGGGACTTAGATAACTGGGCATTTTAACCTCCAAAAAAAACCTTACGGTATTTGTTCATTTTTAATGCTTATTAAGCTTTTTATATCTCTTCATCATTGTTACTAGTCCAATCAATTTCACCTTTGAAATATGAACTATGTTTATCCTCTTCAACTTCTTCATCTAAGTCCAATTCGTTTATTGTGCTCTCTTCTTTAATGGGTTCGCTTTTTTCTACATTATCCATTTTCTCTTCAATAATCTCTTGCTCATCTACTAAATCTTTTGTTTGCGTTTCTTTTTGTTTTTCTTCCTCTAGTTGATCGTCTTTGACTGTGATTTCCTCGACATTTTCATTAGTCTCGGGATCACTAACTTCCCTTATATTATTAACCGGCTGAATGTTTTGTTCAACCTCTTTTTTCTTTTTATTTTCTATACTTACTTCTATCTGCTCTTCTAAATAGATTTCTTTTATCCATTTACTTCTAAGATACCTGCTAATATCAGGAGAATTAACATTAATACCCTCAACCATAAAAGTAGAAAATCTCGGTACTAATATTGAAGGACCCTCAATAAGATTAATCGGTAATGGCCCACTGAAAATGTTTCTGTATGCTTTTTTCATAAAAAAACCCCTTTACTTTGTCCACGCGGCGGAAACCCCTGATTTCAATCAGGAGAGGAGCCACCTAACGATTGAACACTATGCATACGAATAACCGTCTATCCGTTGCAATATTTAAAAGCGATACCTTTCTTTAGCAATTCCCTTACACGTGCCGGATGGCAGGGCATTAACGGCATTTTGTTTTTGTCTAAAACAAGAGCTTTTAACATTGGGAGTTACCTCCCAATTCTCTGCTTTCGCAGGTAAAGGTCACCTCGGCAAAGTTAATGCACGGTTTTATATGCAAACAGCACTGGCTTAACCCCTTAGACCTGGTGAAGCATTCCAAAGTGCCTATATATTTGCGCTTAACGTAGCTCAAGAAGTATTGCTCCTTTGCTTAGCCTGGTCAACATAAGGCCTGTTATTTTTCACAAACCTCCGACTTAAAGTCGAGGGCAGTTGACATCTATTCCTTTTGGTGCATATTGTGTTTACCTTCTTTAACTGCCTTATAGACAACCGGATCATTCAAATCTATTTGCCCCTCAACTCTAATAGTTACCGACCATACAGCTAATCGATTACCTATTTCAGCAAATTCGCTAATATCTGAAAATCCTTCAAGATAAACATCGTATGTTCTGTCCTCATCAAGGCTATCTTTCACGTTAACCAACGAATATGGCTGATAAGTTCTTAGGACCTTCTTTAAAATAGCCTGCGTAACTCTCCTGTATTTGGATCGAATAATTATGGTGTAGTTAATATCATAGGGCCATGCCATAACTTTAGTTTCGTAAGAATCATATCCATTAAGGGTTGTCCCGTCAGGCTTTGTAATCACAACCGGATTTGCACCATCAGCAGGTCTTTTATACTGCAAACCAAGGGAAGGCCATCTTCCAAGTGCCAAAACCGGCTCACCATTTCTTTGGACCTCAATTGAAGGTAAAACGTGATTTTCAACTGTCGCCTTCGGATTGGTAAAAGTTATCGGGATACCTGGAGCAGTAGTGCCTGTACTATCAACAGGTAAATCTGATGAACCTAGCCCGGCTATATCGCCTAATGGAATTATGTAATTTTGCTGATTATTACCGTCCTGGGACCATCCAAGCAACTGTCCTCCCATAGTAGTAATTACACCCGTATCAAAATCCCTAACCCAAACATCACCAGTTTTTTGATCACCAACTAATGGCATAATTCACCTGCTAACTTGTCTTATGACTGGCGCCAAGTAGACTTGCATAATCGACAACGGATTTAATTAATACATTGTAGTCATTTTTATCACGCTGACCTGAAAAATTTTGTCTCAGTTTTCCATTTATATCCCTGACGCTAACATTAATCGTCTCCTCATCCACCTTAACATTGATTTTAAATCCGGTTTTTCTAACCTCCCCATCATGACCAAGTTCTTTTGCTCCAAAATGACCGGTTGCCTTGGCAGTTTCCTTGGTTACAGAGCTAGATCCCTCCATGTCATGAATAGGAATTGCCATCATATCGGAAATATCAGTCAAGGTAATTTTGGCAACGTCCTCAGGATGGCCATACCCCTCAGAAAGGTAAACCTCTCGTTTAAGACCATTTAATTTTTTGTTACATTCTTTAATACTCATTTTTTTTACCCTCATGTAACTTTACTTTGAAATTTCAAAAACTTAATTGCATCACTTTCAGATATTGATTGTTTATCGCTTGGCTTTTTCCACTCCCTATTAAACGGGTTTGTAAGAACATCTGTGATGTCCTTATTTTTTGCTATTTCACGAGGAAGTGCTCTTTTTACTTTTTGGATCATAGGCCTCCAATGCGGGGTGATTCTTGTACCACCTAGACCAAATTCCATTCTGATTGCATTAAAAACAACATCAGGGATAGTTTTTGATTCCTGTGGAGGTTGTTCCATCTCAGATCCGGGAATTGTGTCCCTTTTACTTATTCCAGCCTTGCGTAAAACTTCATCTATTGTTTTATTTTGAGATTTCCTTCGTTTTCTAACCTGTACTACTTCGTCCTTGCTCACTTTTCTATAGATAACATCAGCCTGGTCACCGGATGGAACAACAGGAATAGTATCTATAGTCCACGGGCTTAGGTCTTCAATCATTTGAAGCCATTCGTCAATGCTCTCATTTGCAGTGCGCTTAACTCTTACATAAACAATATCATGCTGGGGCTCAAGTTCTCTTAAATGCCTCTTACTCATAGTCTCAACAGATGAAATTATCGCAGCTCCAGTCGATCCATCCGATAACTCCACCTGTTTAATAACTAAACTATCCCCATATTCGTTATCATCCTCGCTATCAGGTATCCTATCTTTAAGTAATTCGAGGCCTTTTTCGGCTGCTGTTTCAACACAGATCTGCATTGCGCGTTTAACCCTTTTGTCAAACTCACCTAAAAGCTTCCTATATCTTTGCCAGTTATCCGGCGGCGAAACCTTTAACATTTACTTTCTTTCTATTGGTGCAAGTGTCTCCAGATCTTCCAATAGTGTACTATCTAATCCAAAAATGGAGTTTTCTTTATACATTTTAGCTATTTTTGGCGCCTTTCCCGTATCAATGTAATCATCGATTTTCTTGATAGTTTTAGTAGGCTTCTTTTCCTTTGATTTGGGAAAATGCTTCTTAATTACCTTCTCAATTTTCAACGCAAGATCGTTGGCAGATTTTATTTTGAGTTCGGGTTTCTTTTTTGCTTCATTAAGTGAATCAATTAAGTCACTTAATGACATTTCCTCTTTCTTAAACGCTATTATATCAGATGGTTTCATATCTTCCCCTGATTTTACACCGCATGCTTTTTTAAGTACGCTATAAGCTATTGCCATATCCTGCTTTGATGGTGGTTCACCTTTTTTTCGTTTATGGTTTACGTTCCACTGGAACGCTTTCATAGAGCATTGTTTTTTTAATGGCATTATTTCTTTCCATTTGTCATTTTTTTAATGACCTTATTAAGAACAGGTAGCTTTTTCTCAAGTTCATCTCTAGTAAACATTTCGCTAAAAGACTGTCCTTTTTTACCTAAATCCTTAATCCCAAAATTAGGATCGTTGATACTTGCCTTTGCTTTATTCGGCCATTTGGCATAAACAGAATACATGGTATCGCCGTCAATATTATCAACCTCTACGCGAAACACGTAACCATTAGGATGCTCAAAAAACACTTGCTTCTTTTTATAGGCTATAACATTCCATCCTTTAAATCTTGTTTTTGAAAATAATTTCGTCATAGAAAGATCTGTACTCTCATTCAGCACTACTTTTAGCTCATTCAGTTTGATATTAGCCAGCTTGATGTTCATTCCTATAGATCCTTTTTTCTCATTATAAACATGAGTTTTTTGTTATCCCTGATAAGATTGTAGATACCAGCCGCATAATCTCATATTATCTGTTCGTCAATAGATATCATCTCATTTGCTTCAGATATTTTCATGATTATTTTCCTATTATTACAGGATTTTTAACCGTATCTATACGATCACTTTGACCATTGACAGTTTTTTTACTGGCCTCGTTAATTTTAAGTCTTTTGACAAGATCTAAATGCTTTTCGCAAACCCCAATTACCTTACTAGAAATAGAGCTTTCACTTATAACACCTCTAAGCGCATAGTTAGATTGTTCGCCGCATACGTAACAAAGGTTTTTAAAGTTAAGTATAGGGCCATCGTAATCGTTAAACGCACCGCCCGATGATGGACTACCGCAACCATTCTGGGATGTACATCTGACTGTATTATCCCATCTCTTTAACCCTTTTTCTTTTCCCTCCCAATATTTTTTACACATTGCGCAAACAAATATCAGACCAGTTTTCATCTCGCCAAGTACTTGTTCCTTCGTAAACATTATTTCTCCAATACTATGAACCACCAAAGAGTTTCTTGTTTATATTAGCTCTAAACTTTTTAGCTAGTTCAGGTCCGCCAACTTCCCATCTTGGGAAATTTTTTATAAACGTTGGGTGATCTATTAATGACCCTTTTGGTATAATCATTATTAAGTCTTTTTTTAGATTCGCAGCCCATATATTATTTTCACTTCTTTTTATACCAGATGCAGCTTTTACCGCATCTCTAGTACTACTTCTGGCATAATGCTTAATTAGTTTTTTTATCCTGTCTTTTGCATGAAGATTATATACTTTTTCTTTTGGAATATACTCAAACTCTGGAATAAGCTTTTCAACTCTTTTTAAAAGAGCATTCGTAATTTTCTTCCCTGCTAGAAATAAATATTTTCTCTCATTTTTATGATAAAATAATGGATAATCAAAACTTTGCCTGAATCCGTAAGTCATGGACATTTTTTCCATTGCATCAGTTACGGTATCAGCGGATGTTTTTCTATATGCATTCAATACGATTTTTATTCTTTTCTCATCTACTGAACTTAATGATTTCTGATCTTTAGGAATAGTTACAGAATTCTTTATTTTAGTTATCATCGATTTGGATAGTTCTTTAGTGATACCAAGAGCTTTATGAACATGATCAAACCCATATGGGGTAATACTTTTATCATCTTTATGCCAAACATAAAAGATATGAACTATCTTCCTGTTACATGTCGAACATATTTCAGCTCTATCCCAATCACTCACCCTAACATCCTTAACTTCATCACCAATTTCTCTAATGTCCCATTTCCAAGGCCAAATATAAGACACAACCTTATTTCCATTTGGACCCTCAAAGTTATCTTTTCTAAGGGCAGATTTTAACCAGTTTTTATTTGTATACTTAGATATAATTTTATCCTCAAAAAGACTCTTGTTTTTTCTGATAAAATCCAATCCCTCTCTAAAAATTTTACTCATTATATTTCCTTATTTTTAAGTCTAATCCATATCATTTTCTCTAATGCTTTTGCATTACTTTTCTTATTTCTCCATCGCTTGTTTTATCTATCATATCTGCCAATCTTCTCATGTCAGTTAGTGTTTTTATGGCTTTTTTGGTTGGTTTTTTTGTTTTTGATGCTTTTATAATCTGCTTGGGGACCTCTAGAATAAGATCCTCAAGGTTAGCATATGAGTATTTCCCTTTGCTTACAAACCGTGTACGAAATAATTCATCAAAGGGGAATTTCAAAATTCTATATGCCCTATTGTTATGCCAATCCGGATAATTTCCTTTTTTGTAATCATTTATAAAATCAGTAATGCCTTTTCTTATCTCGTCATTATCATAACTATCGTCATCTTTTCTTATGTCCAAAAGAACGTCCCCAAGTTTTTTCATAAAATTAAGAATTTTATTAAAATCAGATTTCCATTCGCTTTTGTCGCCAAGGCCAATGTCAGCTTCTTTTTCGCCGAACTTACTGGCAATTTTGTTAAATATAATCATTTGTTTTGGTGACAGTGTCTTGCCGCGCTTAATCTGAGATCTAAACGAATCAATCATATCGTGATCACTATGAGGATCGCCTTTATAGTCGTCATCCGGGACATTCCCAAAAATTACATCCTCAATTTTATCGCGGATTTCATTGACCTTTTTGAGCATTTTTTCGTCAACTTTTACATTAAAAAAATCAACAACTATCTCAGGCAAAATATTTGGATCTCTTTTAAACTTTTGTTCAACCTTGGAAAAGTTCATTTTAAAGTCACCACCTTCACTTTTTGGATGATCAACTTTCACTTTTCCATGGTAAACAACACCGCCACTATCAAGGATAGTCATGAATGCATGGTATCTTATCTTCGATTTGGTTTTTCTTCCAAATTCTTTAAGTTGAATTTTTTCGGCCACAACAATTGAATTTTTCCCATGATCATGACCCATTTTCTTAGCAATATCAGAAGCTTTTTTAAAATCAGTAGATCTAAAGCTATGACGTGAGATATTTTTGCCCGCATTCAATAAAAACTTACCCTGCCTGTCAGATTTCCATTCGCCCTTGTTATTTTTAATGAGGGTATTAACCGATTTATAGAAATCAACTATAGCCTCGTCTAATTGCTCAAAAATAAGCGAAGCTTCCCTAATTAGGCTTAATCCATGTTCTAATATTTTACTCATACCTTACTCCATTTCGGATATGATAGCGGATAAATCGCCTATTATACTCTCTTCTTTTTCCTGCTTCTGATACAATGAACTTAGCCCGTCAGTATTTATTTCGCCTTCGACCTTTGCGCATGACTTAGGCGAACTGAAGTGCTTACAATTTCCGCACCGCTTATTAGGGTCCTCTGATGTTTCAACATAACTGGCAGTCTCCTTGGACACCTTTCCTTTCTTACTATCGCTTTTCTTTCTTATACTCACATCAGATTTTTTGTTACTAATATTGGTGTTTCCTTTTTCCTTGTTATCCTCTTTACTTTTTTTAAGTGTCGGAGGTGGATCAGCCCTGTTGCCATCATCACCAATATTAGCGTCAGCGTCGTTATCCTGATCACTATCTTTGTCTTCTTTTTCGAGAATATATTTCACTGTATCCTCAAGAAATTGAAGACCTTCTTTTAATATACTATTGTGTTTCATAATTTTATTCCTTTTTCTTTTGCTAACGCTCTCAGATCGTCAATACTCATATTGTCAAGAATATACGTCTCGTATCCTTTTGATGCATCCATTACCTTATACCTACCACTTATTTTTTTGGCATCGCCGGATCTTTTAAATGCTTTAAAAATCGCCCTTATAATTTTCATTTTAATATCAGCTTCAACAATCACTGAATGTTTTCTGATAAACTCTAAACCATTTTGAAGAATCTTACCGTATTTCATAATCACCTCACGTATTCATCTTTCTTTCAGGAGTGAATTTAGAATGACGAATTAGCTCAAGGTTGAAACAATCATAAGTTGTACCGGTATCTTTGTCTCGATCTATGCTGGTTATATCGAATTTAATACCATTCATTTCAACAATATCGCCTATTTTTGGGACAATTGTTTTGTCAGTAACTTCAGATGTTGCGTTAAGAGCAGTCTCCCAGTCCCCAAAAAGGATTTTTATTCGGGTATCAAAGGTTTTATACTTACCTTTTTCATCACCTGTTGTAGTGGTTCCAACAAACGCATAGAAGAAATCAAGCTCAAAACCAAAATCAACCTCTTTGATGTACTCGTTATTGATTGGTTCGTCATATAGTGGATCCCTGACAGTAGTGGCAAGATTTAGAACTATGTATCGACCGGTAGTCTTTCCGGCCATGTCGCTTAGATCTATGTATTTATCATTAAGGCCAAAGCTTTTCTTAGTATCCTCAATCTCAGATATTATGTTTGTAAAAAACGCGGCTTCACGTTCCTGACATTTTGGCTTTGAGTCACAGCTCATACTATCCCCATCTTATTCGGCCACCAAAGCACTTGACAAGGTGTTCAAGGTGTTGCCTGGCCTCTTGTAATGGTGACATTTTTGGTTTTCTAACAGGTTCAAAATCATCTTCCTCGATACTGTAGTTGATCAAACTTTCGTCATCATCAACGCCAGGTACACTGCAAAACATATCTATTTCACTATCAATCTCAGGACCACCTAACCCAAGCATCATATTACTAGTTCCACCACCTCCTTTAAGTATAAGATCCTCAAGCGGTGTACCCTGCATCTTAGGAGGAACAAATTGCTCAACCATTTTTTGCTTTTTCGACCTAGCAGGTTTACGTGCCTGTGGCGATTGTCGTCTTGGTTGTTTTTTATTTGGAACCTTACATATACTAATGATTTCATCCATAAAGTTACTCATCATCTGCCCCTTTTTAGATCTCTTTCTATTCTTCTCTGCGTGCTTCGTCTTAGTGGTGACTTCTCTTTTTTGGGGACTTTCTTGCTCTTCTCTTTTTCCTTGCCTTTCTCCGCTTTGGCTTTTCTCGCTTCTTTACCTTGCTTTGTTCCGGTAGCCCCTCCAGATTTTTTATCATCATCTTTTTTACCCCTATTTAGACGTTTCAAGTATCTATTATACTCACGCTCAAACCTAAGTGTCATAAAATTGTAATGCGAAGTTTTTCTAGCGCCGCCACGCTCAAACGCATGCTTAAAATCACGTCTTACACCGCGCTGTGTTCGCTTCATATCCGAGACTTTCCCTTTATGGGACCCTCGTTTATAGAACGCTGATAAGCCATCCTTATGATGGTGCCAGGGTTTTGTCATAACATGTCTGCACATATTCATCGCAGCAAAAGCCCTGGTACCTTTTTTAGGTTTGAACTTTCTGTTTTTATAAACAGCCAAGGTGCAGTGTTTAATGAGCGTAGGTGCCTGTTTTAAATCCGATTCACCAGCTTCAGCTAAAAGATGTTTTATACTAATAAGTTTCATTTATTACTTTAGCCTTTTCAAATTTATACCTTCCAAAACAATCAAAACCTTGAGTATTAAAAATCTTTTTAATCTCCGGTCTTACATTTTCAGATCTATCAACTATCCAAATACACTCTGTACGTTCTTTATCAATGCTAACTTCTTTTATTTTAGAAGCGAATATTTTAACTTCAAACCTGATAGTAAACCATTCATCTGGAACATAGTTGTTATCATATCCTGATAAAACGAATGAGCCCTCTGCATTATTAAGAGCAAGGATAAGGTTTTTATAATAGCTATCGTCAATTTTAAATTCATAGTTCTGATCAGTGCCAATATATGGCGGGTCACAATAAAATAAAGTTTGCGGACTGTCCCATTTTTTAATTATATTAATAGCATCATCACATTCAATATAAACACTCTGCAATCTATCAAGTGGACTTTTTAATCTGTTATTCCCATTAGACCAAGTAACACAATGATTTTGAGTAAATAAACCAAAACCCCATCCGCCATTTTCTATTTTTGCAAATGATTGATTTATATTAACATAATACGCCCATGCTTTTTCCAGATCGCTAGCGCCATTAGGATTTTTACATATTTCTACAGCCTTTTTATGTTCAGCCTTAGAGTATGGAGTAAGTTTTAAATGCCTTATTAATTCTTCACCATCATCACTACGTAGCACCCTAAAAAAATTAACTAAAAGCTCATTTTTATCGTTAAGAACTTCACGATAGTGAGTACTGTTAGTTATCATAGGTAGTGGTTTTGTAAAAAATACTGCTGCACCACCACAGAAAGGCTCTACATAAACAGTGTGATTGGGGAAATACTTCACAATTTTCGAAGCTATACGCTGCTTGCCACCATAATACGAAATAGGAGTTTTCATTTACCACCAACAAGTTTCATTGCTTTTTCTCGACCCTCATTAGGCTGACCAGTTTTCGGATCAACATTAAATAAACCAGGAGGAAGTCTCATATACTTACCAGCAAAAGTAGCTGCACTTTTACACGCCTTCTCATAATTCAAATTAAGTTCTTTCATATTCCTCATGAATTTCGCCATAATTAGTACCTGGAGCTATTCCAGAAAGCATTCTTAATTCTTCTACAAGTTTCATTAGTCACTCCGTAAAAAAGCTTAATGGGTAAAAATTTCTTGCTTCCTCTTTTAAGATCTCAAGCTCCTTGTCTGACTCATCAAGTAACTGGGCACCATCAAGTACCACTGCACCACCGGGTACAGGAATATTATCGAACTTGGATCGGATCCTACCAAGCGTTTGCTTTGCGTGTGCTATGCAGCATTTTCTCAGAAAATCCTCCTCACGCGGTCGAAGCCGATCTCCGTCAACAATACTTCTTTTATATTCAAAAATAGCTGTCCCACTTTGAGTACGCTCCGGCATTATAAGAAGAATGCCAGTATCAAAATCAAACTCAAAAGCAGTGTCACCACTAAGAACCCGTTTTATTTGCTCTTGATGCTGAATCGATTGAACGATCCCGCTATACGTCAATTCAGACGAAATATGAGCGCTTTCATAGGGCACACCAGACAGTCCAAGGAAATCATAATTGAGCATAAAACTAACGTCTACAGGGCCAGCAGGGAGCCATAACTTAGTCACAGAAACAAGTTCGTCAAACTCGTCAGCAGACAGAATCGTGCTAAGATCGTATTCCATAACCCCAGCTGTAATTTGGAATGATGCCTTTTTCTTTTTTCCAAGACGAGCAGAATACCACCTCAAACCGTCGTCAATAGCATCATCAAGATCATTACTGCTAAGTTCAACACACATCTGTTCGCCGCCAAGCTTACGAACAATATAATCCTTCAGTTTAGTTCTCTTAATAACTCCCATCTAAACATCCTTAGTCTTACTCTCCTGTTAATTTTTTCTTGGCTGACTCAACAAGGGACTCAGTAAATTCGGTTGTTCTATTTATTTTCATAGCCAAGTTAACAGGGTGAACGTTTGCTATTTTCTCGAAACTGCCAAAGCCGGCCTTGATAAGTTTTTTAGCTGTCTGTATTCCAATACCATCCAGTTGGGTAAGATCATCCTCCTTCTCTGGCTCAATACTAAAATCCAGACCATCACTTAGTAATGGATCAATGTCTGAATCAATAAACTCATCAATAGGATCGATTACATCTTTAACTTCCTCTTTTGGCGGTTCCTGTTTTACTTCAACATACTCTACCAAGATAGGTGGCTTTTTTTTAAAAGTTGGCTTCAAATACTTTACCCATTCTTTCCCCGCCAAAATTGTAGACCTGTCAATGTCCTGACCGTTAATACATACACTATCCGCTGGCCAGGCGGGATTTAATTTATACTTCATTGTGCACTCCTTGCGAAGCAAAAAGAAAGGAATAAGGAGGGAGACGAATGCCTCCCTCCCTCAAAGGCTAAATTAAGAACTATGGCAGGTTAGAACAAGTGATTAAACCATAGTACTTATTGTTAACTAATTTTTTCGCGTAGCGTGTCCGCATCCCCTTCCTGAAGTTTTGGTCATCAGGGTCGAGGAATGTTGGAGTAACCTGTAAGGGCACATAAGGCGCATACACCATTCCTGAATCCAAGAATGTTGGTCCCTTTAGGCCTATCATGATTTGATCATCTGGGAATAGTGGATCAACATAAACAGTCCATCGGTTTTGTAACACGCCTAGGCCATATACACCGAATCCTGACGGCGACGTTGGAGGTTGAGGTGCGGGTTGACCAAGGGTCCCTTGACCAGCCGGCATACTTCCACCATCAAAAACTGATTTAAAGCTACCATGAGTCTCCATGGCGCTAAACAAGGATGCAGCCCGAGTGCTTGTAACAATCCAATTACCCGGACCACGCAAGGTTTGCTTACCGACTTCCTGGGAAACCTTGGCAATCTTGGTTAAAAGAGTCATGTAATGCTCTACTGGGCTATAGCTTAAACCAGACACATCCGCATCAAACGATTCCTTGTTTGTACCAGCGGCAGCACCTAAATACATGTCCATAATTAGCTCACGGTCGATTTCCAGAGCCAGTTCTGATGCTACACCACCAACTAACTCCCCTTCAGCGTCCATACCGTGTATGGCTTTTAAATCATCGGCAGCTTCAGCGCTCCACAAGAATTTCAGCTTCCGGCTACTTACCTTGATTGGGTCAAGGCCGATATCCAAATAGACTTGAGGCACGGTAACATTTGCCCCTTCCATATCGAAAAAGTAGTTAGCGTAGATAGGAGCTTTGTCATCTACATTACCATCCCAGGTAATATCATAGGCACCATCCGAGTAAGTAATCGTTGATGCTGCACCAGTATCACCAGCTAAATCCCCACTTCCGTCGGGATCATAGATTCTTTTGGCTGCGGTTCCAACCAGGGTTGTAAACTCAAGACCAACTTGGGCTTGCGGACATGAAATAAAAGGTTTTACAGGTGTCCATGAAAGGTTACCAGTGTAATTCGCTGTCGCACCATTACCGGTCGCGATAACTTCGTGATAGATATACTCTGAAGAATAATACCTGTCGAAGTTCTCGATCATATTGTCGCCAGCTGTAATTGTTCCCTTGGAGGTACCGTATTTGTACTCCCAAGTGAAAATGCCTCCTATAGGGCCAGTCATTGGTTGTATAGAAACGAGATTGTTAGCAATTAAGTTCGGCCATACCCTACGAATCATAGGGAAGACGAACTTCACGAAATCAGCGAAGTTACCTGTGGTTGTATTTTCACTGAGGTTTCGGACATGCTGCATTTGATTTTCGAATAAAATAGCCGTGGCTGCCCTACGATAGGGTTCATGGATACCTTCTAAAAGGGGTGCCCATTTTTTAGTTACAGCTGCGACAAAACTCTTATTTTGAATTGAACGGGTTTCGTTCATTATTTCTCTGGCTTCCATTAGTTTCCTCCAAAAATAATCAAAAAATTAGAAAGTTCTAATTTTTCTTACTTATTCTTTTTTAATTCCTGACAGATCAACTAAAGTATCTATTCCTATTCCAAACAAATCGCCTTCATCCAGCTTTTTTGCTCGGGTATCCGAATCTATGGAAGTATCATTTCTCCCCTTACGAAGAGATCTAGTGATACTATTATACTCTTCACTTACAGGATTATTATCATCGTATTCATCAATGATATCATTAATCTCTTGCTGATTATTTGCAGCACCGTTCGAAATTGCACCCTCAATAATTTTGCGAACCCTTAATTTGTGCGGGTGATCCGAAATCTTGCGCTCCACATAAAGTTGCAATGCAAGCTGTCGAGCTGCTATATGAGCCTCAGTTACACTCTGTGATAATTTGTCATTATCATCTTTGAGCTTCTGAACTTCCTCAGTAACAGCACGTTCGGCCTCCGATTGCTTCTTTACCTTGTTGATAACCAATCTGACTGATTCCTCAAGCTCACTGATTGATTTAAACCTCATTATGTCGCCAATGTTATTTTTGACAACTTCAAGATTCTCATCAATCTCATTAACTATATTAGTCAAATGATGTTCAAATCCAATCCGCTTTGCAACGTTCATGTAATCGTCACGTTCTTTCTCAAGAGCCTCAACTTTTTCCTTGAGTTCACTGCTAACTTTCTTAAGTTGTTCCTTAAGATCTGAGATCTCCTTTTCTCTTTGACTAACGAGATCGTTAACATCCTCAGGTAAAAGATAAGGAATGAGTTTTTTTGCAATATCTTCCAGTGTTACTTTGGCTCCAGCTACACCAGGATCACTTAGTAGCTCGCCGCGCACTTCTTCCTTTGCTTCACTCTTTATCGTCCCTACTTTATCTTCAAGCTTCTTTGCAAAATCCTGCTTAAGATTGTCTTCTATTTCCTTTTTAAGCTCTTCCTTTGTCTTATTGCTCTGCTTTTCGATTTCTTCCTTTGTTTCCTTCACTGCCATTGAGACAATGTTGTTATATAATTCAGGATATTTCTTTCTAAATTCCTCAATTGTCATGTCTGAATCTCCATCACCCTCTTGGGTCTGATTATGTTTTTGTTCGTTTACACCAGTAACATTGTCATCGCTGCTAGTTTCCTCTTTAAAATCAGGATACGAATTCACCGCAGCTGGATCTGCAACGAAATCAAATGTTATTAGGTTATAATCCTCTTGTACAATGTCATTGCCAGACCCATCAGGTCTAGTGGTGCCCCAACCTCTGCTAGAAACTCCGACCTTGCCGCCAGACCCAACAATAGCCTTAAGTTCCTTGCCCTTAGAGGTATCCATAACCAGTGCTTCACCATAAATTTCACCATTTGGTTTCATTTGAAGCTTAGTGATTCTATGACTTGATCGAGATAGTTTTGTTTTACCATCCCCAGGATGATCGAGTTCACCATAAACAGTATTTTCTTTAATAGCGCTTTGCTTTTTATGTACCTCACGCTCCATTAATTTGCGCTTGTACACTCTCTTATTTGCTGTAGGCGTATCACTTAAGCCAAATCTACCTTTAGCTATTAATCTGGTATTACCAGCGGATTCCTCAAGAACATTAATGCTGACATTGGACCATTCATCAATTAGTAAGACCTTATCCATATTAAAGTCCTTTACTCGTCATCTCCTAAAAAAACCTCTGGTAACTCAATCTCGTCATTTTCACCCTCTTCGAGATCTTCTTGGATGCTTTTGTGTACATTAACAGCTTCACTTAGTACCTGAGTGATAATATGCACGCCAAAATCAAGCTCTAGTGACATATCTTCGGTTAGCTCCTCATCGTGGATATTTTCCAATGCAGATTCGGCCATTGCGCCAGTTGTCATTAGTTCATCAATTAGCTCTTCAAGGGCTTCGTGTTCTTCGTATTCTTCGAATGACTCGATTAGTGTAAGAGCTAAATATCTAGCGCCATCTAAAAACTCCACATATTCTTCATGGGTCCCTTGCGGATCGTGAATCTGCTCAAGCAGAGAAATGGAATTGTTAAGATGATCCATGGCAGTATTTTCGCCAAAGCCCCTTCTTTTGAGTTTTTTTCTGGCGATCTTTGCTTTTATCTTTGATGATGCTTTCTTCCAATATTTTTTAGCCAAGGCCTTCATTTTGGCCGTAACCTTCTTAAAAAATACCTTGCCGCCTTTCATAACTCTATGGAAGCCTTTTTTGTGGCGACCTTTTTTTCTCTTTTTTCCAATTGCAGTAAGCTTCTTAAGTAGACCTTCGTCTAGATCAAACTCATCATCGAAGTCTTCGCTTTCGTCTTCGTTTTCATTTTCTAGATCTAAATCTGTGTCTTCTATATTGTCATCTTCGTTTAGGTTAAAAGTTTCCTCTCCTAAATTTCTTTTTTCGCCTCTTGTATTTAGCAGCGTAAGATCTTCTTCAAGCGCATTTAGTGAAAAAAATCGTCTATCTATCATTTTTATACCTCCAAAGAATTATGAATTTTTTTCTAAAGCTTTACTAACAAGTTTCGTTGCAAGCTCATAGTCAACTAGGTTTTTTGCAAATTCATCAAAGACCAATCCAAGGCAAGGAATACACCCATCACTCTCGATTACCACTTCTTTTATACCATTACTGAGATCTGCCAAGTCATCTTTTAAGTCTTTAATAAAAATGTTAAATTCCTTTATTGCCTTATCAGACTTAAGATCTCGAAACACATGATCTCTTTTCTGGTATTCATCATGATATTTTGATATGTTCTCTTTTAGATTATTTACTCTAGATACTAAATTATCTATATCTTGCTCAATCGTTTGGGATGCTTCGGCAAGTTTTTCGTCGCTAATATTTTTAGAATACAAATGGCGATATTTTGATTTCAATGATTCTTCTTTTATTTTTCCAATATCGCCATAAAGAACTTTTGCTACAGTCTCTTTATTGTCTCTTAAAAATTCTTTCCACTTCTTATTTGTCGGAAATACTTTTTTAAGTGACGATACGACCCTGTCAAAACTCTCAATTAGGATGGATTCCTTGTCTGGAACAGACCTTATAAGCTTACGCATATTGTCTTTAAAAAGACTATCATCCCCTTCTATCAGACCCTCAACAGCACTATTTATTACTTCGTTTGAATCTTCCTCATAAACAGCAATATTGGCGTCCGCGACCTCGTTAAATTCAACACTATTATCAGAGCAACTAAATCGTGCTCTGTAGAACTTACCATCACTATTTGCGACTACAACATAATCTTTAAATGTTGCTATTGGTTTCGCAAATCCTTCGGTAAACTCAATCTCTATATCACCCGATCCCTCAAGAGAATCTGCGGACATTGACACAATCTTATCCTTACTGGGACCATCAAGCATTTTGACGTCATAGGCAACAGGGGTCCCAAATATTCCAAGGTTCACCTTGATAATTTTACCCTTATGTTTGCCTTTTTTTACATCAATATCAACCTCTGTAACTATCGAACTATTGTCACATGTGATACTTTCAATCACTTGTTTGTTATTATCTAAAAGATCGGCTTCGTAAATTCTTCCATCTTCATCACTGCTCACAATGCCAGTGATACGACCGCGCCTATCTAGAATAAAAACTTCCTTCCCAACAATTTTATCTTCTTTTAGTCCAAATTTTGTTCTGTTGTTTTCTACAGCGTATCTTACTTTTTGAAGCAAGTTTTCGTAAGAACCTTCCATCAGTTTATCTATTATTCTGGTAGGTACGTATTTACTCTTTGATTCTGTATCGTTAGCCATGCCTTTTCTCCGATTGTAAAAATCTCAGCTTGTCAAGCTGAAACTATACTATCTAACTCATATTAACATGCAAAAATCTTTTATCAATATTTACTTTAACTTACTTCTATCTTATGCTACTTTTTTGTAGCTGATAGCTTCCTTAATCTCGCGCATGAGGATCCTTAGTTCTCTAACACCTTTATTGAGTTCTTTGTTTGAATTAATAATATTTAAAACCTGGTCTTTTGACACATTCTTATCTCTGCCTGAAGTAAGTCTTCTTTCAAATCTGCGTCTTAATTGCTTTTTAACAACTTGAAGGTCCTCTTGAGGAACGTTTTCTGCTGGCTTTTCGGCCGGCAATTGTCCACTCATTGATATTTTAGATCTGATTTTATCTTGCCTACCTTCAATTGATGCCATTCTTATAGCATCCTCAACACGATGATCTAAGATATCCTCAATTTCTGAGTTAGTCATGCCGAAAATGTTTTCCATAATCCATCGTTGTGATACCCATTGTTGCATAGAATCGGCTAACTGTGCTCTTTGATTTCTCACTTCCATTTGGGCCATTTCAAAAACAGCGCTCGGGACTGTCATCATGACATTAAAATTAACAGATGATGGGTCAAGGCCTTTAGCCGCAAGATGGACACGTCCAATTTGATGGAATCCAGTTTTAAGGACCCTTTGGACCCTCAGTATTGTACGCGCAAATCTAACATCTTCCTGGGAATTATGAACAAAAACTCCGCATTCCGTAGCAAAATTATGATAACCATCAACAGTCATATCATAAGTATCAATAACAGGGCCTTCTCTAACTTCAACAACCTTATGATTTCTCCCCTTTTTTATCGCGGTAGCAGTAGACCTACTCATGTACTTCAGCATGTACTCATGTGCAAAATCTGCGTACTTGATGCCATTTTCTGAAAAAATCCTATTAAGTAAACACTCACTATATCCGGACCACTTAATAAGCTCTTTTTTACTTTTACATCTATAACTTTTTGCAACTTCTATTAGATGTTCAATATTTGCATCAGCACCTGGACTATAAACCTGCTCGTAATCTTTTAACTTTTGTGCCCTACCAATACCAGAAGCATTTCTCCTATATAGAGGCATTAGTGAATCCTCAGGTTTTAAATCTATTGCTTCTCTATAAGATCCGTCTCTCATCATAATAGGATGATCTGGCGTACAAGTTAAAATCTCCCCGTTATCAAGAACAACTTCCACTGTTCTGGTTTTTTTCTTAGTTAAACGAGCATTTTTTGCTAGACCAGGTACAATATGACCATCATCATTACAAGAGTAAACCCAAAATGGCTTGCTTCTTTTTGAAAGATTCTCAATTGTTTCAGATGTTCCATCCAATAAAGGAATCATTGTATTGCCAGCTAAACACAAGGTGGCTCGTGATATTGTTTCCTCATACCCAAGGTAAGCCCTAGGAACTTTTATTGCTGCATACAATTTCATTCTAAAATAATCAACGTCATCAATTCCCTGGTACATACTACCCTGAAGCATGTCAATCCGCGTACTATCTTTTCCACTACGTGTTGGAATCCAGAAATCCTCATCTTGAGAATTCTTTATGAAAATACCAGCCGTTAACGCAAAATTATGATATTTTTCAACAGTTAAAGTATAAGTATCTTCACACTGTTCAATGTATTTAACTGAAACGACTTTATGATTATTCGATGATGCCCATTTTTTAAAAGATTTGAAATTGTCAAAACCTTTTTCCCTATACATTTTTAACATTAAATGTCTATGAACTTTCTTTGACAAATTTTCCTGTTTAAATAAATCAATCAATCTGGAATTATTGACATAATTTACAACATCTTCTGCGCTAACATTTAAATTGTTGGCCACATATGATTGAACGCCAACGAAAAAATCATCAGAAAACTTAATTTTTCTTTTTTCAGAAAAAGCTACTCTGTTTTCCTCGTTTTCCCAAAATTTCTTTTTATTTTCTGACCGCTTAACATTGTCTTGCTCATGTTTACATGAATTATTATAAGCTATTATGTACTTTTCTATCTTATTCCAAGCTGAAATATTTGCAGATGACACCTTTTTTAGTTTTTTATCCAAAACAGGATCGGATAACCTTATCTGAGACATAATATGACCAATATTATGACCATTATCACGATGTATTATACTATGTTCGCTTTTTTTCATAAAAGACAAATTATCGGGAGAATTATCAGTTTTTATAAAATTTTCATGATGAGTTACACCATTTTGCTTCAATTCATCTCTAACCATACGATGGGTGTAAATATATTTTTTTGTTTTTGGATCATAAACCATCTCGTACCCATCTATTGAATAACCCTTATCCTTTGACGAAATAAGAGTTTTGTATGGCATAAGAGAATCACCAGATTTTAAATATCTTGCTTCACAATATTTCCCATCTCTTTTTATAAATTTATGATCTGGGGTAGTCCTAATTGTTTCACCATTATCAAGAGTTACCTCAACAAGTTGTGCCATTTTTCGGGTTTTTCCTGCCCAAACTATTTTTCCTGGAACAATTTTCCCACTATCAGATCTATCAACAGAATATACCCAGTTCTCTTTTCCTCTGTTGAATTCGCCAACAAGGTTAACTATTGGGATATCTCTGCCATCAAGTAACGCTATTTTTGTATCACCGGTCAAACAAAGAGGATTGTACTTCATATTCAAAGTACCATCTGAGTTGACAAACTTGCGTTTTTTAAACTCATTTCGCATTTGTCTGACATGAGCGGTCGCCTCATCGGCATCCATGTCACCCGTATCAACGTAGAAAGCAAACCTTGTAGGAGCCCTGGTAAGTCGGTAAACAAGCATCGCATCCTCAAGGAGAACTAATCGTTTCCAGATCCATCTTGCGGGCTCGAGCACGCTATTGTGAACAACAATACCATCTGAAACAAAGCAATGTCCGTCATCAGCAACTTCTATGTCATAAACCTTTTCAATAATACTTGGTTCTTTAGAAACTATTTTTTCTGAAAAAAAATCATTATCAGAAATATTTTCTCTAAAGAATGACAACAAATAACTGTCTCCACTATTTATTTCTTTACCATTTATTATAGATTTTTTATCTCTCGGCTTACGCGGTCTAATGTTCCCAGATATCCATCCTAATCCATCTATAACTGTTTTAATATCAGCTAAAAGATTTTTATTGCAAAGCTCAGTGTGATTATATTCTCCTTTTTTGGTTATCCACCCGTCGGCCTCCATAAATCCATCTATCATCGCTGTTCTGATACTTTTTGGAGCATTATAAACCCAATATGGCACTCTTTTGTTTCTTGCCCTATTAATCCACCCTATTTTAATCATTAGATCAGATAATCTTTTTGAACTGACATTAATCGTCCTGCTTATTCCATCATCTCCTCTGCTGACTTCTCTGACATTTAAACCAATACTTCTTAAGTAATTTTCATAAAATATATTTCTTTCTTCATATACTCCAAGGTGTATAATTATACACCCGTTTTCAATTGCACCATTACCAAGCATATACCCCCAAAACTTGGCAAATCTATGATCTATAAAATCTGGCAAAATCAATGAATCATATTTTTTCTGCTCAATAGAGTCATAAGTAAATGGTACTCTAATGGAACTAAACAATTTTTTTGCACTATCAAATGACAAAGAACTTTTACCATCTAATAATTCATCAAGCTTTCCTTTAGTTATCCCAATATCTTCGGCAAATCTTTTCAATCCATCAAATTTACTGGAATATTTACTTATTTTTGCACAAGTTTTAAGCGAGTTAATTCCACGTTTACTTAAAACAAATTCAGATTTAGAATTAAACTCATCTAATAAAAGGCCAAGTGGAATATTATTCTTTGTTTCTGGGCAATTACTAACGCACATTATTTTATCATTAGGAGACAAATCTTTAACCTGAACCCACGTATTTCTCCCTGGCTTTTTATCAACTAAAACAGGATGTTCGCCAGTTAATATTATTTCTCTATGTGCTGTTTTTAACTTAAAGGTTTGCTTTTCCCCACTACAAACATGATTCAGTACTTTAGTTTGTCTAAGTAACCCTGCGTGTCTAGTAAAAACACTATCGCCTGGTTTAATATCCTTAATGAACTTCACACCATCTGGGGTCCAAACCCTTGATTCACCTGATAAACAATACCCGTACTTACTCTTTCTCATTTTTGATCTAAGACGGAAATGAGCAATCTTCCATGGCTCATATAAAATGGTATTACCATCCTGGGATGCCATTGCACCGTTTGGCATTTCAATGCCAAAAACAGATTTATCAATTTTAAAGTCACCTGAATAAGATTGTGCAAACCCCAATATTGCACCGGTCCCAGTTTCAAACCTCCTAATCGTAGCTGATGGAAGGAAATTTAATCCCTGAACACCATCATCGTTAACCAGTATCTCTTCATAATCACTGCCATATTTGCAAACTGTTCTAGATATCTCCCAAATATTGTCTTCAGCTCTTATTTTGTTGTCATACATATCGGTAAGATCTGTTTGAACATTATCATCCTCGCATTCAACCCACATAGATCGGTTTTTTTCACCATCAGTTTGTGTTGAATCGTCTGCATATATATCGAGAGCCGAATTGTGAACAACTACTCCATTGCAAACAAAATTATGATATTTTGGGACTTCAATATCATACACATCGTAAGATTCGCTAATTCTTATAACATTAACCACTCGATGATTTCCAACATCAGAGATGAGATCGAATTCTTCTAGCCTGCGTTTCAGTACGCCAAAAGATACGCCTAGCTTTTTTGCTGCCTCAGTTATACTACTTGATGACATATAAGCAGCTTCAACCTCTTCCCTGCTAAGCTTTATTTTATGCCCTTCAGCTATCTTGCGCTTGTGCTCTTCTGATAGTTTTTTGTCTGTTAACGGCACTCTCTGCTTTTTATCTGTTTTCCTTTGATTTGGATGTTTTGTTCCAAGCATTTTTCTAGAGCGCTCTTTGCGCAATTCATCTGTCCATTCTGGAAAATACTTAGTTGTATCGTGACTTTCGAAATTATGCTTTCTGGCATGAGAATTATGGGTTTCTAGACTAAGGTTGTCCAAACTATTATTTAAAGGGTTGTTGTCTTTGTGGTGGACAACCTCCCCTTTTTTTCTTTCCAAAAGCTCATTAGCGACCAATTTATGAATCCAAGTCCACCTTTTCCCGTCACTTTCTCTTATTGATTCTGGTGATGGTTGGTGGACTTGCCAATATTCGTTTTTACTCTTAGGAGTTAATTTTCTAGTTCTAAGTGCCCCTGGCATTAATCGTGTACCAGGTTTTAGTTCGCCAGCTTTTTTCCAAACATTAATTTTGGTTAAAAACAAATGATCATCAGTACATGTAATGCTTTCGCCATTATCAAATAAAACTTTGACCATTTGTTTTGGATGACCTGCCTTGCCTGTTATACGTGCATTTTTTGCTTTTGCAGGTAATAGAGATCTTCTTAACCTGTTATAAGAAAGAACATGAAACTCTCCTCCTCTCTCTGCAAGTTTTTTAACTTCAATCCAACCATCTTCTATTGTAAAAATCTTACAACATCCCGTAATACAAGAAAGATCTGGGTAGTCATCCATATTTTCATAATCGACATAGCGACTCATAAGATCATGATCTAATTGCAAATAATCGGCTACTGAGTCAAATCCGAACTGCATAAACAGGTTGAAATCTTTTTCGCCAGCCTGAGGAAGATCGGACCGAGAAACCTCATTTTCTCTTTTGAAAATATTTCTTACATATCCAGCAATTTTATCACTTATTGACATATCTTACCCCATTATGATCGAAGGCATTATTTTCTTAGGTTTGCCCGGTTTCCCTTTTGGTTTCAAATTCTTATTTCTAACAACCCAATCGTATTCTCTCATACTTCCACTGATTGGCTCAATGCTTTTCATTATTGGCAAAGGCATTCTCATTGGCACTGTAGTTAACCCATAGCATACACCGCACACCGCATCAGATATATCCTTACTGCCTTTATCAAGGTGATCGATTTTTCCGGTCGTTTCATCATCAACCAGTCCTTTTAGTTCCTGAATCAATGGAGCATACCTGTAATAAACAATCCTATTTTCATACAACGCCTCTTTTAGTATTTTATACGGATCTTTTGACCTATCAACACTAACTATTTCAGCCTTGTATCCTTTCTTGACTAATTTCTGCTTTGATTCTATCGATTGAAACGAGTCCATTGATACATATCGGATTGGGTAACCCATCTCTGTTAAAATGTAAACTAGCTGCCTACCGGTTCCCAAATCAATCTCATCATCTTGGGGCGGAATAATTCTTATAGCAAAATCAATAACAATAACAGGAGCTTTCTCTGATGTCATTTTACCCGTTGATTTATCGCGTCTACTTACATTAACCATGCCAGATACATGGCCCATAGCAAAACCAGTGGCATCTCCAGTAAGTGATGGATCGATATGGACAAATCTTGGTGACTTCGGCGATATGATAGGTCTAATTTTTCCATTACTATCTGGTGCCACCATAAGCCTTCTATTAAAAGCAATAGGTAAATTTGGGTTCCATTCGATAACATCAGTCGGATGAGCCATATTATCGTTGATTGCTTCAAATATCTTTTCCCTACGAACAATAAATGGCCTAACTGCCATGGTGGCAATTCCGGCCATATCGCGCAAAGCATCATCAATGTCTTTTTCGAAATCAAAACGGAAGTCCTCAGGTACCTCTATAATAGTGCACCCTTCGTCTTCCATTTCCTTAGTCATTTCAAAATCTTCGTCTTGATCTAGTACTCTTGATCTTTGCGCATCAACGCCAACAAATACCTGAAATCTATTTTTTGAAAACCGTTCGGGCGGCTGAACGTCCCAAATTGCATAATCGCGAACAAATAAAGTTGGATCATCCCTGGACTCAAGAATCCTTTTTTGGGTAAAATCATGCTCAGTTTGTTTTGACGAAGGAAGTAAAAGAATACCGGGTAACCTACCGGTCCGACCGAACCTTGATCTCATTCTTCTGATAACGGAGTTGTAAACCAAACTAGCGTCGTCAATAATTCCATACTTTGCATGGGCAGCCTTTTCTTGCTTAGTTCGGCGTCCACCTTTAAAGTTTGACTCATCGATCACACCACCAAAAATATTTAATCCAAGGGACCCTGTCCTTGCACTGGACAGTGGTGCAAGCCAAACGTTTTTAGGGAACCTAATTTCACTGCTAGTTATTTTAGGATCAAAATGCTCTTTAAAATATGGCGAACAAACAAGCATTGCAACAACACCTGTGAATACAACTTTTTTAGCCATCTTCTCAGTAACATGATAATTAACAATAGCTATCTGCTGATTCTCGGATTGGCCGTAGCTTTTTTGAGGATTCCTAAGGCATGATATCTCATAAAGCATTCGGCATATTGCAAGGTTGGAGAAAAAAGTTTTCCCCCACCCTATTGCACCGGTAAGTATTGCTTCGTGATATGGGCCACTAAACATCTCGATAAAATCTTTCTCAAGCTGAGGCCATAATTGGTTGCCTGTATCACCCATGTAGTAGGGATCGTGAAGCCAGGTCTCAACATCAACTACCTCCCTTTCATATTCAGCCTCCCGGTATATATCGACTATTTTGAATTCTTCTTTCCTCCCGTACTCGTCGATATATAACTTACTATCATCCGTTGCCAGCTCCTTTAACACTTCCCTTAAGACTTCTATCTCATTTTTAGATAATCCAGCTATTGCCTTCGTTATCTCTTCGACACGTTCCCTGTCCGTCCTCTCGCTTTTGAACCTTCCATTATTTACAACAACAGCCATTTATTCACCGTTTCTAATTATCATTTATCCATATACGCTCTATACTTTTTTTGAACTTATTACCACTACCGTGATTGATGTATATATTTTTGAAGTCAAGCCAATCTACCCCAGGCCCCTCGCAAACAATAACTTGTCCACTTCTCGTTTTACACCATTCAGCTAGTCTTTTATAATCCATATTGGTTAAATTGCAAATATAATACTTATTATTAATATAGGGAGGATATATAAACCAAGTAACTTTCATTGGAGGTTCAACTACAGAATAATCATTACAATAAACCTCCCAGTGGTTTATTTTATTAACTTGATTTGCAATCTTTTTTCTAGTCAATTCTGACCAAAAGCCGCATACATTAGCATTTGATTCAGCAATTGCGGATTTTACAAGTGATTTTTTAGGCTTTATGCAGTTTTTGTTTAACCAAAAACCAATAAAATCTTTTTCAGCATCAGATAATGTTTTTATGTTATCTATCTTCTCTCCTCTATTTAATAGAGGCAAACTAAGTATATCGTTTTTGTTTGCCTCTATTAAATATTTCCATACTCTATATACTCTAAAATATTTTTCAATAAGTACTATTTTCTTATCGTAATATAAGGTAGAGTAACCCGCAGATCCGGCAAATGGTTCAACTATCATATCATACTTAGGTTCAGGATATTTTCCTGCCTTACACCATTTGGAACCAAAATAAGAAAAAAAAGGAGCTAACCTACTCATTAATCCAAACCAATTCCTTTGTTCTACATCTACTTCCTTCCGTATTACATAAATAAGTAAAAGGAAGCCAGTCAGCAGATTCGTTCTCGCAAACAATAACTTGACCCTCTCTTGTTTTGCACCACTCAGCAAGTTTTTTATAATCTGAATCCAATAAAGGACAGACATAACAGTAACCCATTTTTTTATATGGTGGATCTATCAACCAGGTGGCTTTAAATGGCGGATCAGCTATTGAATAGTCGCCTAAATAAACTTTCCAATGATCTGTCTTATAGATATTTTTAGCTAACCTTTTTCTTGTTAGCTCACTCCATGATCCACACTGTCCCTTATTATTTGTCTCTATTGCACGAGGTGATAGATAATTTTTTGGTTTTTCAGTTCCCCTATTAATCCAAAATCCTATAAGATCTCTTTCTTCATCTGATAGGTACTCAATATCTCTTATATTTTGATCTCTTTCCACTAAAGGAAGGTTTAAAATATCCTTTTCTGTTGCTGAAATAAGATACTTCCACAATCTAGCTATGCGGAAATATTTATCAATTAGAATAATATTTTTTTCCCAATGTAACGTTGAGTAACCTGCCGCTCCGGCCAACGGTTCAATTATTACATCATGTTTTGGAGGTGGGTATTTGCTAGATATCGTATTCTTGCTTCCAAAATAGGAAAAAAAGGGGGGCGTCTTGTCGCTCATTTGCTGCCATTGCCTTTACCATTTCCGCTTCCATTATCTCCTTTTGATATTAACTGATCTTGCAGATCAGGTCTTAATGATGCAATATTGTTAGCTATCTCGAGAACCTTTTTCCTTGACTCTGGCATTTTTAAAATCCTTCGTGCAGCCCTACTACTCATACTTCCATCTAACATAGCCATAGTCTTTGTATCAACATCAATTATTTTACTACTACCATCCCGGATACCTAATGCAACCTGGTATTCTGCAATAGTTTTTAAAATAGTCAAACATTGATCTATTTCACGGACGGTTGTGGGGAACAGCATTCCAAGTTTTTCTTCATGTTCGCTAACTATTCCGACCCTTTTCTTTTGTAGCCGATATATTTCTGACATTTCATTTAAAACACTTATTCCCTCTTCAAATTCTCGCATTTTTTCCAGATACCTCCTAGGGAACATATGCTCCGCTACTTCTGCTGGTGGCAGGTTACTGCGATATTTTTTTAAGGCCTTCTCAATTTGATTTGCAGTCAGATCGCGGAATATGCACAAGTTATTATGAATATAATCTGCAATAAAAACAATACTATATCCGTCTTTAACCATGCGCGAAATCTCGTCAAAGTCCCTTGACTCACGCATTCTTTTGAGGACCCTATCTCTTTTCTTTTTCTCAGGATCGGTAAGTGTTTTTTGAAACCCAGATAGATCGCTTGGTACGCTACGCAGCTCTACCCTTTTCAGATCTTTGTTATCTAATTTTTCTGCCGCATCCATTTGTCACCTGTGACGTGGATATAGTATTCCTCACTATATCCAAAATACACTGTAAACATAAAAATGTCAATTAGATCGGTTGGAAGCGGATTTTGTAACAAATTAAGACAAGGGCAGGTTACTTAACTTTACCGTCGATAACGTCTAATGTTTTTTCCATTGTTTTGACATCAAACGAGCTTGCATCATTGCCATCTATTATGTCATACATTCTCTGGGCTCTAAGATAACGGACTAACCCGTCAGTTTCGGCGAGATCATCTTGGGATAATTGATCAACTTTAATACCAGATTTTCTGGCATTTTTAATCATCCTAGCAAATGCAGGGAGGCTCATCAATTGATCTATTTCCAAGTCGGCTATCCCAAATAATTTTTGGGCTCTGTGACTTACATATGCTGTTGAGCTATCATCGGTAAACAGTTTTTTATATTGTTTATCAACGAATTTTTTTAATTCTTTCTGTATTTCTTTTTTCATGGCTTAATAGACGACTTTTGCTTCTTTTTCTCTGTAAGCCTTCTCTTGTACTTCCTGAAATCTCTTGATCCAGTTACCAATAGCATTCACCGCATTGGCAAGTTTTTTATTATCGCTGGCACTCATCATGTCTAACTTATCTTTCATTGAATGCATAATATTATCAGTTCCACCACCACTCCAGTAACCTAGGTGTTTAAAAACGGAATCAATAGCTAATGCAATGTCGCCGTTACCATACCCACTTTCAAGTTCATAAATTTTACTTTCATTAATCTCATTGTTTTCCGGGCTATCACCGATCTCTTCTTTGTTCTTTTTTCTGTCTATAATTTCGTTAATCTCATCAATAAGATTCATTGAACGCCTCCTATGGGATAAGATTTGCTAATCTAATTTCTTCCTTGGTTTGAGGGGCCATCTCTCTTTTTGGCCTTTTCCTTATAATCTCTCTTACCTTATCTTGCAATTCAATTGGTAAAATATCAAGTCTAACATAGTCAGCAACATTTTCATCTTCCCTGATTTTTTCCCATACATGAATAATGTCAGGAGCTTGCTCATTTCTCATAGTTACTATCAGACCATATAGTGAATCTATTTCACGCTCAATACTCATTTTCTTTATTTTCTTTCTGTTTTCTTTTATAATTCAGTTCAAATAGCCTGTCAATAATCTGTTCTTTAAACTCATCATTTAAATACTTTAAGCAATCTATTACTTTACATCGACTCCAATAAGTTCCTTGAGGAAAGTGATCCCAGACTTGTCCATTCTTCGCCTAGTCTCTCTTAAAATATTCCCCGGCCAACTGGGACCACTAGTAACAAAACCGGTCAATGCCTGTACGGCTGATGCTCCGTTTCTTATGTACTTGAGAAAATTACCCGCGGTGCGGACACCTCCAACACCAATAATAGGCATTCTACCTTCAGTTATTCTGTAAATATCTTTTACCATGGCTACGCCGTGATCATAAATAGGCCTTCCACTCATTTCGCAATCATAATCACCGCCTATTTTCTCACTTAACCTAGTGCTGATCGTATTAATTACAACAAATCCAGTAAATCCGGCGTTAATAGCCCAGTCAACTTTTTTACCTAAATCGCCAGCTCGATCATGGTAACCAAGCTTAACAAAAACAGGGTAATTTATTTCAGTAAAATTCCTAATTGCTACCCTAATCCTTTCATCCTGAATATTAGAATCAAACCGCTCTCCATCAACGATCGGACATGACATGTTAATGGTCACATAATCAAATCCTAGCTTGCCAATTAAATGATCAGCAATATCTATAATATGAGGATCATGTCCCCATATATTAACTCCAATAATACAGTTACCTGTCCTCATATTTAGTCTTGGCGCTACCCTTAAAATACCATCGCTAGGCAATTCGACCCGATTAAAAAGGATATCATTTTTCATGATTATCCTTGGTCTTGGGGCGCCGTCTCTCTGTCTGTAAGTAATAGTACCAACTTCAACACATCCAAACCCAATAGAGCTTAGTCCATCAATCATGGTCCCATTTTTATCAAATCCGGCCGCAATACAAAGAGGATTAGAGAACATCATATCAGATATTATAATATTTAACCGCGGATCATAGACAATATCTCTATTTCTTTTTCGAGCCCATGATTTAAACAAACTGTTTCTAAGAACCATACCAGCCACATTGTGGAGTGTTTCTCTATCAAACATTTAACACCTTTTGCCTTTCTCAATTTTTTTCTTCTTTTTCTTTTCATCTGTTTAAGCCAATCCCATCGCTTCTGGCAGATATCAAGGGAACATGGCCTAAACTCGCGTTTTCTCAGTTTAAATATTAAGACTGATTGTTCTTTAAAGATGACTTGGCTTGCACCAAGTGGAAGGTATCATGAGCCTTCCCTAAATTCACACTCCTCATCCTCTCTCTCTTTAAAATCTTCATAGTACCAAATTTTAATTTCATGCATTTCAGACGTTGTTGTGATGGTCCCCGTTTCGCAATCTATACTGATCACTCGAACTCCTCAAAAATACTTTTCTTTTCCTCTCAAGCTTACTCATAGCTTTTTTTAATATTTGCTCCGCCCGCTGCTTTGAAAACCCAAATTTCTGACCTATTTGGACAAAGCTCCATTCATCCCTAACTTTTAAAATTAAAACCTCCCTCTCCTTATCCGTCAAGCATGATAACAGTTTATTCGCGATATCTAAATCATATCTAACTCTATAATTATCCTCCTGATTGCACTCATCAAAGGCAAGGTTTTTAACAAAAAATGTACCATCACCAATCCTTAAAGGTTTCTCAATATTTACTGTATTACTAAGTGCCGTGCCCGATATTATGACAGCAACGGCTATTTTAAGATATCTGCCGTTTGGTGTCCCCTCGTCAATTCTATCTAAAATATCGTTAACATTGTCGCCGTTGCTACTTGCTATCAATTTTCTTGCATCGTTTAATCTCCATGCAACCTGTTCAGGTATTCGAACACCGCTTAATTTACTTGATATAAACCTACAGATTTCATTACTTATACACCGCCTTGCATAGGTGGATACTCTATAACCCTTTTGTATTTTAAAATAGTCCACAGCCCTCATAAGACCTATTGTGCCCTCCTGGATTAAGTCATCAAGAATCTGTGGCATATTTAACAATCTCGCATATCTACTAGCTATCGCAATAACAAAAGGCAAATGAGATACTACTAACATCTCTTTATCACCTGATAAAGCTGCCTCTTTCTCTTCTTCTTTTGTTAAAATTCTAATATTCTTATAGATACTGTTTTCCATGTAAAATAATCACATTCCTTAATGTTAGTATATAATACTAAACTGATATTTTAAGGTGTTCAATTATTTGACATGGTCTATCGATTTGAGACGTATTTTGTAGCACAATACCAATTTTATTTTTAAATAAAACTAGGTCTACCTCTTTTATCTCAAAAATCATCCCCTTATAAGTAACATAGTCTCCAGGTTGAACAGTCTTCCTTGCCTCAACTATAATGGTAACCCCTTTGCCTGGGACATTGTAATCCTCATAACCGCCAAAAATATGGATCCTTTTCCATTCCCTGGTTAGATCTGATCCGCAATGCACGCAGTACTTCCACCCTACCTGGACTTCTTTAGAACAAAACTTACATGACTCCATTATTTTTCCTTGTCCTCCGGATACTCTATAACCTCAAAAACATCATATTTTTCCCCAAGTAATGAACTCCCAATTGAAGCTCCCTTAATCCACTCCAGTGCTTCCTCGCGAGTTTTAAAGTAAAAACTAACAGGCTGAGTAACCCTTTCCCCGTACGCCTCCAATGTTTCTATTATAATATAGATCTTTTTCATTTCACTTCCTTGTAATAGTGGAGAAAACACTCATCATGACAAACTTCAAAGCATGTCTTTTTTATCATTTTAATAGCCAGGGATTTATCTTGATTATAATCAATTGCTTCACATGTCCCATCTCCCGTCCCTGCACGACACACCCGGTCACTATAAGATGGTATTTGACAATTACAGCCAATAATCATAAGAAGAAGGTACCTTAGGATTTTCATTTTTTGCCTCTACATTAATATAAATTGCTGAATTGTTGGTAAACTCAAAATGAGCAAAGTCCGATTTTCCTCTACTATATCGACTTTACCATTAATACCTTCGTAAAGTTTTGTCCCTACGTTTTTTACAAGTATACTTATCTGCTACAAGGTTGACAGTATTAACTATCATTTCTTTCATTTCTTCACTTGATTGACCGAGATCAATAAACCTAAATAATGCATCAACAATCTTACCGAGTACAAATGCCTTCTTGCATTCCTCATGAAAACATTCGTCCTCAAGCTTATCTAACGCGATATGTGCCGATGAAAGAATTTCCATCTGCATTATACTGACAATGTGATCGTTATCTAGAAATCCATAACATGGACTAACTAACATATCATGGACTTTTTCCATTGCACTGCTTAAGTTGTCAAAGGTGTCGGTAGCTACGTAACCATTGCCTCTCACTGTGAATTGGTTTTTCTCTATAATGCAATCTATAAACCTATGCTCTCCTTTAAATTCAAACATAGGATAAAAAGCATCTTCGCCGTCAGGCAGTATCTCAATATTGGTAAGCGATTCGGCTAATAGCTGGTTAACGGTGACAGCCTTAGCCATTTTTTCAACTAAATCCTTTTGGTCGCCGCTTAACCGATTATATCCTATTACTAACTCAATGTTCTCATATATTTTGTATCTCACTACTGACTCCTATTGAGCGTATAATGTCATCATGTCTCTGTTTTACAACTGCATCAATTTTTTCCACAATCATAGAATACAATAAAGGCTCTCGACTTTTTTTAATATAGAAAATAAAGACCCATCCACCTTTATTGTAGTAAAAATAAAAACTTCCAGTGGTTGAGCAACGTCTTATCAGGTATTTTTTATTAACAATAAACTCATTGCATACTAACATAGTGGATGAAAATTTCCAGTAACCATAGGCGTTAGAAGTGTCAAGAATCTCGCCAATAACTTTATTTTTAATCCCATTGAGTAATTTCTCTTTTTCGTCAGTCATGGTGCCCTCCCCGGGTCCCATTCAGAACTGCATATTTCGCCGTCATCCTTATATTCCCTTTCATAGTCTTTGACAAATTTATCGTAATCAGGTCCGCTTAGGGCACGGACCATCTGATCGATAACCCACATTTTATGATGATCTCCATCGTACCAGGAATCACTCCATGCTATGTCTAGTGCCTTATTTATTCGGTCAACTGCTTCCTTTTGATCGATTGCTTTCACTAAAAACTTCATACTTGGACAGCTCAATTTATCTCTCCTTTTATCCATTTAACATAAAGGTTATCAAGTTCAATCTCCATTCTCATTATTTGACTACGGCATGAATCACTAGACGCACCGAGACGTATCTTATAATAAGCTAGTCGTTTTATAAGATTTATTGATTCACGAAGTTGTTTGATTTGCTGAAGTCTGTAAAAGCTGCTTCCAAGCTCATATATTCCATCAATCTCTTTTTCAGTAAATATACCGCTCAAATACCTCTTAACACTATCCTTATCCATACGCCTTCTTAAGTCTGTTCTTGTCGCGATTAGTAAACGTAAGAGGTTTGGTATTTTTACCGATAGTTGGCCTCATTATTGAGTTACCAATATTATCGTGGTCTAGCCCAAGTCCATGTCCGATCTCATGTCTCATTACCGCATCCAATAAATCACCTTCTAACCCATAATCGATTGTTATTAGGCATACAATTAGTCGCCCACTTTTTTCATAGCGATACTGGTTTAGACCCTTGTTCCTACCTCTTAAATCGTCTTTGCGTAGATAAATATGACCACGTGGTACCTTCTCAATCTCATTAATTCTTGGAAAATACCACGTAGTTATCCCAGCAAAAACCTCTTTGCCAACAATTTTATTGACTTCTTTAATTATGGCAGAACATGATTTTTTGTAAATAGGATCCAAATTGTCATTGTGTAAAATAAAAATCGGCAGGTCATCCTTTGACCATCTGATTTCACGGCCGCTCTTGGTCTTTATGAAACCAATATCCTTATCCCTGAAGTAATCAGCTAACAGAAAAACAATGATAATTGCAATAATTGCGGCTGGAAAGCAAAGTATCCACATCACTCAATCAACCTCCAGATGTTAAAAAGGATTATTTAAGGCGTCTTTTACTGCATCCTTCACCAAATCGCTACTGTTATCGATGGATTTACCACATTCTAGCCACCCTATTGCATAAATAAGCATTGCAATAATTGTAATCATCAGTAATGCAGAAAAAATCAGTTGGACCTTATTTTTCCAACTTGCATGCCATATATCAATAAACCACTGAATCATTTTTTTCCTCTCACTTTCTAAGGGATACTTCCCCTAAAATAACAAAAAAATCAACTCTTCTATTGAGTTGCATCCCGGCATTTGTGCCCGTTTCATCAAGCCTGTACATCTCGCCAAGCGGTTTAATCTTTACTCAATCTACTCTTACCCCCTTTAGAGACAAAATATTCTACAGCAGCCATAGCACGTTTCTTAGAGAGCTTCATATTATACTCATGACTTGCCCTGTGGTCAGTATTACTCTCAACAATTAACAACCTTATATCAGACCTCGTTTTTAATAACTTAACCACATCATCTAAAATTATAATCGATTCAAGCCGAAGTGTCGATTTTTTGCTTGAGCCACTCTACCGCCCTTCTGGCCGCATATGTGGAAAAAGGACTACATCTCGAATGCTTGGCTGATCACAAAGGAGCATCACCAAACGATCAATTCCTATGCCCTCACCTGCTGTTGGAGGCATGCCGTATTCCAAAGCCCGACAATAATCCTCATCATACTCCATTGCCTCCTCATCACCGCGCTCCCTTTCTTTGAGTTGGTGAACAAATCGGTCCCGTTGATCTGCTGGATCATTCAACTCCGAAAACGCGTTTACTATCTCACGCCCGGCAATAAATAGCTCAAATCGGTCAACTAACTCTGGACAGTTATCTTTGCGTCGAGAAAGAGGGGATGTAGCCGCTGGATAATCAATAACAAAAGTGGGCCTGTCTGCGGGTAAATGAGACTCACCTAGCTCCTCAAACAAAATCCCCAAACGCTTGCCATGGCTTTCTGCAAAACGAAGCCATTGACCAAGTTGGTCATCACGGGCTAAAAGCCCTGCTTCCTTACACCACTTCTCAGTTGCACCAGCGTCGTCAAGGGTTTTAAGGGTCACTTCTGGTGAAAAACCTTCCTTTTTGCAGGCCTGAACAATACATTCTTTTACGGTAAGTCGGGGCCAGCGAGGCGATAAATCAATGTCTTGCCCTTGATACTGTATTTGGGTGCTATTACAAATTTGCTTGGTTAGCTGCATAAAGAGATCCTCTGTGAGATCCATAAGGTCTTGATATGTGGCATATGCCTGATAGAACTCGAGCATAGTGAATTCGGGGTTATGTTGGCGAGATAATCCTTCATTGCGAAAATTTCTGCCGATCTCATAGACCCGCTCAAATCCGCCGACCACCAATCGCTTTAAAAACAACTCTGGGGCAATACGCAAATAAAGTGGCATATTTAATGCGTTATGGTGAGTACAAAAGGGTTTAGCAGCAGCGCCACCTAGTATGCTATGAAGAAGAGGGGTTTCAACCTCAATAAAATCAATGTCATCAAAATATTTGCGCAGAAATTTGATAATTTCGCTTCGTTTACGAAAAACTTCGGCGACCTCTGGATTGGCGATCAGGTCCACATATCGCTGACGATAACGGGTTTCCTTATCTTTTAGGCCTTTCCACTTTTCAGGTGGAGGACGGACCGCTTTGGTAAGCAAAACAACTTCCTCAGCCATAAGCGTTAGCTCGCCAGTTTTTGTAAGAAATGGTTTTCCACTTACTCCTAAAAAATCATAGGCCTCTGCCTTTTTAAAGATGGCATAAGCCTCTTGTCCAACCATATCTTTTCGTATGTAAACCTGCAATCGGTCGGTTCTATCGGCTAATTTAACAAAAGCAACCTTGCCAAAGATCCTATGCTCAACAATACGGCCAGCTATGGAAAACAGCTCATTCAATATTGGCTCCCCATTAGGGCTTCCACCATCTGGAAGCTCTACCTTGGCAAGCTTCTTTTTAATCTGATAGGTTGTGTGGGTGGGCTTAAAATCATTCCTATATGGATTATGACCATCTTTTTGTAGCTGCCGAGCCTTTGCTTGCCGCTTTAGGATGAGCCGATTCACTTCTTCGATTGTTTGCTGCTTTTCTATTGTGTCTGCTGAAGGACCCCGGGGGGCACTTACCTTCTGTTGCTCCACAACTACTCCTTTTGCCAACTCTTTATCTTAAACAAATTCAAATTCTTAATTGGACTCGCCACTGCCTTATTCAAATTTTTAAACGTCTCCTGTGCTGAAGTTCGGCTATCTGTGATTCTAGACTAACCAATTCATCTTCAATCAATTCACTTTTTTTTCTATTTTTAGAAATAAAATCCTCTAAATTATCTTTGAGGATACCTTTTTTATTTTTAAGATTTTCTATTCTACTTTTCATATCAACAATCGAACTTGTGTACTCAAAATCATCATCTGTAATTTCACCAAATAGCTCAAAATAAACATTAAGAGTATTTTTTAGTCCACGTATTTCTATATCTTTTCTATCGCAGTATGGACAATCTTTATGCAAAATGGTCATATTGCCTCAATCCCTTCTGAGTTACCCTCAATATCTATATCATGTATGGCTTTTAAATCATCGGCAGCCATTACCGAGATAATATCCTTCTAGGAACTTATTCTTTAAATCAGGTCTTAAAGAAAAGATACTATCGGCCACGCTTAAAACTTTCATCCTTGATTCGTTACTTTTTAGCACATCATCATAGTAATTGGTAGTTCCCTTTATTAACTTGCGGTCAGTACGGTGAATATTCTGCTCAACTTCAAGAGAATCTTTTTTTCTTAGATTGATGTTTTCTTTAGCAAACACCATACCACCTGAAAAGCAACTGTCATCGCAATTATCCTTAGCAAGATAGTCCTCATCAATCCACTCTGGGTTGTAATTCTTGAATTTTACAAGGTACTCATTATTTTCTTTGCAAACCCGATGTTCAGCAATTTTTCCCTGATTACCGTTAAAAATAAATTTAACACACTCACCTATTTTAAACTTTGGACTGCTTGTTTTTGACATTGTATCTCCTGAACTATTTTGTTCATTTTTTCTTTTACTTGTTCATAGCTTACAGGATAAAATCCCCATGCATCAACCCCCACATCAAATGATAAACCATACGGGGGTAAGTCACCGTGTGAATGACCATATAGGTGCCAACTGCCGTAATGCGATAGAGGCCAGACTCTCATAGCATAATGGCATAAAACTATTATCCTTTTTCCGCCCGGTACATCCCTATCTGGAACTTTCAATTTGTAGATATCTTTTACCCACGAAAATAAGCCTTTTTCTCTGGAAATCTTCTTATCATGATTCCCTCTAATAAGAAACTTGTTTCCATTTAAAGACTTTATAAATGCGCGACTTCGTTCAACATTGCTATCCAATGAAATATCACCCAGGATATAAACGCTATCGCCTCGTTTAACAACAGAATTCCAGTTGCATGCAATGTTGGTGTACATGGAATCTGCATTATCAAACGGTCTATTACAGTGTCTGATAATGTTGTCATGGCATAAATGCAGATCTGCGGTGAAAAATATCATTCAACACTCTTTATTAAACATGTTAAAGCATTAAGTAAATGATGACTAAATTAGCAGTTTTGTCAATGTATTATTGAATATTTATTTAATTAGGTAGGGTTCGGATACAATCAAATCACCATTAGATAGCTCATTTAGCAAATCTTCAACATGGGTGTACTCCATATCCTCTAGCCAATTCCTTGTCTCTTCCTTATTGCCACTCGCTGCTAAGTTAATAACAGCCTCACATACTGCACGATATTCATCTGGTGATTCAACCACAGTTACTCTATTTGTTCCGCTAAATGGATCAAATATACCTACTGCATACTTCATTACTAACTCCTAGTTGACTGTTTTTTTATCAAGTTTTCTGGACTTCCAAACACGTTTTAATATTTCTATTACAGTACCTAAATCAGTATCAAGAGTTTTAGCGCACAATGTTATTAAACATACCATGGCAAATACAATTATCTTACCAGCGCGATCATTATTTACATAATAATCAGATAAAAGATTTCTATCGACAACTTCTTTTAACTCATCCATTAGTTTGCCAATATCTTCTATGTCCTTTTTTGTTAATGTTACCATCACTTATCTTCATTTATCGCAAACCTAATAAGGCGGTTTATGCTTCCTTGGTACTTCTTTTTTGCAGCGATCAGGGAATCAATATGATGATCAATAGCCACCTTTAATTGATCTAATGTCAACTCAACATAAAAACAACAATGTGGTCTATCAAAAATAACCCCATGCAATACCGAAACCTCTCGCGCTAATTCAATCTCGAATTCAGATGGCGAAGCATGATCTCTAATTAACGTATGAATACTGTAAAACAGTACAATCTTGTGTTTACCATGAACCTGGTGAGTTCTGTACCTAATACCGTATTTATCACATTCCTCTTTAGCCTTAGATATTCTTTCTTTTTTTATTTCGGTTTCCTTTGGAGGGCATACACAATATGACTTATCATCGCCCTTAATCCTGCTATCACGGCAATCCGAGCACATTAACTCATAGGGCCACCCCACCGCGCAAAAACATCCCTCAACCCCTTTTCTGCAATAGCCGCCACCTACCAATTTTTTAGCATCAACATCTTTATATTCCATCTTAATCCCTTAATCCTTTAATGCTTTTTATTTCAGAAAACACTTCAGCTCTACCACTTTTCGACCTATATCATGACCATGGGTTACACCCATAGCAAACATTTCTTTCATGTAAGAAACGTAAATTTCAAACGTAGTAGCACGACGAGAGTTCAATGAAACTAAAAGAGAAAGATCATGATTCATTTTCTTAGCAATGTGTTCAATGGTTTTTATTATTCATCTATAAAATTTTTACCTATCAAACGCGATAGCACATACAGGAAAATGATTATAATTGAGCCGGTAACTAGCTCGAAAATAATTAAATCATCAATCAGTTCAGTAAATAAATAAATATCATCTATAACCCTATGCATTCTCATTTTTTATCTACTCCGCAATACTCACATTTGCAACTTGTGAATAAATTAACAAACTTATGATCACACTTCTTTTCTTTAGATATAGGAACGAAATCAAATTCTGTTTGAGATAAATCTGTCATTGGTTGAACTGTTACTATTTCATCTACACCTGGTATATTACTCCAACTAGTGCTAATTTTTATTCCCTTACTCAGGGCACGATCCAAATCTCTTACCTATCTCATCCTTTGTTTTTACAAAGACTTCCTCAGCAACTTCCTCAATCAACTTTAAGCCATCTATTACCTCTACCCTTATGGATGAACTAGCATTAAATAGCCTATGCATAACATCAGGCGAGATAGATTTCCAATAGGATTGTCTCGCATTTTTAAGAAAATGCATATATTCAAACATTTCTCGCTTACCGCGCTTAAGGACCCGCTCCATTGATTTCGTTGGATCAATATCAAACAAAAAAACCATATCAGGCTTAAATATTTGACCGATAGCTGCTTCAACCTCTTTTCTATCCACGTGAAGCTGCTGATAAACCCAGGTCGAAAAAACGTACCTGTCAGTTATTACTACCTCGTTATTGCACAAATGAGGCTTAATGCAATTCTCGATATGATCATGTCTATCAGCGCAAAAAAGATGCAAGAGGGCCTTCTTGTGGACCTCATCATTACCAATTAGTATATTTCGAATAAGTACCCCTATGCATTTATCAGTAGGTTCCTTGGTCCAGTATGTTTTTATGCCAAGTTCCTTTTGTATTCTATTTGCCAAAGACCTGGACGCAGTTGTTGTGCCAGCTCCGTCGATTCCTTCAAATACAATAAACATGATCACCTCAGTAAGTTAAATTATCTCCTTAACATCAAAACTACCATTCGAGCCTGGTAAACCTACCTTGTTTTTTGTTATGCGAAAATAAATCTTGCTATTCTCTTTTCGAAATACATTTCTATTAGTCAATTCAATGCCAACAGTGCTAGCAAAGTAACAGGAGAGTATTTCCTTGAATGAATGCATTGGTATACATATAATAATAGTAGTTCTAGAATTACATGTCTTAAACAAAGAATTATGAATACTAGTAATTTTTCTAATTAAAGAATCGCATAAATGATGTTCTCTGATATTTTCAAGATATAAGTTATCGATAACCACAAACTTATTTAGCAAGTTCTCATTATTAATAAAAATATGTATCTCTGATACATGGTCAACTTTAATGACTTTGCATGGCTCTATTGCATTGACGCCCAGTCTTTTTGCCCGATCAGAATCAAACTTAGCTCTATATGAAAACCAAAGACAGGGAACACCAGCACTTGCAGCATACCTCATTGCTATACCGGTTTTACCGGATTTGCGACCCCCATCTATGCATGTGATTCTATTTACAGGAATACCTCCACCTATTGCAGAATCGAGAACTTCTATACCACACTTAATCTTTTGTATCTCTACAAGGTCACTAGCTCTGATACTGCTTAATTTTCCAAATTCCTCATTTACTTCATTTCTCCCTCTATTTCGTATCTCTTCCCTTTCCTTATTCGAGATCATTGATGCTCCTATAATGAATCACTTCCAAAGCCATCCCTAGCAGTCTTCTTAACAAATTCCTTGGCCTCTTTAATTTTCCCAGCCCCCTTTTTATCACCTACCCGCTCAGCCACTTTTTGGGCCTCATGAAGCTCGTCATCAGCATTTTCTAGGTGTTTTCTGATTTCACGTAAATCATGTTTTCCCATTTTACCCTCTTTTCACAATATTATGACATTAACACGGGAATTGTGTCATTTAAATCAGATTTTTGTTTTTAAATCCTTGATTATGTTATTATTTTTTTTCAAAAATGAACATTTTTTCCTTGCTTTATGTATGTTCAGTTTTTTCCATCGATTTCTTCCTATGACACCACCTAAAATATATTTACCATATGGCGTCTCATTTAATGTAATTATTCGATTATACGGAAAATAAACCGATGATCTATCCTTACTTATTATTCCAGTCACCATAACTGAATTACTAGAAAGAGTATTCCCTTTACTCTCAATCTGAAAAACTATCATTCCTTTTATAGATCTATCCTTAACATCAAATACTGCACCGAACTTTACAACAGACCATTTATCACTCTGTACACCAGTATAGAGGTTACCTTTAGTATTTATTTTATTAAAGGTCATGCATATTCCACCGCCAATATACCAGGTCCCTAACATTTCCTTACCAGCAAACGTAGTAGCAGGTAACAATATTATCAAAAAAACAAAGTACTTCATTTTTCCTTTTCCTGTTTAGCAAACGTGATATTGATTTTTTTCCGACAGCCTGGGAACAGTGAAAGCAAAATCAACGGCAGGGGGTTCGGTTGATTCATCAATATCAATGACTTTAATTACGCATCCCGAATAGATTTTCTTTAAAAAATCAACGCGTTTAGCGATATCTTTAGCGAGATAATATTTTTTCCAATTACACTTACTGCTCATTATTTCTTTCCTAATATTTTATCCATAGCATTGTTCAGCTCTTTCATTTTTCCATCATCACCGCCATAGTCTGGATGATACAATAAACTAAGTGCTCGATATGATGCCTTAATAACTTCCATGGGCGCATACTTAGTCACATAAAGCACGTCATGCGCTGTTTTAACTTCCCTGACATCAAGATTATCAAGTAATTCATCGCAGAAACTTTTGTAATTCTTTGTCCATGGTTCGGCTTCGTGACAAAAACTATCATTCGAGTGAAGGGCAACCCATTTTTCATTAACCCGGCCAATTATAGCCTGCTCACCAACATTGATATAACCCATGCAATTATTACATCGCTGCCTATATTCGAGCTGAGCCATTCTAGCACCGTGCTTACAGCAGATAGTCCAACTATTACTAATTTTAATAAGGTCCTCTAATTTGACAACCTCGTTGCAAATTGCACAAACACCTGTCATAGATTACCCCTTCTACATAATTGCATAACCTTTACCGCGAACAGTTTTTATAAATCTGTCACTCGTGAAGTGATTGAGGCCAATTTTTTTTCTGATACGTGAAATATAAACAACAAGGGAGGTGTCCCATGGCAGATATTCACCCTTAAAAAGAAGCATTAGATCCTGGTGGCTACACAGCTTACCAACGTTCTGCAAAAGATGCGCAAGTATTTTTGTTTCTATATTAGTCAGATTAGTTGTACCATCACCACTAAAACCAGTATGCACATGAACAGTCATAAGATCGGTATCTAAAGTCAACTCATCGTTTTTGATGATCATCGATTTTATCTCCATGCGTCATTTTAAAATCATATGCCATTAGCCTTATCTTGCAATCCTCACAATATAGTGGCTCCATCAAAGGTGTTTTCATAAGTTCTTCGTTCGATAAATCGCAACAGTAAAACATTTCTGCCTGTTCATTTTTCTGCATTATTTACCTTACCTGTTCAACTTTATTCGTAAAAGATCAGAGCAAACATCACAAGCAGCATTAGGTGGACCCTCCATCCAGGATCTTAACCCGCAATACATGCAATCCCTAATACCATCCGATTTATAAGGCATCCACCTCCGCGGAATACTGATTGAAAAGAAGCACAACCTAATATAACAGCGTCCAGGTGCCCAGTGCCTACCAATGTTTTTTATATCGAATTTTTTGAATTTGTAAAACCTAATCATCATCTTTCTTTTCGAATTTCGCGTCTAGCTCCTTCAGAAAGCTTCGGAACTAGCTTGTTAGCTTCCTGTAATGGCAAAAGAAAACTTGCTACATGAGCATAGCTCGTCTCACTACCAGCCCAGTAACCCTCACCGTACTCATCATCTTTTTCATTTTCTTCTATATTCTTAAACCCTACCACTGAGTGTCTGTACCAGTACAAAAGAAAATCAGAAATCTTTCTTATTATCACTTCATAGCTATCGCCCGGTGCTATTCTATCTGGAACTGCTCTTTTCATTCTTTCACCTTACATTGTTTTTACTCTTAAACAATCGCAAAAACCTACGTATCAAAACCTCAATAAACGATACACTGCCAACCACTTCTCTTAGTTCCCGATCTTTTTGCAACTGTTCAAACTCTGACAAAGTCCTCATATCAAGGACCCCCCATTTACCACTAGGCATCCTATCAACAACACCATGACTCCACCCGCCTAAGTAACCGCGCCTCATTCCTTGATTTATAATATCGTAACGTCTTATTTCTTTTCCATTAATTCATCAATTATTTCCATTGCGTTCCTCGCTTAAAATTGGTGACCGCAGCTACTCCTTTTATCTTATCGACTTTACTACTTTAAAATTTATATTATGCTCTTCATCTGTTATTGACACACTTACCTCTATAGAGAAACCTGGCGCCATCTCCTCAAATTCTTTTACTGCATCATTAATCAAATCTTCATACGAAACGAACATCTCTTCCTTTAAATCTCTATTGGCCATTAACCTGCTTAGCTTCGGCCCTATATGCTCCATGGCTGTTTTAATTTTATCGATCTGAATCATGCTGGCTTACCTTTTAGCCTTCGACCTCAACATTATCATATTTTACACGCAACCCCTTACAATCCTCCCACATGTGCTTACACTTAGAACAAGCAAACACCCCAATAACTGCATCGCGAACACATTGAAATCGACGGCGTTTGAAAAAAATCTTTTCACTGCTTCCACATTCTGGACATTCCACAATCATTTGGCACCATAACACCCACGATAGCTACAATTAAACATCTCCTGGAAACTGTTCCCATGCCCGACTATCAAGGAGCCTGCCAGCTTCCTTTCTTTTGACCCCACCCCACTGCTTAAAGAAAAAAGGAACCTTCCTTTGAATGCATTCATCCCTAATCGGCCTTACCCATTCAGGGTCCATAGGACGCGCACCCGGCCCGCTCTCGCCTCCAACTATAACCCAGTTCATATTCAGCAATCTCGGCCATATAGGACCTAACAATGGTTCGAATGATACAAACTTGACCGCGGCCCCTGTCTTGCTCAGATCATCAATCCTGTAAAGGTAATCCTCGCTCTCAACACTTACTCCCATCCACACGTTTTTAGGCCACTCGATGACATGACACAGATCAGTCAGACGCTCAGTTCTTTTTGTAAGAATCTGAAAAATATGATGTTTTTGAACACGCATTACATCAAAAATTTCTCGAATAAACATTACCGAGATATCGTTATGAAACAGGTCGCTCATTGAGTTGACAAAAATTCTCTTGGGCTTTTTCCATGTGAGGGGTTTTAGTAACTTTATCCTGTGCTCGGTGGGAGTAAAGCCATTTCTGTAATTTTCTTGGCCTATAGCTTTAAGTCTCTTGGCCATGTGCCTAGCGTAGCAATTATCACAACCAGGACTCGCCCACTCGCACCCTGTGACGGGATTCCAAACCTTGTCAGTCCACTCAATCCCGTGTAAATTAACCTTATCCATGCCTTATTTCATTCTTTCACTGCTAAATTATTTCCCTTCAGGACCTACTTTTCCAGTTACAACCATTTCCAGCCTTTGCCACATATCATCAACTACCGAAGATCCAATATTTGCAAGTTCTCTAGGCTTAGCACCTTTGCTAACCATTGATAAAAATGTATTAACAATGATACCTATGCCAGTTTCGACATGAACGAAAAAACCACACTGATCTTCTTCTATATAAGAGTTTATCAGCTCGAGCACTTTTGGCAAGATTGTATCAGCCAGTTTTGCTTCTTCCTCTCCAATATTTTCTCTTTCAATGACTTTCATTGCAATATCACTACCTTTCATTAAGATAATAATCCCACTCTACACCTTCGATTTCACAGACTGATTTAGCCAATGCAATAACCCCACTATCACCGAGATTTTCAAATGAATCAGATTCGGACCCATTGACAAGTGACTTACGCACCCAAAAATTATGACCTCCGACATCCAAAAGCAATGACTTGTCAGTAGCCCTAACCAGGGTAGCCTCCTCTATAACAACATATTCACTCATTTACATATCTCCAAATATTGTTCTGATTATCCTGCCAGCGATAACCTTAAGGGTTGAGGAATAAAAATTCCCCTTCAGTTTTCTCTTGTTCAGGTAGTCGTCTTATCAAAACACAATCATATAATGGTTTAACTTCCATTACTTACCTCTATTCGTGTTGATTTTCTATGTTACCACACAAAAACAGTTTTGGCAGATATCCATAAATACGTACTCACTTCCTCTATTTTTTTCTAACCAGTCGTCATCCTTGCACATCATAGGAAATACTTCATGAAAAAACCAATCATTAAAGTCATAGGAAAAATATTCTAAGGTAATAAGATCTACTGGACTTTCCGACCAAGTAACCCATTCAATCCCACCGCACATAGGACACTTATTAATGCAATTATCAAGCAATTTTTCTCTTCTTTCGCACTTAATCTTTTTGTTCAGAATTCTTACTCCATTCGAGATAAATTGTTTTTTCGCTAGTGTATTCAAACTCTTCTTTGAACTCATTTATCCCACGGACGTACAACCCAGGATAACCGATCTGATTATAAATAACCATTATTTGACCATCCTGAGCATTCATACCATTCAACGCAAAACCAACAACAGAATACAAACTACCTTCTTCGAGATTCACATACAGGTTGCCTACAGATATACCATCTATTGCTTTTGAATTAAACATTATTATCCTCCTGTCCTATAGTCATCCCTTTTTCTATTTTTTGAATACAGCCAATCATATCTCTTTCCACTTTACGCCAACCACAAACCATTATTTGGTGCACCCTTTGTTTTTGATATACCTAACTTTTTACCTATTTCAACAAAATTATAATCATAAGCAACTTTTAAAATAATTACCTCTTTTTCCCTAATCGTTTTTATTTGATGTCTTTCGATTCTTTTAATTTTCATTTCTTCAGCTTTCATTGCGACTCTCCTAATTCTTGTGCTATTTTTCTGATGATCGAACCATATTCACGGATTTGCTCGGTGGAGTACTTGTGTTTCTTTCCGATGGTTTCATAGTTTTCTATCCAATCTTTGATAGGTTTTATGAGGCAGCCGATTTGGATTTGTTCTGGAGTAGCTATTATGCAGTCTTTGGAGCCATTGTATTTAACAACTTTTATGCCCTTTGTACCTTCGAAGTTAACATATCTCAAGTCAGCCCCTTCGAGGTTGGCCCCTTCGAGGTTGGACCATTTGAGGTTGGCCCCTTTAAGGTTGGCCCCTTTAAGGTTGGCCCCTTCGAGGTTGGACCATTTGAGGTTGGCCCCTTTAAGGTTGGCCGCATAGAGGTTGGACCATTTAAGGTTGGCCCCTTTAAGGTTGGCCCCTTCGAGGTTGGACCATTTGAGGTCGGCCCCTTCGAGGTTGGCCGCATAGAGGTTGGCCCCTTTAAGGTTGGCCCCTTTAAGGTTGGCCCCTTTAAGGTTGGCCCCTTCGAGGTTGGACCATTTGAGGTTGGCCCCTTTAAGGTTGGCCCCTTTAAGGTTGGCCCCTTCGAGGTTGGACCATTTGAGGTCGGCCCCTTTAAGGTTGGCCGCATAGAGGTTGGACCATTTGAGGTCGGCCCCCTCAAAAATTCTTTGGCCATTAGCGTAGGCCTTGAGCAGATCTTTAACTTCCATTTTTTTCTCCTTTGTTGTTTTCTTTTAATCTTATAGATTACATGATTGGGGCCAACTACATGTAGTTATCATTGGGCTTCATGAGATGATATTCCGCAACCATCTTTTTTACGACGTTACGTTACCCCGCATGCAGTATCCTGTATATTCTTTCTTAATATAAACCCACCTTATTATTATAGCGGATTTTATAATTTGCACACTCTATTTAGTACTTTTTATTCATAATTAATTCAATAACAAAAACAATAAGCACAATCGGCCATAATAACAGATAAGTTAAAAATGCATCCCCAAATATACTCTCTAATTTACGATCATACCAAATGGGACCACTTATAACAATCCCAAGTATCAACCACATTATTGAAATAAAATAACCTAAAATTGGAATAAAATAACCTAAACTTTCGATTTCACTCGGACTCATTACACTAACTTCTTAAAAATACTAAAAACCGACTTAGTTAATGGGCATCCGGCAGGGAACCCATCTGGTATTCGACCATCCTCGGTAAAACCGTCTTGTTCATTCATCTGAACACCGTCATCTCGGTAACTCCATTCCTCGGCATTACATCGATGAAAACTAGGACCATATGGGACACCTTTTTCCCTCCATTCAAAACAATAAAAGGGACATTCCTCACCGCACTTACTAACCTTTATTTCAACTTTCATTGACAATTTCCAAATATTGGGATGAATGTGTATTTGTTTAATGTCACGTCAATTTTAACTTTTTTTCTTCAGCTATTTTTTGCCATATTTCCCATAGTGATGGTGATC